GTAGTACCACCAGCTGCATATTGTGATACATAATAATCATTCAATGATGGTGTTGATGTTCCAGTGCTCAAAAGGTTTATTGCGGCGGATACACCCGCTGATGTATTTGGTACATAATCCAATGCAGGGATATCGCCTTTAACGACATTTGCAGTTCCAGTGATATGTCCCTGTGCATCATATGTTATCTTTTTGAATACTGCAGATGTTTGTGCTGTGATTGAGTTAGAATGTTTTATAATAACTCCATCTTTTAATACATATTTATTATCACCAGTACCAATATCTGTTGTGGTTGGTGTTACAGTAATACCAGCTTCACCAGAAACATCATCTGCCGACATCGTTTGAATCCAATCAGTCCATGCACCACTACTATCATTAGAATCATCCATTCTCGTAATAAGATGACCATCTGAACCCATTATTTGTAATTTATCAGTACCTGATGAAACTTGGAGACCAACCCAATCATATGTATCACCAATCAGACTGTTACCCTGGAACATAAATGAACCTTGTGTTGAATCAATGGTTGATGATGTCAATGTTTTATTATACTGAGGAAAGATTCCTGTCAATGATGTACCATCATAATAGAACATTGGATTGTATGCAAATAATGCCAATTGATATATTGATGTATTATACATACATCCAAGAAGAATATAATATTTTCCCGTTGTGAATGTTTGTGTTAATCCGGTTGATGTAATTGACCAATATCCATTTGAATCCATTGTGCATTCGATGTACACAGGTTTGTATTGTGCAAATCCAGCAGATGTTGTTATATTACAACTGTAACGAAGATCAGCCGAAGGCCACTGTTCATACAATACATTGTTTGCAATGACATTTCCATTTGTGACTGTTGCATTTGCCGAATGATACATTATTGTCGGAGGATATAAAAACTTCGCACCTGTATTAAATGCTTTTGAAGTTCCAGTACCACTGGTGGTTGTAAATGATTGCATTCTCTGATTACTGTCAAGACCAACCAATGAATAGTTGAACACACCAGTGGTGCCAGCATATATTCGAGTCTGTACTGATGTACGATCATAATGATCTGAATCAGTATTAAGATCTCCGACAATCTGCCAATATGTACCATCATACACGAATAGATATATTCGATTTGCAGTTAATGTACCAGCTGCGGGTAAATTAGCATTACGATATTTTATTCCTTTTGCTCCCGTTGAGTTAACATTCATTGTCAAATCCGCAACCGCTGCGGTGTTTGTTACTGTAAATTTTATTGCGACCCATGATCCAGTTTCCAATTTAAAACCACTCATTGTTACTGTTTTGGCGGCAGTCGCCGCAGCTGTACCACATGTGACATAATGTATTGCTGGATCTTCTTTGATTTGATATGTTGAAGTTCCAGTACCCGCGCTATTGGGTACTGTCAGTCCCTTGACATATTCAGCCATGTTTCATCATCCTTTCTTATAAGATTTATAGGAAACTTACATGGAAGTATTTCCAAAGAATCAAAGTAAATATATAATCCCGGGATGTCCCGGGATTATATAATACATTATAAAGATCAGGTTGTAACTGGTGTAACAGTCCATGTTCCTGCAGTACCAGAGAATGTTGGCTGAGAAACACTACCAGCAGCGGTTGTGCTACCAGCAATCTTAACAGCAGTACCTGTGAATGTAGGCTGCGAAACAGAACCACTTGCGGTTGTTGTACCAGTGAACTTGTACTTGTCTCCAGTGAATGTTGGCTGCGATACAGTACCAGTTGCAGTACCGGTAACGGATACAGTTTTGTCTTCGTTTGTAGGTGTAACTGTGTATGTTGCAGGAACTGCAATGTTTCCAGTAATAAGACGAACACCTGTACCAGTGAATGTACCCTGAGTAACTGTAGCATCACCACTCTTACCAACGGATACTGATTTCTTAGTAGGAACAGAACCACCACTGAAGTTAATCTTAAGATTCTCAGTTCCACTTGTATATGCTGTTGTAAGGGTTGCAACAGAACCAACACTATCAATGATACTAATTGATTGAGATCCAACCGATACAGCTGTACCAGTAATTGTACCAGCTGGTGTATATGTAGCATCACCAGATGAAGCTGGAGCAACTGTTGTAGTTTTGTTTGTTGTTGTATTCGTGGTTACAGCAACACTCTTAAGAACATTGATCGTACCAGATGCTGTAACTGAACCATTTGAGAATGTAGGTTGTGAAACACTACCTGTCAACTGAAGGGTGTAATCATCACCAGATGTAACTTTCGATGCAGATATTGATACAGATGATTGAGAACCCGTGAATGTGGGTTTGGATACAGTACCTTCAGGTGTATAGTTAGTACCTGATGAAGGTTTAGTAATTGTGAATGTAACAGATGACGATGAACCGGTGAATGTAGGTTTGGAAACTGTACCTGCTGGTGTTATAGTAACACTACCAGTATCTACATATGCAAAGGCTCCAAGTGCTGACATGTCTCCGAATTCACGCCATGCAGCTCCATCCCATACGAATTCAGCATTTCCTTTAGTAACGATATCACCAGCAATTACAGTAACCGGATCAGTTTTACCAACGATGGTGACTGGGTTTGTTGTTGCTCCATCTGATACATTTGAAGTGGTTACACCGACATAGTGCATGCCACCTTCAAGTACAGGAAGGATATCGTTTACAATGGTTTCTCGTGCCCAAGCATCTTTAAGGTCATACGTGACATACGCAGTACCCGCAGAATTTGGCACTGTAATATTTGATATTACGCTATTAGGCATTATTCAACATCTCCTTTATTTCGATATAATATTAGTCGTTCAGGATCTAACTCAGACATGACAGCTCCTACTTTATCATTCCAATTTTCAATGTCTTCATCTGTAACTTTACAGGTCGGGTTGAATACCGGAAGATCTATCAGAGGTGTGTGACCATCTCCGAGTTTTACACCGGGGATCCCTTCCGCGACATGGTAATCGGTGTAAAAGTATAAAACTTTATCTTCAGATATCAACAAAGGTTGAGCATCCCATTCTTCCTTTGTAGCATATAAAGTTTTTGAAATATCATAATACAATGACGAACGGATACCATCAACTGTTTTACCATTGATTGAAGGTTTATCATCCAGATCATCATAGTCACCAGAGAATGCAACATCTGCAAGTTCTTCCTTTGATACAACCCGGTCTTCCAAAGCTTGAACATGCATGATTGTATCATTCAATTTACCGAATGATTGAGCTAATGATTCTCCATCTACAAGTAATTCAAGATCACCTGTATAGTATAGATCAGTCTCAAATTCAGGTTGATCATCAACTGGTAATCCAACAAAGTGTTTATCATACCAAGTATAGTCACTGAATGAATCTCCAGGTTCACCGATTACATAATTTTCATCGACCCATTTATAGTGTTTGGTTGGATTGAAATGAAGAGGTTCTTCTTCAAGTTCATCATGTTGTAGAGCAAAGTACCTTGTCCATGAAGTATCCCAATCTGGAGGTTCCTCATGCAACAAAACAAATTGATTTGGATCAACCAGTTCAGTATAAACATCATCGATTGGATCATGAGGAATCGTAATTTCTTCAGTTCCGTCTCGAGTACGAATTGTCAATATATTCATATGATCGGGATCTTCTTGAGTGATATCTAAAATACCGTCGTTGTGAATAACACCTTGATGATGATCATCCTCTGGAGGTTCAATACTGATTCCGTCTCCAGGTTCATATTCAGTTTTTATTTCACTCCAAGTACCATCACCTTTGAGATATTTGTCAATGTCTGTGGTTTCTGGGTGTGGTACTAAACCATCTTCACCGATAGTTATTGCAGTTGCACCGGTAAATGGTTTATATGGTAACAGATTTAATTTCTCTTTATCTTCATGAGTGAAAGATTCCTCAGTTGCATCGAGGATAGATTTATTGTCATGAGTATGTAATTTAGATTCAATTTGTTCCAGTCGTGGTTCAAGTTCTTCTTTCTTTACATATTCAGACAAATCAATATCTGTAATCGGAGCACCAACTAACAACCATCGATTTCCATTCCAGATATATTCATCCGGATCTGGTTTAATATCTTCATCAGAGCTCTTGACAAATCTGACATCACCGAGTTTATTTCCAGTGGTTGGAAGATGTTCTTTATCAACATATACATCAGTAGAAGCAATCGCCATGAAATCAAGATTACCGATTATGGTATCGACTTCTTCTTTTGTATAGTAATCTGACAGATCTGATGATCCAGCAATGTATGGAAGATTCTTGTAGTGTTTATTACCTACACCAACTTTGATCTTCATTGTATTGTCATCAAATATTTCGATACACAAAGTTCCACGAGGGATGATACGTGCTCGATGTGAAGTTGAATTCCATTGGGCTGTCGTGGCTACAATGTGATCATGATTATCCATATTACACACCTCCTATCATATATAATAATAGTGTTGGGTAACACCTTATCCGTTGGTTCGTTAACTATTATTCTTACATTCCATATATACATTATTCTTATGAGCAATACGAAAGTATTGTATCATTATACGAAAGGAGATATGTTAAATGAAAAACATATCAGATATTGTTGAGGCTGTAAAAGCCATCAGATCATTCGCAAAAACAATAAGTGAGAGTGAGGTTTCCAAAGAGGACATGGAGTCACTCGCAACTCTCTCACCCACACTCAAAGAGGGTCTCGACAACATGAATGAGTGGATGAACGGAGGTGACAAGTAATATGTTAGATCTCAAAATCTACACTGAATTCGCTCAGAAGATGAACGAATTCTCAGAAACCATGACACTCGCAGGTATCTCATTCGATGATCTCGCTAAGTTGGATGAGATCTGTCCGATCTCCAACGATTTACTCGTCATCAAGAACTGGTGGAACGGAAAGTCAACCAAGACTGCTAAGACTGAGGCTAAACCCGAACCTAAGGTTGAAACTCCTAAAAAGGATACAAAGAAGAAAGAAACTCGTGGTAAGCGTCCCTACAATAAGCTGACCAACGATAGGGCTGCAATAATCTCAGAGTACATAGCTACAAGACATAACGATGATACTTTTGAAGTTACTGTTAAAGATTGTGCGGCTGAATTCAAGGAATCACCTAAGACAATTCAGCGTCTTCTTGAAAAGACCACGTTTGTTCCAATCACAGACCGATACTTTAAGGTGTGTTCAGGACGTATCGTTGCAGTTCTCACTGAGAAGAAGAATATCTTTGGATCAAACCAGTCTGACATCAAATTGATCAAAGACTTGTTAAAAGACTGCAACTACAATGTCATATCAGCTATAACTGAGGATATGTCAGCTAACGACGTTGTTAAACTGGCAATGGTCAGACTTGCCATGTTCAAACACGGAGAGATCGACAGCATTGGCGGTGGTGTCAAGGAAATCTTCATAATGGAAGCAATTGCCTCCAATAGAAGCGGAAATAACGACGCCATCATCAAGGCAGTCAACAAAAAGTACGGTGTGACTTGTACACCGGAACTGGTCTCCGCTGTTAGAACTGGCAGATCCCATAAGGAGATCTTTGCTAGATTCTAAAAGGAGCTGATAAAATGGGAAAAGGTAAAAGGATCAGAGAACAAAGAAAGATAAAAGCTACTGAAAACACTCTTGATCTCAGTAAAACTTCAACACTGAAAATGCTTGGTAATATTAGAGACACTAAGCAACAAGAGTTAGTGACTTTAATAGTGGCAAAACATATAAAGGATCATTTCGATGTATCTCATACACCATATGGTGAATATAACATAGAATTGTCATATGACACACGTCGTGACGATCTGAATAACCTAATAGACGCATTGCATGATGCTGGTATTTCTGAAGTTACATTTTCATATCCAAATGTATCAGGAAATAATTTCTGTATTGAAGTTGAATCAGTTTCGGAAGATTATATCGACGATATAAACGATTCAGTTCCAAAGGCTGACATTATAATATCAGAAGATAAATTATCCGAATTAAATAATAAATATGGTTTCACTCCAAAATATGATGGATATGACATGGTGACTAGATTATCTTATGATGATCTAATATTCGCTTCATCAAACTGGGATTTTAAGATCAGAGTTATTGTCAACATAGAATCTACTAAAAATGAAATTCAATACATGAAACAACACAATGAAACCTGGGGTAGAATGATTGTAGGCTATATAATAATATATGATAACATGGTGTCTGAGGATCCTGATGAATGGGATGTGGCAATGCCCATACATATATATGAGTCATTTAGAACTAGAAAACAGAGATATTATCAGTTCATCGCATCAGAGGATGATGGTATATTTTCTATATCAGATAAATTTGAAGTAAGAAGAAAATTCCGTCATAACATGATCCAGTTTGGGTCTGACAGATATACCATAACATCATTTAATCAAATGCTACTAATGTGGGAGAATATTGCCAAGGCTCTTAATGACCCTGAGATAAAAGAGATCTGGGAAACCAAAGAAATAAAAATAAGTAACGACCCAAGCATCAAACGTTATTCTTCAAACAAGAAACCTCTTGAGAACATTAAGAGGATTTATATGTGTGAACACCAATCGACAGGTCGTGAAATCGAACGACACACGGACAAGTGGTACGTTCGAGGACATGAAGTTCACAGAAAGAACGGGAAAGTATTCTTTAGAAAAGGTTACTACAAAGGACCTGGTCGTGATGATAAAGATACTAAACCTGAACCAAGAAAGCGAGTCATTAATACATTCGGGAATACTCTGGACAAAGAGGATCTCGATGATTTCTATAATCTTATTAAGTAATCTATACACACCCGGGTTTAACCCGGGTGTATTTTTTCATTCACGATTTGGTAATCTAATACGAAGGAGGTCGTTAGTATGGCGACAGTATTACAACCAGACCGAGTTGTCACATGCAATGGTGTCAAGGTAAATCAATATTTTTTGACCGTGAATAATCCTTTCCATATTGATATGCCTACATCAGAAATGAATAAAGTCATAGGTGTGACAATTCACAACACCGATTGGATATCCGTCATCCAAGGTAGCACCCCAGCAGAACAGTACACTCGTGCAACTGTCAATGGTAATATGAATGATGTCCGTGTTCATTATTATGTTGATGATAAATGTGCATGGCAAAATTTACCATTGAACCGTGCGGGTTGGCATGCTGCAGATGGCAAAGGTGATGGAAACAGAAAAACAATTGCAATCGAATGTATCATGTCACCTAATTACAATGGTATCGATCAAGCATCTGAATTGAATGCAGCTCGATTAGCAGCATACTTACTCCACGAATACAATCTGGATATCAATCATTTGTATACACATACACATTGGTTGAATGTCAGAGATGGTAAACGCGGTGATGTTGATTTTTTGAATACCGATTATAACAAAAATAAGATGTGTCCTTTATATATCCTGCCACATTGGAATGATTTCAAAGAGAAAGTTCAAGATTATTTAAATGAATTGAACAATGGTAATGAAATTGAACATTCTAATGAATTGGTATATTTGAAGAAAGGAACTCCGATATTCCCGAACGCAGGAGTCAATACCAGAATGAGTGGTATCATTAAAACATCATGCAAATATACGATCGTTGAAAAACGTTCTGCGTATGGTGTTAATTGGGGTAGATTGAAATCAAATAAAGGATGGGTTAAATTGAAATAAGGATGTGGGGGTATTACCCCCACATCATCATACACTGCTATAGCCGAACTTACGATTGAGCCATGAGTTAGCTCCAGACATGATAGCATCACCGATGTTATCGAAACCATTTCGAACAAATGATGCTGCAAGTGCAAGCTTAGATACTAATCTTACAGCTGGATTGACTCTGTATTTATCACATCCACAACATTGAGCAATGTAATCAAACATCGTATTGTTGTTGAGGAATGTGGATACTTGGTTCATTGGAGATGTCATCAATACATGCTGTAAGTCAGCAATTTGCACTTGAACATCTACTGAAAGCGGATATCCATTTACAGATACATCACCACCATTTGGATTTTTTGTAACTGTCAAACTGGTTATCATACCAAGACGAGTACCCCATAATCCAGGAACATTCACCTGAACTACTGGTGGGAATGCATATGCAGCTGCATTGTTTCTTGACAACTTTGGAAGTGCCATTCCCATAAGATAAAACAATGGAACCAATATATTTATCAAATATGAATATGGATCTCCAGCATCTGACGATAGATGGATTGTAAATGATACAGATTGAGTTGCCTTGGAATCTTGCCATATCTGTGGATAAATAGTATGGTCACCTGTGAATGACTTTGCAAATCCTCCAAGGATACCAGCTGTAAATCTACCAACACCTCCACCAAGAGATGATAACAATGCTTCTGCAGCATTGGTTCCTTGTTGTGCGAGATTGATAATAGCATCATCAAGCTTACTAACTGAAGCATTTGTCAAGAATGCAATTTCATTACCAACACCTTGACCTGTTTTTATTCCACTGAACAACTGGGATTCACCGATATCGTTCTGATATGATTCTGTGAATGATGAAGGATCTACCATGAATGACACATATTGTGATGTTGTACCAGTCATGTTTTCACGCTGAGATATCTGACCAAGACCTTCGGTTGGAGTGATGTATCTATAGTTAGCCCATACATCTCCAGCGTCTTTTACTCTTACATTCATACCAATTGGATATAATTCTTCACCGATTCTTACTGGTGCTTTCTGAAGACCTAACATGATGACAGCAGTATTGATCATCATCTTTACATTATTTATGTATGTCAACCAATCAGCTTCAAATGTGTAGAATGGTTGTTGTACTGATAATGATGTAAGGATTTGAGCTGTAAGAGTTCCACCACCAACGATCAATGATTCACTGATACTGTCGATAATTCCTCTGGTGTAACCTGTAATGTTTGCAACCAATGGATCTTCCTCTCCAGCATACAAACCAAGTGATGAAGCTTTAGCTAACTCAAAGTCGTCACGGCTGTCATCCCCGATTGAAGAATCGAATGATTCAAATAACACTTCTTCTTGAACAACACTTGGAGCTGCTATCGATTGTGATGTAGTTGAATCATTTCCATAGATATCATATGATTTTAATGCTTTGAAGTAGTTCTTTGCTTGGTTGATGATACCAAGTATTGAACCAGTACCACCTGTGAATCGAGCTTTACCAACAAAGAAATTACAAACTTGAGCTTGTTGGAGAATCTTTGTAAGATAGAAATCACCAACAGGTCCATATGTATTCTCATCATATGCTGATAATAATCTCATATCGCATAGATTGGTTAACTGTGGTGGTGCTCCAAGTAATCTTGGTGAGTAGTACTTGAGTAATGGATTCGCTTGATACATCGAAGTATTCGCAGTTTCAACTTGATCACCACTGACTGGGATATAGTAATGATTGTTAGCATTACCAGTAACCGAATCAGTCAAATCTTGTTCAAGTTCTTTTCTCATATTCTGAAGATTTTCAGATGCAGTCTTTTGATCTGCAACCTTCTGTTCAGCAGCATATCGATTTTCAGCATTCTCATAAGCTTCATATAAATCAAGCAAACCTTGATCACTTGCCAATGAACGAGCTGCTGTTCCTTTACCGTTTTCAGTCATATCATGTAATACTCTGAGTGATGCAAGAACAACTTCATCAGCAGTCATCTTTTCATATTTGTCAATCAATGCATTGTATTGAGCACCTTCATAACCTTGACCCACTTGCCTATATGATTCGAATTCTTCAGTCATATAATCAATAAGGTGATCCTGTTTAGTTTTGGGTCTTTCTTCAGTAGTAGTATCTTTCAATGTGTCGGTAGTTTTAGTATTAGTAGCTGTACCATCAGTAGATACGTTATCAATTAAATCAGCCATTATAATTCCTCCCTTTCATAGAAGATTACTTTTGGGTTTTCAGAACATTAATATATTTCATATTTATATCATTATTTCGGTAACAGTCATGTACTGTTCAATATTCAGAAGGAGGAAGTATCGTATGAGTAGTAAACCCAAAATATTCAAAGACGATGAAATGTACATCAAACAAAACGACATCGACGCTATTCAGCACAGACCATCTATGTATATCAGCCAGATAGGTGAAGGTGGTGCTGGTCAGATTTGTCGTGAGCTGATAGACAATTCACGTGATGAATGTGGAAAGAAAGATTCACCTGGTGATGAAATCTATATAGAGATTGATGACAAACATCTTCTCGTCAAAGATAATGGTCGTGGTATCGACACCAAGTATCTTAGGAAGATTTATGAAACCAATCAGGCTGGATCCAATATGTTGAGAGCTGGTGGTGAAACCGTTGGTGAAAATGGTTCCGGTACAGCATTGGCAACTGCATTCGGAGGTAAACTCATAGTCACGTCAATCAGACCAAACGAGAAGAAGAAACTCACACTCGAATATCATGATGGTAAACTTGTCAATGAGAAACTTGAAAAGTATACTGGAACTGAACATGGTTTGATTAACTATTTTGAACCGTCAAAGTTCTATCTTGGAACCGATAAAATTCCTGTTGCAGATTTAGCAGAATGGATTAAAGATTTTGATTATACAATCAATAATGCCTACAAGATTCATTACAAGATCAGGAATAAAAACTTTGAGGTTACTCATAGACCTCTCAAGCATTACATCCAGATGCATTGTATGGATGTGAATGGATATGCAACTTTCCCTCTCGAAATAAGTTGCAAGGGTAAACTTGATGAAGATTTCATGGGTAAGACTTATCATCGTACATTCAATGTTGATGCTGTATTGGTATATGCGACCCCAGAGTATAAGGATGAACTTGTGTGTCAATCATGGATGAATAAGATAAATACTATCCAGCACGGTTCACATCTTTCAGGTGTACTCAAAGGATATCAGATGTTCATTACAGAAAGATGCATCAAACGTAATAAGAAACTTGAGGATGAAGATCTTCGTAAGGATATCGTCAATCATCTCCATATCGTTGTAAATGCCAGATGTAACTTAGCTCACATGTTCTCTGGTCAGACCAAATACAACTGTATATCTCCAACACTTGAGAAGAAGATAACTGAAGCTGTGTATGAAGCATTATGTGAAAGCAATTCAAAGGACGTCATTGAATCATGTGTTGATATGGTCATTGGTAACCACCGTGCAAGAGTTGCAGGTGAACAAGCGAGAAATATCAACAAAACTCTCAAAGATGATAAGAAATGGTCACATCCTAAATGCTTCATACCATGTTCAAATGTTAAGTGCGAATTTCCTAGAGAACTGTACATCGTTGAGGGAAATTCAGCTGGTGGTGGTCTTCGTGCTGCAAGAGATGCTAGGTTCCAGGCAATCTATCAGGCTCGTGGTAAGACACTCTCTATATGGAATAAACCAATCGACGAGATTCTCAAATCACAGGTTTGGAGAGACTTAATCAAAGAACTTGGTTGTGGTATCCGTGAGTCATTTAATATGAAGAAACTCAAGTATGACAAGATCATCATATCCACGGATGCTGATATTGATGGATTCCAGATCAGAGTTCTTGACGTATCTATATTCGTTCAGGAATTCCCAGACATAATTCGTGAGGGTAAACTGTATATCGCAGAACCACCACTGTATCGTCTGGTAAAAGGTAAGAATCACTTCTATGTTGCAACTCAGAATGAATACATCGATGCTTGTATCAAATCTATTGGTGATATTAAGATATCATTCCCTGAGAAGAATGCGACTATGGATACATCGACATTTGTACATGATACATTTGATTATCTTACGAATCTCAGAGACATTGCAATTACGCGTGGTGTGAATGCTCAATTGCTTGAATATGTTGCATGGGGAATTGCAACAAACGATGGTGACTTGAATAAGTTCATCAAGAATATAAATAAATGGATGAAGAAGCTTGCTGGTGTATATCCAGAACTTGGATTCGATGAAGTAACTCATCAGATCTCAGCTGTAATCAATTATAATGATCAGCTTGTAGTATTGGATGAATATCTTGTTCAATCTATCAGACCTATTATTGATGTAATAAGTCAGTATGGTGTAATGATTACATATAGCTCTAAAAAGCTCAATACAGAAGTGACCAACACATTGTCAACTTTCTATGTTGATATGGAGAAATATTACCCAACAATCACAAACCGTTACAAAGGTCTTGGACAGTCTCCAGCTCAGGTATCAAAGGAAGTTATCATGGATCCTAGAACTAGAAGAATCATTCGTCTTACAATGAATGATGCACTGATAATGCAACAGATGTCCGTACTGTTAGCAAAGGATAAGGATTCATTGATTGCAAGAAAGAATCTCATAACAGGATTCAACTTCACTAAGAATGATATCGATAACTAAATAAAGAAACATCAGAGGAGGAATAGATATGTTTAATTATAACATGGCTACAGATGTAAACGAATCTGAGTATCCGGATCTCGCTTGCATGGATGAAATCACCGATGTCGAAACCCTTAAGGAATTAATGGGTGTGCCTATCATACTTGATAGACACATCAACGACATCGAGGATCTTATGAAGAGAACTGTTGACATAGCCGGTATGTGTTGGAGTAATCCAGATGGTAATGGAGATACACTTGAACATACAAGAATCCCATTCAAGGTATCATACGATGATGATATCGAATATGCTATGCCGTTGAATGGATTCATGTTCTTCCTGTTATTCATAAACCCAATCATGCAGTATATCAACCATGTCGATATCGAGGACTTCATCTTTGAGTGTCCACTGATTGAAAAAGAAAGAAATGCAATCATCAATAAGATGTTTGATGTTCGTCGTAGCTTCGGCGTACCAGTTCATGAAATATATCAGTCTGTATCAGATGTTCTGTTGTGGATTTCCGAACTCAACATAATATTTGGTCAGGCTTGCATTCAGGTATTTACTTCTGAGAATCTGTTCCTTGACCATTATAGAGAATCAGAATTAATCAGAGAGCTTAATAATACCAGATATCCGAACAACATTCAGACTGCCGAGATTGTTGAAGAGAATGCAAAACGTTACAAGTTATTACGTGAAGAGATGATCAAACGTAATAATCCATTATTCATCGATGACCAGTATACAAAGATTCTTAAACCTAAACAGATTGAAGAGTTGTATCTCCATTTCGGTCAGATTCCAGATGGTAAGAATATCATCAACGTTGTTATGAACGGTAATGGATTCAATGACGGTTATAAGGATATGGATGTTATTTACGCAGCGGCAATAGCAGCTCGTGTTCCAGACATCATGAATGAAGAATACATGGGTGTCGCAGGTTACTTTGCTAGAAATCTCTGGATTCTCACATATGGTACTATCTCACCAAAGGTAGTAGATTGTGGTTCCAAGAATCCAATTCCAATCATGATAGATGAATGTGCACTTAAGATGTTTGATGGACGTTACTATTACACTACAAAGCATGGAGATAAAATTCACATGCTTCATCGTAGTGATAAACATCTCATTGGTAAACAGCTGTGGTTCCGTTCACCTTGTACATGTAATCTCAACAACGATGTTTGTCATGTATGTTATGGTAATGCTGCATTACGTGTTAGAGATTTCAGTGGTGGATTCATCTGCACAACTCAGTTCATGACAGCTCGTATCAATCAGAACGTTCTTTCAGCAAAGCATCTGCTTAGAGCAAATGCAGAACTCATTGTATTCACTCAGAACTTCGAGAAGTATTTCGAGATCGATTCTTGTCAGGTTGGTTGTAAGGAAGACGCTAAGTTTGATATCTATATCAGAGAAGATTATATGGATGAAATCTCTGAGAAATTTGAGATGTTCATCGGTAAGAATCTTGAACCAGTTACAATCGGTAACTATGCAAACATCAACATATCTGATGAGATATTCAAGAAAGCTAAGATTGTTACAATCGATGATGTTAACTACTACAAGGTCAATTCAACTAAGCTTCTTGGTGATATATGCATACTCACACCAATCAACATCATGATGACTGCGAAGTACACCAAGATGATGAGACTTCTCAACAATGATATCAGTAATAAGTATACAAACATTTCAGAAGTTGTAACTGAACTGTTCCATCTGTTCGAGGATACAATTCCGCTTCTGTCAACACATGGTGAAATCATCATTGGTTCACTCATAAGAAATAAAGACGATCAGATGAAACGTCCTAACTGGTTACTGTATGATGAACCATATCAGATGGTATGTGTAAAGACAGCACTTACAAACACTGATTCATTCACATGTGCACTTGCAAGTGAACAGACTGATCATCATCTCAGAGATAGAATCTTTGATCGTCGTAATAAAATCAATAAGATTGGTGCTCGTAGCTTCATCGATTATCTGTTTGGATATTCAACTAAGGAAGTATCTGATGCTGAGATCATGAAGATCATGGCACCATTCTGGGACGAAGGAGGAGAATCTAATGATTCCCAGTAAGAATAGAATATACTCATCAGGTATATTGTCAGGAACTGTCAAACCTAAATACCTGATAATCAAAAGTCTCTTAGGAGATGAATACGATACATCACGTGGGGTCGATATCTTTATCGACCTCAACACCTTTATCGGCGCGATGTTATCATCAAGAAATTATCTGACATCATTACCATTCAATGAAAATGCTGAAGCTGATATTGTGTCATCCCTCGTACATATAGCACTTCATTGGAAGAACTTCTCCAGACAATGGGAAGATGTTAAGATCTATATGGTGATGAATGATTATGTTGATAATCCTCTCTGTTGTGAACAGAAAATCATCAAGTCATATCTCCATCCGTATAAGAATACAATCAATGGTTCGAGATATGATAATGTCAGATATTATATAACAGAAGCAGTTAACATCACTCAGAAAGTATTCAACTTCATACCGAATCTGTATCTCGTTAAATGTAAAGATTTCGATTCATTGGTATTCCCAAATGTAATCAAAGGATATGAAGTGAATAATAGAAAACGTATCATTGTTACAGGAAATAATATGTTCACTGGATATATGTATGAAACTAACTGCCGAGTTATATATTCAAAGTGTAGACACAACGGAATCACTCAGGTGTATGATCCTGTGATGATAGCAAAGTCTATATCTAAGATCGATGATGAAATCGTTGAAACATTCACAAAGAACAAAGTATTCTATAATCTGTTGAATGTAATCGTTGGAGATTTCGATAGAGGAATACTTGGAATGAATGGAATAGGAATCTCAAGGGTTGCTGCAGAATTAGCTCGTTCGATTGAGAAAGGTAGTATACCATTAGAACCAAAGAGTTTCAATTCAGTATTATCTGTAATCGATCCGACATTCCATTCGTATGTAACAACTGCATATCCATTGGTGGATTTAAAGACTCATTCCAATATGGTAAAGCAGTCATCAATAGAAACAATCAAAACTGAACAGCTGATAGATAACATCGATATCGATGGTCTCAGACAGTTCAGTATTGATGGTGTCAACTTACTTGAATTATTATGAGTAGAAGCTCCTTCGTATAAAGAATGGAGAGTCTTTTGGAAATGATGAAAAGCAGCCGGTTTAACCGGCTGCTTTTTCTTGTTTAGAAATCAAAGTCATCTGAAGAATCATCAGTTGATGTTGTAGCTGGATCCTTTGGGATGGGTTCTTTTTTCGGAGGTTTTGATGTAGGTAAATCATTAGTCTCTTCCATAGCACGAGAATCAAAGTGATCGATCTGAGCTTTCAGATTATTCATCTTGATGTTATACTTCTGGATGTTCTTCTGATACTTGGATTCGATCTTACGTTTACGATCACTTTCAGGAATATGAAGATACTCATCATATGCTTCCTTAGCAGCATCATACATTGCACAGATCGTATCATACTTATCAATCTTCTTATCATATGAACGCATCAACATAGCATTCATGAATGATATAGGATTGAGTTCCTTTGCACCTCTGAAGATGTTAGGTATTACATTGAGAGCACCAGCAATGAGTTTAGCACCCTTAGTGAGAACTGCTGAAACAGATTCATGGAATACTACAGATTCTGAATAAGTTGAACGAATATATTCATCAATCTTACCATCGATATTGTCATTGAATGCTTTGATGAACCAACCGAGATCCTTACGACGAGAAATCTTGTCAGGTTTATAAACAAGACCTTTTTCAGTAGCTTCTGTTGATGCATAGATTCTTGCAAGTTCACCAACAAGAACACGATATCCAACGGTAAACAATGCAGTGAACACACTGTTACGTTCATTCGGTTCGTTCATATATTCAGAAACCATCTGTGCGAATACAGGTCTGTGTAAAGCGTTGAACATATTCTTCAAGTCTTTAGCTTCTACAGCTGAGAATCTCTTCAATGATGTAAGATCTGTAAGCTGTTTCTCGATTTCGTGATACATTCTTACTTTTCTTATGTCACCACGACACTTATATTCATCCGAGCTTTTGTTAGAATATATCTCTCCTAACAGATTCATCATGTTTGAGAGCATATCTACTTCATGCTGTGTAGGTTTACGTCTTATCATTATTCATTCACTCCTTCCTTAACCAAGTAATTTGAAGATATCACGAGTCTTAGAACCAGCAGTGCTAAGTTCTGCAAGCTGTTTGTTAACGGATGCAAGTGAATGAACTTCATAATCACTATGCTCATCTGGTCTGAGAATCTTAATCGATTCAGCATCTGTATCAATTACAACAAGTGATATCAGGAAAAGTTCCTTACAGAACTTCGTAGCTGTTGATCCCTTCAAGAGGTCAATCTTTGTTTTAGCCTTGATGTTTGATACATCAGATGCAGAGATGATAAGTGATGCATTAGGAATAACACCATAGTTGAAACTCTGATCAACCTGAGATTTTACAACACTCCATGCAATACTCTTACCTTTGAGAACTGCCTGTGATGGAGCATCACCAGCTGTATGAGCGAGTTCATATAAACGACGATACCATTTACGTTTAGGATCACGACTGTCAACAGCTGTCTGTTTCTTCTGCTTGATCTTGAATACGATATCACGGAAGAACTTGAGTTCTCCAGCACGCCATTTAACTTTACGACCGATCTTGTCCATTTCCTTGAGAGGATACTGAGCAACTTCAGGAAGTATATCAGCGTCAATAACACGGTTGAAAGTTTTAACACCGATAACATAATTGACTGGACGTGATATCTGACCATCTTCAGCACGAACATTGAATGATACGTTCATCATGAGCGGTTTCATAGTATTGAGTTTCTTGAGTTTAGTTTCATCAAGAAGCTCGGGTTGTTTTATAGCATACTTGAAGTTGAGATCACGTTCCCAATCTTCTTTACGTTCTTTCTCATGCTGTTTTTGATCGTGACGATCTTTTACGATCTGATGTCGCAGCTGTTTTCTTTTGAGATCTTCATCAGCCTTGTCATGACGTTCAGATTCTTTTTCAGTTGCTTTATTATGACGCATCGACTCAGCTGCTTTATTTCTTTCGAGATTATACTCTTTTTCAGTTTGATTAAGCTGTTCCTCTAAACGACGCAATCTTTCTCTCTCAGCTTTTAAAGCCCTACCTTCAGTTCTTAGTTGGTTAAGTCTTCTCTCATGTTCAGCACGTCTCTGTGCATCACGATTTTGTTCTCGTATCTGTTGACGAAGTTGTTGTTCTCGTTGCTGAATCTCATTTTCACGGTCATCGACTCTGTCTTGAGCTTCATGAAGTCTTCTCCAAGAGGCACCAAGTAACTGTTGTTGATGTTGAATATCATCTCTTGAATTATGAATTTGCTGTATTTGATCTTCTATCTGGTTGGCAGCGTCGCGAGCATATCGTTCATTATTATATGAAGAATCCTGTGCTTCCTGGAAGAAATGATCGAACTCAGACAGAGGACGTTTGTTATACTGCTCAAGAATAACTCTACCGTCAGCATCTTCAATACTCATCATATTGAACTCAAGAACAGAACCGTCTTCTGTAGTGATTTCATTATGAACAGCATCATGTGCATAATCCATGTCAGTGTATTCAACGTATCTGTTTACTGAGGATTGATACTGAGCAAACGGTGTACCATTAGCAACAAGTGTATGATCAACAACAGGATTGAGACTCAATGCAACCTGTACATATGATGCATAGATCTGTTCGAGTAATGATGATGTTGCAGTTGCATAATCCAGCTGAACAGATGATGAGATAAATACAGGGAATTCAAAAAGATTTCCCTTTGATGCGGCTATGATTGAATTACTTTTAGAACGGAAAGGTTTGGTAGCATCATAAACAGGTTTTATTGTATCATAACCTTGTTTGCCGACACGTTTACCAGTATCGATAGCTTGGTTAGCTTTATCTCGAACTTTTCCAACAGTGTCTCTAATAGCCATTTAAATCACTCCTTTAAAAATATTAAATTTATGGGGAGATAAACTCCCCATCATTCAAGACGCATTACTTTTAATAATGCTTTAGGTACTTTATCCATATATTCAATGGTAACTTCGTAACGTGGATTGGTTGAATAATATTTGTTTGTGTGAGATTCCACAATCAATCTATCATCTTCGAGGATACCAATCTTACCACGTTTCTCATTATGTGTCATCATATCGAATACGGCTTTGTCAAAGTTATCAACATCGCCAATATTTCCCCAAGGTCTTATATATCCGTGTTCAGCGAGGAACTTCTGACTCTTCGTCATACTGGATGGAATTGGCATATAAATGTCAACCTTGATTCGACACGGAGTTTTGATGTACAGTCCATTGAGTTTAGGACGAACTACATCATTGAAGAATTTAGCATTCTTCGCAGCTCCGGGTACATAGAATCTGTACCCGGATAAACGAGGACGATGTGATGGAACTGGTACTGTTGGTATGGTAAATGAAACTGATTTCCACTTGACCTTTTTGTATACTGCAATGAAACTCATCACAGTGTTTTTCACAGCACCTGAAAGTTCTCCGAGATCAGCAATTATACTCATACAGTCACCTTAGTTAGCATAGATACGATAATAAATCAGTATCTCCCAATCTGATTGGATTGGTAATGCATTGAATGTATAGTATGTGATGAGCTTGATACGCTGAGCTTCATCTGTGATTGAAGCACCTGTTACTGCATATGCAGCTGTATCAGCGTATTCCTTGTATTTATCAGTAGCTGACAGGAATGTTTGATCAGCATTGTAAACATCTTCAACTTTGATGTTTGTATCTTTTCTGAGATCAGCCTTTATGGTATCGAGAACAGTAGTTTCATCTTCAACGTTGATACTGATAATATCATCGAGAGTTCCGATGAATTCAAGTATATGAGACTCTTCAGTTGTTCCAAGTGCTCCGGTGAGAACTGTTTTGATTTCAGATGCAAGATTCTGAATCTTAGTAAGAAGATCAACTGTATATGTGTTGTTTCCATATATGAGTTTGATCATCTTCTTTATATGTGTATCATATACCTTTTCAACTGTACTGAGTACACCTGGAATTGTATCGAATGCAACAAGACCAAGTTCGTTGATCTGTGCTGTTCCATTACCATCATGATCGAAGAAAGCAACACAATCATTCTCATCAAGAGTCAGATGGCATTCAGCATAAGTTTCGATACGGTTTGTTCCAGCACCATTAGCAGCACCAGGACCGAGATCACCTTCTGTAACAGGATCTACATAATCCCAACGTTCTCCATCTTTCCACCATGAATGGAATATATGTGGAGTATCTTCGAACTTCTTGATGTAGTATGCTTTTACACCACCACTTGATGAAGCGGATGGTCTGTAAACTCCGAGATACTTATTTGCATCTGTAGGAGACAATACTTCAGAAGCAGTTGTCTCACGGAACGGGATCGCATTTCTCAGTCTCATGAATGAGTAGTTTGTGTTCTTAGCTGTGATAGCATCTTCAGCAGAACCACCATTACCAATCATAAATCCCTGAATGAAGTGATTAGCAGAGATGTTCTCCGGCATAGCTTCATATGAGTTAGGGTAAACACCTATAGACATCTGAGTCTCATTGTTGAGATCAGGAATTATGATTGTAGAGTCCTTACCCATATCTTCTGGGTCAGAACCTTCACCATGATTGGAATCAAGATAAAGACCAAACATCTTCATCAGAATCCATTGATAACCACTGATGGAAATTACATTGGTACTTTTCTCATGCAGTACAGTTTCACCAGTTGTTTTGTTTTTACGATATATGCTGATTTCACCCATCAAACCCGAATGATCATCATTGACATTCATGGAGTCTTCGAATAAAATAGCATCTTCTTTATTCAGCATTTATATTACCTCCTTCATTAGTTTATCTCAGCTCCAGTAAATGCGACCCACTTACCCCATCCAGTTCCATTACTAAATCTCATGTAGAATTGAGTTAGATGATTGTATGAATATAGACGTTGCATGTATATTGTACCGAACATTTTAACTTGTTCAACTCTGAATGCACCTACATCATTTGTTACATTTGGACGGTTAACGATTGAATTACCTATGTCATATGTCGGAGCACAATATGCACCAGCTGACAAGTTATTCAAATCATATCCAGCACTGAGAGGAATGACGTTAGTTGTACCCTCGTTATCAAGTGTCAATGCACCGTCTTCAGTGAATGTAAGTCCTGGACCTATGTTAATAGCTAAACCACCAGAGTCTGAAACTTCAACGTTTCCAACTGTATCACTTGACATTGCTTTTGCGATGTAAGTGTTTTTCAGTCCTCTCGATGTATCAATAGGTGAACGGAGTACACCATCTTTATCGAATATAAGTGAATCATCAGGCATACCAGTCTGAATAGAACGATATACAGTATTAGGACCACCCAGGTCATCAGCTTTGATTCTTATCTTCAAAGCGTGTGGAGCCGATGAGTTCATTGTGAATCCAAGACCATATTTAGTATCAACATACGCACACAATCCATGTTTAATTCCTGTTGGTGATGAATCTTGTAACAGGTTGACTACCTTGTGATAGTTACTGAAGATATCAATATCATGATATGTGACTGGTGATATATTGACTGCAACCTTAGTATCTTTGATGACTATTGTATTTGAATCAACATTTACATGAACAGCTTTATCATATGGATCTGATGGACTTATTGTACGAACAACCAATCCACTATCTTGACAGAGCTTCAACTGAAGACGATTGTCGTCATTGACAAAGATACTATCATCATCTGTACGAACACATACTTTGCCGCATTCATCAAACCATGATGTTCCATATTCATCATATGAACGGATGTCAAGTCCTTTACCAACATTCACCATCAATCCACCGGATGTAGCAAATGATTCAAGTTTTGCATCGTATGTTGGACCACCGTTAAAGTTTAAGTATGAGTCAGTTGTTTTACCAACCAATGATTTAGAAAGAGGTGTGTATTTGTCAACAACTCTGAGACCAGACATATTATAGAAATGATACTGTCTCATGTATTGATCAACTTCATCAACAGTACGTCCTGTACGGTTCTTCTGTTCAACAACTTTAAACAGATTGACTCCGACATATGAAGGAGTTTCATGTTCATATCGTGGGAATACGTATGGTGTTGATGCAGCCCAGTTGTCTGCAAGTGCTGAAGTTTTCAGTGGTATTGTATCACCATCGCCTTTACGAGTATAACCACCACAGATTTCATGTGGTTGCAAACATAAAGACATATCAGTCATTATTGTAAGACCACCACTAGACATCTGAGAGTTACTCATTACTTCAGTTACACCAGATGGAAGAACTGCTGTTCGTTTGAATCTTGATGGTTCGACAATTGTATTTCCTACAGTATCATCTATAAGCTTACAACTCTCACCATCGTAACGGTATGTACCCCAGTCTTCTGCAATTGACAAACCTGAGACATCAAGTGATTCTTTGTATAAACCGAATTGATTGAAGTGACCTTTTCTTGTACGAACATCGATACATTGTGATGGCTGACCACTATGAAGTGTTTCATATGTACTGAATTTAAGACTGTTACCAAGTAATGGTCTGACAGAATTTAATTCAATTCTGTATTGTTCATCGTCTAATCTTGTAGGTGCGTTGGTAACTCTACCAATACACATACCACGCATTGTCAATTCGAAATCAACACCATCTGGACAAACGTATTGCGCTGGGATGAAACAATCATCGGTGATGTGTATTATCAAATCTTTAGCACATGAACCGTTTAGAATCTGATAATCAGCATCACCATGATATTCAACACCATCGATTGTCATAGTGGTTTCAATATCCTCAATAGTTTCTGAGAATGAACCTGCATCTCTTGGATCAAGGAAACGATATATAGGTTTAACTTTATATTCTCCAGAATGAAGAGTTGGGTCAAAACCACTTCCGGAATAAATAGTCTTGAAGTAAAGCAGATTTACAGATGCAACAGGACCTTCATACAAACCATCCTTGATACTGGTTACAGTAAACTTAGCATCTATCATTTTTACATCGTTTTTAACACTGACAACATCACCGACACGATATCCGGTACCCAGTGTGTTTTCATCAGATAAATCAATATAGATCTTGGAAGCATCGAGTGTTGTATAGTGTGTACTTTGGAATCCACGATAATCATCGAAGTTACAAACGATGATATCATTCTTGTGAATGTTTCGGAAGTCCTTAAGATAGAATTGACCAAGGTCTTTACCATCAATTGTGATTCTACAGTTTGGATAGTCGACACCATGTTCATCACTACCAACTGGAGATATCAAACCTCCATCGAATTCACCTTCATGGTCTGGATCCGGTGTACCATATGCTCCATCATAGAAATGAAGCGTTCCACCAATACTATTCGGATCAAGTGCAAGACCTTTCTGTTCATCAGTACCATCTTTATTTACATACAGAATCTTTTCATCAGATGATATCTTAACACGAAGCTCACCTGCTTTGAGTCCTGATGTGTTGTTATTACCGGTACGAGTCTCATACTGTAATGATTCATCTGTACAACCGATACCGTTGATTGGTTTCATTACAGGTCTTAGTATGTGATTCTCTGGATCAAGAACAATACATCCAATGTATGGTCGAGTATCAGATACATCATCATGACGTTCAACATAGAATGGACGATACAAATCATTCAGGTCTTGGTTCTGGAGATGTTGTTCAAGATCGTAATTTGTATCAAACAAAAGAATTTGTTTGTAACCAAACTGTTTACTGAGTTCATCGATAACCCAACTCTTTATATCATTGAATGATACATTGTCAACGTTTTCCAGACCAACATCAGATGCATCGATTACAACAATACCGCTTTTACCGTTGACACTGTTTACAACTCTGGCGACTTTGTTATTTATTGCTGCCCAGATACGTTCAATGGTTTCAGATAACGATGTACCAGTTTGATCATCATTGACTGAATCGGTATTCGTGTTAGGAAAAATATCAGTTGATTCAACTTGATCACCTACCAAGGTTTCTCGTGAGAGCTGCACTTTATCATCCATATTATCAACTCCTTTTATATTGTTATATACAGGCGAGAAACGCTGAGGTAATGCGCGTTCGCCGAGTATTACCACTTGGTTGACGGTATATATTTAATAAGAAAGCGAGTGATTTAGATGGCAGACGAAGTTGTACTGAATAACTATTCGGATGATTCTCAAATAAAAACATATATCAATTCTGAACTGATGCCACGAGTATTCAAGAATATTCCATTGAATTTATTGAATGTCGGTGAGATTGGTATCATCAATGAATACTTATCTCAAGCATTAGAAAACCAAGCATTCACTTCATCATTCTACTTCAATGAGAGTTTCATCACCAAAGCTGTATTGCCAAGTTCTATATTTGCGGAAGCTGCAATATTCAATCTTGGATATTCATTTGCAACACCATCATCATGTAACATATTATTGGAACTGAGTCTCGATGATATTTACAGAAATGCAGAATTCAATTCGACATCTGGATTGTATGAATTCATTCTCGATAAAAATACTGTAATCAATCTTAAGGATAATGGTAATACTTATTCTTTGGATTATGATATTCTGATTCAGTATCGTAATGTCGAAACATCAAATGACAAAGCATCGATACCTGCATGGAACTGTCAATACACAAATATGGATGAATTGAATGTGTGTGCTACGAACAAAGATCGATACATCACATACAGAGTTACATCCAAATGGTTGTGTTTATTCCTTAATGTAAATGAATACGTTCGTGAGAAACATGTTGTTGTTAATAACTCATCATTGGGTATTGCAAACACCGATACTGTTATCTCATGCACAAATCATATCTGTGGATTTGATGTTAAGTTCATAGATGCTGATGGTACTGAGCAATGGATTCCACATGATCATCTGTTACCAATGCATGCAAATGTAAATGATCAGAATCCATATCTCCATTATATTATGGACAATCCTCAGACTATCAGATTCATGTTCCAGCTCGACGGTAGTAAATACTTCACTCCAAGTATCGGTTCACAGTACGAGATTTACATTTATACATGTCATGGCGAACCTGCTAACTTCACAGCATGGGATAATGAAGAATCTCAACCATCCGTAATTGCAACGACTTCAAGATATTCTAATAATGGTAACGTATTGAAAGCTTGTTTCGTATTGGCTGGTGGTAGTCTTGGTGGTACAAATATTGGAACCGTTGAAACCACAAGACGTGAAACTATTCAAGCATATAATACAGCTCATGTATTATCAACCGATCATGATATAGATGAATGGTTTAAAACATTCTACTTCAAGAATGTACTGTATCCATATTTCTTCAAACGCCGTGATGATCCATGGGGTCGTATCTGGAGTGGATATCTCGCACTCAAAGATGATGATGATTATGTTTACAGAACCAATACACTTCATGCTCGTATTCCATATGAGATTCTGTATAAGAACAATGACAACACCGTTAGTTCAAATGAGATAATCATCCCACCTGGTTGGTTATGGGTATACAATGATCGTAGTGATCGTATGACAGTAATACCTGTAACAAAAACTAAGTCTAAGAAGGTTGAACATGCTAACACTAAAACATCAGTTGCGGAGAAATTCGTATTTGCAAATCCATTTGGAATCCGTATCCAGAAAGATCCATTTGCAGTAGGATATTTCAACCCATGGATTAATCAGTATCTCACAACAACCAATACTGGATATGTTAATGAGAATCCAGTTGAGAAAACTGACAAAGTATTGCTTTATCACGCATCTGCTGTATTCAGTGATATCAAACGTGTATACAAATCTGACTATTATAACTTCGAAACTTACATTCTTCCTACAATCGATCAGTGGGGCACTGCTAATACCAGAATGGTTCAGTATCTCAGAGGTGGTTTGATGGAACCTCTGTTCAATGAAGCTATTTGGGATTACTTCAATGAACCAAAGGACAAGTTCGCTCAGCATATTCCAGTATATGCAAGAAACGAAGATGAAGACGGTTACTTGCCTTATGATAAAACCAAAACATATTTCTGTGTTCAACGTAAGGAACAATATACCGATAGTAAGAAATGGAAGTTGTATAATATCTGGATAGAGGATACGTCAAACCTGTCAGAGACAAAGCAGACATATTTAACAATCACCGGTAATATCGATGGTGTTGAAGGTTCTGATGAAATCTGGGGTAATGATGGTATTTGTAAAGACTATGCAGTATATTCAACTGGTGTTACAGATATCAGCATCTATCCAACAGAAGTTCTTGATAAGGGGCTCACATTTGGCAGAGTTCAATATCAGAATTATTACAGATTGACTTTGGCTGATAATGCTACGTATGGTTTGATCGATGAGATCTATGTTACATCAGCAACACTTACAAATGAAACTGGATATGGTGAAAACAGATTATATCGTATCGGAAACAAATATGATGATGATGTTAATCTCAATATTCATTTCCATGATGGTTCAACTCAGACAGTTACTATCAGAAACGCTGCTGTTGTATATACACCATATACATGTCAATATGATGATACTAGCAAACTCTATCGTATCGATATGCGTAATGTCGATGCTAATGATGTTGTGATATATGCAGAAATGCGTCCATCTGCTGATAGTGGTTCTGTTGAATATTACCGTATACCATTCTCAGAAATCGGTGACAATGTTCCATTCTTCGATGTTGCTAACAGCCAACTTCCAACAGATAAGAATAACATGAGAGTTGTACTTACAGCATACATGAATGGTACTGCTGTTGGATATATTGAAATGCAACCTGTATCAAAAGAAGAAGATGGAAGTTACAAGTTCGATGCTAAGATGTATCCGTTGAACGAATTGATTGATATCGATGATCGTATACGTATTGCATCAACTGTAATCGGTGGAGGTTCATGGATACCACTTAATGGTGCATCTGCTATAACACTGGATGCATCAAATCCTGATCTTAGAATCTCGATTCTCATGCGTGCTGAAACCGCGGATTATGGTACTGAAGTTCAAAACGATCCTAATTTCGAACAGTTCAGAATTGTTGATGAATACAAAGTTGATTCATTCGAACTCGTTCAAGAGTTAAAGGAAATGCGTTCAGTTGTTGACTTCTCTGAAGGAAGTATTCCAACGGAAGAACAGGTAAACAATTACAATGATTTCCTTGGATTATATGATCCTATGTCAGCATCAAATGATATCTACACGATATACAAATATGCTGATACCAGACATAGAGGTTCTGGTATCTTAATCCCATACGATGAAATCATTTCTTGTGCATTAAAGATGTACCAATTGTACACTTCTTACGAGGTTACATATGAGGACATCATTAGTCCTACAATACCTGAAGAGCTTACTGTGATTGGAAATATTCTTAAATCTATCAGTGAAGATACAACTCAAGGTGATAAACTCGACTGGGCTTACATCGCTTATAATCTTCAGAACTATCCAGAGTATATCAATGAAGCATTTGACAATACAAGTGTCAATAACGGAGTAACAATTCAACTCATGCCATTCGTTGAAAGTAAACTGATGATGAATGATAGATTCGAAAACTTTGTTGGTGCATTTGTAAATGTTCATAAATCTATCGAACCTGTAATCTTCAGCAGACTTGATGGAAACCACTATCTTGATTGCAAACTCATTGCAACATACGGATTACCACATACATTCTGTACTGATACCGAGAAGCTGAAGGATCCTGTACAAACAAACTTCTGGCCTAACCTGTCAATCCAGATATCATTCGATGTAAGATTTGTCAATCCATCATTGGCAACAAATACAACGGATGAACTGAAGACAATCGTCAAATCATACTTCAATAAACTTACAACATTACACTCTCCATCCGATAGAGTTGATATGAATAACAATATCTACATATCTAGACTCATAAGAGAAATGAGTATTCATGATAATGTAGAATACTTGAAGTTCAATGGATTCTATACAGATGACAAAAGTAATCCAAAGGGTGACTATATGGATGCTAACGTACAGGCAATTGTCCAGCGTTGGGATACATTAGAAGACTTCCCGAAGTATAGCAGTAATGGACAAATGATTTCTGAATTGGAGAACTTTGTTCCAGAGATGTTTATACTTGAAGATGATAACATTGTAATCAATAGCATATAATAGTAGGAGGGGCTTAAAGCCCCTCCCAATATATTTAGTTTGATATTGATACTGTGATAACGTTGTTCATTACGAACTCTTTCGGGTTGTTGATTGTCTGTATTGATTCTGTCGTTGCTTCAATCTTATGAACACGGTAACGATCAATTGGTCTGAATATAAGATTAGATGCATCTGATTTAGATATGAGCCAATCTTTATAAATAACACCGTATGTAGCCCACGGAACACCAATACCAAGATTGGTTCCATAGATATCATCAACATTATCATTATCATATAGATTACCAATATCCAGATATTTTACAGCCCAATCAGTTGCTGTGTATGTTGTGCGTGGATTTCTACTTGCTTCTGAATATATGAATGTTTCAAGTGCAAAGAAACTACCATCGCCGTTCTTCATGAAGTTTCCAGATGTTCGCTGGTTATTAGATGGAATTGTACAAGTTTCACCATAGTCATCAAAGCTCGTTGGATATAAAGTTCTGAAGTTATTCGGATCTTTATCCAACACGATTCTACAACATAAAGAAACAAGAGTGTCATCATTGTAACTCATATATTCACCAGTAGGCATTACGAATACTTCATCACATGAGCATGCACTATGGTCACGTCCGCACTGTAACCAATTCGAATTGAAGTAGTTGTATTCAGTTGTACCGAATACATCAACACTCACAGTAGTCACGTCGACAATTGTTTCATCAGTGATATTGTAGTGAAGTACACTATATGTACTGAGGGTCTCATCATATACACGAACGTATACATCGTCTCCCCAACCAGTAACACAATTGACAGTATATGTTTTATCAAGACTGAAACGTTTGACTTCGGTAGCAGTAGACATATCATATATTACGAATGTAGTATTACCAGCACCGGTGATATCCTGATATACCATATAACTAGTTCTGTTGAGAGCATAACCCCAGTTACCCAATACTGTTGAAACTTCACTACCTGCAGCTGCATATACATCAATGATCTTGATTTCATTATCACTGTTGTGAGTTGCAACAACATAACCTTGATCTGAGAATGTATGAATTGTAGGAGTATCTACAGCATCAGTTGTGAATCCAACGTTTATATCAGTATATGTTGGAGCAGTATTCTTATCACTGGAGATGGTCCATATTCTATATACACCACTACGGAAGTTATTCTTTAAATTGCTTGCAGATCTAGAGAACATTGACATTACAAGTTTATCACCAGCTTCTGTGATTTTGAACATTGCAAGTGTTCCAGTGTCTGTGCTATCCAAAGATGAGTTTCTTGTATTTGTGACAACATTGTTTCCAACATTTGTTATTGGATATGCTACAATTGCAGATGTATCTGAAGGATCTGTTGAATCAAAGTATAGAAGAGCATTTGGTGAAACAATACAATTCTTTGATGGAATTGGATACACGATTCTACTGTAAGTATCTTCAGCCATGATGATACCATTATTAGGTACAGTGAATTGAGGTACATTAGTATCAAGTCGGAGTGTGAGCATTGTTCCAGCATTTCCAGATCTATCCCAGGTCGGTGATGGGAAATCAGTCGTTGTAGTGATATAGTATTTCTTCTTTGCAAGAGATGGATCAACGTTTGCAGGTGTAACGACTTCCCATGTAGAAGGATCCCAGAATGTATCTGTTGCCCAAATCTGTGCAGTTGTATTGAAATTTGTAATTGGAAATTCCGTTCGGTCATTTACCCACACATATCTATCATATACAGTATCATTATATTTACAATAAAACCATGTACAGTGTTCCCAACAGAAAGCCGTATTGTAATCGATATTACTATCCTGCAGATATGATTCTGAAACCCAATCATGTTGTGTATGATCATACATCTTCATGGATGATACATTAAGTTGTGATAATGGTAAACGACCAGCATAACCCTGTCTGATGGGCATAGTAGTTCCACTGGAATTACTATAGAACAATACACCATTGAATGTGTTATCATTAGCATTCGTCATTATTGTTTGTGTGAATGCTTCTGGTGTCGCAAGCTTAAAACCTGCTTTAGGACCAATACTGAGCATCATTGAACGATAACTGAACCAAGTCCAACCCATCCAGCTATGAGGTGGTCTCCTGAATCCATTGGTTACTACATATCTAGAATACCATTCACCATTTTCAATGAATTTCTTTCCAGTTACTCTAGAATCAACAGAAAGAACACCTGTAGATGTATTATATGTTGCTGTACATGTATAGTCATGTCCACTACCGCCAGCATTACAGAGTCTAGGGCAATCATATTCTATCGTAGTATATGGATTATCCTTACGCTCCAGAATTGTACCAGAATATCCAATATTGAATATGAGTTGTAAGAACGCCAAAGGTGTCACTACTCCCGGGATATGATTACTCTCGAGAGCACTCATTATATTAGCTATATTAACAGCAATTCCCATATACGCTGTTACGTTCAATTTCTCATTAATTCGTTTAACGAAACTTGTCTCATTACCATCGATATCATACACCTTAGAATGAGTTATAAGATTATGATTATAAACACTTGGATTACAACCAAGACCAATCTCGGTGATTGTTAAATCTTCGGTTACACCAGTTATGTTATAATCAAAAACATATGCAGTTCCTTTATCACCCAATGACAAATACATTGTTGATATTCCTGTGTTTGAATCATACTCAATAGGAGTTATACATTCTTTGAAGTCAGATTTACTATCAGAAGAATACCAAAGAGTGCTGTTTGTTGATATACAACCGGCTGATGGCAATTGTAACATACTGGTGCTTGAACGATCGATGGTTCCAATACCAGTACCAATCAACAACCTCCATGATATATCTCTGGGAAAGGATCCAATATAGTTCCGCATAGCCCAATCGGTTATGAGATTCTTACCAAAACACTCATTGGTTACATTACCATCTCTATCGATAGATTGAATATGATACACATTGTTGAAATGTGCAGTAGTGTCATCGCATTTCATCGGATGTAATTTGTTGTAATTACTGATGAATTTTTGCAATGATTCTGGCATGTTCATAGACAACACCATCCTTTCTCATGTTATTGTGGCTTGATTACCAGTTATACCAACAATTGCTACAGTGAAGTCATCCACATTATTTGGAGCTGTTGGTATATTTATTACAGTCGCTTGTGCTGATGTCACAGTTATATCAGCATACACCTTATCATCATAACAAGTTTCATAGCCTCTTGTATAGTAGATGACAGTTGGTTCTACAGCTGATATATCGATGGATGCATGTGAAATGATATCCTGATATACAGTTTCATTTGCTTTGGTATAGTATGTAACATCAGCACCTGCGGCATCACTGATGTTTATAGATGCATGTGTGAGACAATCCTGATATGCATCGACATCAAATTCAGTATACTCTGTGATGGTTGCAGGAGTATTACTGATAGCTTCGATTGATACCATGTTATCGATGATGTATGGTGGACGATATTCACTTGCAACATATACACCTCTAACAGGTACAATCTTATGAACACCGTCAACAACTACATGTTTACATACTTCTTTAAATTTGTAGATTTCCATACGATCACCTCATCAGTTACTGGTTCCTGGTGGTTTACCGTTGAATATGGTTTTATTCGAATAAGTGATCTCAAATTTTTTACCAGATACATTTCTTTCAGTATTATTGATTGATGTGATTGTAGTTGTTGTACCTTGGAGCTTTATCGGTAACATATTTATCATCGGAATCATCTTATCACCGTGAACAAACCATTTATCATATACGAATTCCATACCATACTGATCAACACCCTGAATGTATGATGTATCACCGGTACAAATCATTCTACCGACATCGAAGTATTTGAGATTAGGTCTACCATTACTACTCCAATGTGTTGATACACCTCCGACAATACCGAGTATTGAGTTGCCAATTCTATATGGCATAATTCCAAGGTTTCCGTCATTGTAACCATCGAGATTAAATGTGGTTGAATTAACGAATGCAAGATGTGATGGATCATCGTTTACGTTGATGCCGATAAACCATGCATTACCACCTCCAACATGACCCAGTGTGACAATATTGTCAAAACACTTTAAGTACACACCCCAAGTGCTGTAGAAGTCGACGTTACGATCACATTCGGTGAACGTTGCTGCGGTTAAGTTGCATACATATGTTTTGGAATCAGTTGTACTAATCCATACGTGATTACGGTGAGCGAATATGGTTCTTGCAGTACCGGATAATGATGATAATGGTAAACTACTTTCATCACGACTGTTGTCAATGTCATAGATTCTAAGTTCACTTCCATCTGTTGTGACATATGCTATTTTGTTAACACCATACATGCAGCAACCACATTTACACGGGAAATTAGTTTCTACGATCGGATCAACACGAAGATCATGTATCATACCTGCTGATATTGATGGTTGTGATGAAAATACTATTCCTGCAGTTGTTTCTGTAGCAAATACTACACCACTGGAATAATTAGTTCTTGTTGGTGATGCTAATGTACCATTTGGAATTGTTGAAGTATCCCAAACAGATCTCCTTGGTGTAGAATCTACAACGAACAACCATTTGTCATATGTCGTAGCATACTTTATATTTCCGGTACTCATATCCTGATGGAAGTTTACATCGAATCCGAATATCTCAGATTTGTTGTTATAGTAGGAATCATCTTGACCACCCCAAACATATGACCAATGATATGTCGTATTGAATATTGAACATGTTGGTTTTGAGAAACCACTATCGGTTACAAACTTATTCGGAGTTGTCATATATCCAGAGTCTGCAGCATCCTCAGTAAGTTTCAAATGGAAGTCCTTATAACCTCTAAGAGGTTGGATATTTATACTGTCTGAGTTGGTTATCCAGAACCGTTTATTTTGTGCAGCTACTGGGATATTGTCATGGTCTTCGATTCGGATCCAATCATTGTTAGGTATGTTAGGACCTTTCCAGTATTTATCCGTAGCGTAAACAACCTCAATGTTACCACGAATCTTTATGATAGGATCTGATATATTTGGATTTAAGAAGACATATAATGTTTCAATATTATCACCATTCGTGTAGTACATCACGGTCCGGAATCCGACAGTCATCAGCGTTTCATCATATTCATGACGAGAGTCATTATAATAGTATACACCTGTATTATTCCACTCACCAGTACCTACGAAAGGATTGAACATCTTAACATCAGTAACAACTAACTGGGTGAAAGGATATTCAACACCGAACCTCTCCGAAAATCCATAATCATTCTCAGGGGTGTATGACCAGAATGGACCTATCTCAAATGAAATAGGTTCCGTCAAACGTTGAGGTTGTGCGATTAACATTCCAGTGGTGTATGCGTAGAAACCATCTATGTATTTTTCATATTCAGTGTTATTTTGTGTAACCAACACGTTCTCCATCAGAGCGGTCTTAGTTACAGTTGAATCAACAATAGCTGATCTTGAATATGTTGAAACGGTTCTACTTTTATAGCCATTAGTATTAGAATGATTTACACGCTTATATGTACCAACCGTTGGTATCTTCATTCTGTTCATCATGAGATTTCCAGTTGTGATAATTGAGAATGTGTTAGCAGCGAAGTTGTCTGTAATAAGACTCTCGAGGAATGAACAGCAGAAATATACTGTGATTTCAAGAATCTCATTTGGTTTCTTAATCATTGCAGTACGTTGACCTTGGTTATCATATACGAATGAATGAGTCCACAGTTCATTCCAGTTAGTACCAATACCATATTCAGTGATGGTAACATTCGCAGATATATCAGTGATATTTGCTGGGAAGTAACACACTAAGTATCGACTAACTGTCGTAATGCGTCCATCTGTGTCAGTTTCACCAGGTGCATAAAACATTGGGTATGTATGTGATACTGTTGTATTGCTAGTCGTCGCAGCCAGTCCATTAAACAATACAGCTGTCATGATTGTACTGGTCTTATCAAATGACTGAGTACCTTCGCCGACATACAACTTTGTCGGAAAGCTGACGTCTACGTCATTCGCAAAGAACCGAGCAAATCCGTAATCAGTTAACAGATTCATTCCATACTTTGTATCAGTAAGAGTACCATCAAACGTGTATGTTTTAGCAACATACACGTTTGATACATGACCTGATACGGATTCCATATTCTTTATGAATTCATATAAACCTTTTATATCTTCCATACATCATACTCCTTTCTCATTTAATGTGATTTTTATAAGTGAACGGTAATCTATATCATTTATACAACGCTTGATTGTACCATCGTATGTTTCCAGTTCAAGATCGAATTCACCAGGGTGAATGTTAGCATATGCATCGTAGAATGTGATATATTTTGGATCATACTCATATGCTTCTTCGTATTGTGCTATAACAGGATAAATATGATCATTGTATTTATATCCAAGATTGTACTTAATATCATCACGGTAGTTAGCGGTGAACAACTTGAAATATGGTACGAAGTAATATGATTTGAATGTACATGGGAACACTTGCCAGTTGTTAGTATTACTTGTTGATTGTGATTTGAATTGATACATGTGATGAATTGATTTGAATTGATCAGAACCATCACTGTGGAGTCTACATAAGTAAATATTGTAATCATCTGCCAAAGTATAGTATAATGTACCATTCGCAATTACTAACGTTTCTGGAGCATTTGATGTTGGTAATGATACAACTCGAACTCGTTCAAGTGTATTGATATCCAATATCTCAACAACTGCAGAGCCACCCGAAACAGCTTGACCCACGTAGATATAGTTGTCATCTTTACACAACGATTGCCAACCAGTACCATATTGAGATTTCACTGAGAATGTTTCAGCGACTCTATCATATACAAGCAGATTGCTATTTGAACTTGTAGAACCTTTGATCAGGTATTTATCGGTAGCAATCCAGTCAAAAGCATCCCAATCGCTAGTATACGCAAAACTGTCACTAATATTTTGGGTTTTTGTATTGAATATAACAAAACCTCCCTTTGTTGCAACAGCAAACTCTTCTATTGATACCCAGAACATCTTTCCACGTCCGGTAATTGTTGTCGGTAATACCGTAAGTTTTGTAATGTCTGTAGTATCTGCACGGTTTATTCTGATTATATATTTCTGATCAGTCTTCGCAGTGATGTATACGTAGTTACTATCAACAAGGAAGCCTCCAATATATGTGGTATTACCTGAGTATGGTAATCCAAGTACAGAGTTAGGAAGTTCAAATAAAACAGAATATTCTTTTGATATCAATGTGAACTTTATCAAACGAACAGTTGTACCATTGACAGCCATCAGTGTATACAATTCACGATTGTATTCCAATGTATTTGAATAGTAGATGTCAGTGATTGGTGTGGTTCCATCCAACAACGTTGGATCACTGTAATCATTATATCTATTAGGAACACGCTCATTCTCACCGACAATCATTAGATCAATATGATCCAGATGTTTGTATGGGCGAATTGGAGGATGTAATCCACATGCTTTTGTGTTAGTTGATGTAGTATAAATGTTGTAAATATTATTCTGCACTGTGGGTACATTGAACATATCGAATGTGCATTTGAATTCAATTCTATCACGTGTTTCTTTGGTTGTCACTGTGTATTGAAGTGATGGATCACATGTAATATCAAGAGTACATGAATCTACTAAATATGGTGTATCGATGGTAGTTTTCATTGTTAATGTATTCGGAATAACTGATATAGTTATACTATCATACATATCATCTTCATCGTTGAGATATATTGTATATGGGTTAATTAATCCTGTGTCGTTTTGTAGATAAGCTGTACCGTATTGATTTAATGTATCAACTGTAATCTCAGTAATCTCTTCATTGTATTCCCATTCATGTGTCTCTTTATTGTATGACTTAATACCTTCGATATCTTCACATAAAATTCGGACTGCTAATACTTCAACAGCTGTAATCTTTACAGATGTAACTCCAACAGGTTCTTGACTTCCTCCAGCAATAAGAGCTGTATCAGTTAAGTAATAGCGTTCATCAGGGATGTAACCAGATGGTTTATATGAGCTATCAGTAAGAACGTATCCGCTACCACCAGAACCAGCTTGATCATCATCACCACTTCCATCAGGTACAGTACCGGAACCGCCATACCAGCCTCCACCACCAGAACCACCGTATCCGCTATCTTTGTAAAGTCCAAGACCACCATAACCAAAACCACCACGAGCACGTTCATCACCTGATTGAGGTGATTCAGTTTGGGTACCTGGTCCTGCATTACTACCATATCCACTACCACCATCTTTTGTGGTACCTGATAAACCTCCACCTTGACCACCTTTACCATCACCACCACCAACACCAGCACCTCCACCAGCGACAATGATTCGTGATAATAAAGATTGTTCAAGGTTTGCGATAACTATTTCAACTACAGTCTTTTCTGATACCGGATCTCCAGCATTTAATCCACCATATCCATATGTAGATATAGAACCTTCAATGAATTGATCAGTTACAAGATCATACATACCAATAGCATCATCTGAATCACGTTTGCATGGTAACAGATATCTTTTATAAATACCATTCTCATACATTTTGAATGAATACAGTTTTAATCTACCAATATCAGTTTGGGGATTTCCACTTGTATTGTTATTAAATATAAACATTGAAAATTTGCCATCAACTTGTTCAGTTGCTTCTGATTGAATACTTCCAATGAGTATACCTTGACTGTCATACCATGATGCAGTTGTACCGTCTACAATAATCGTGATGTCTTGACCATATACTAATCCAGATCCTTCTGTTTCATATGTATTACAACAGAAAACGGGAATATCTCTACTATCGAACCTCATGAAGAAATTGAGATTACTATCATGAGGACCAATTCTACTACCGAATATCGATTGATATGCTTGATAGGTATTTTGTGTTAAACAACATTTACACTCAACGATCGTATTCGCTTTATGCGTGTAACCAGTATTGATGTATCCTCGATTATTCTCCTTATTCTCAATATATGTTAACTCTGTATATCCATCAGGTATAGATTTTTCGATTGTAATTTGTTCTGGTCTGATAAGTCTGATATCACTACCACCACCAGATGCACTCCAACAACCTGAACGAGATGAATAGTTATCAACGTTTCCTCCGTTGTATGTTGCTGTAGGAAATCTGGTGTTCCAATAAGTTCCTGCAATGGAGATATCAGCAGTTACAGCATGTGCAGGACTACCTCCAGCAACCATAAATACATTAGTATCAGTGTCAAGAGTTAATGTTCCTGCGGCATAACCACCTTCTGATTCACGACCATATCTACGAGCATTACCCCAACCACCATTACATTCCAGACGGTATGTTCCCGGTGGTAATGAAACTTGCTCCATTCTACCGGTGCATATCGAGTATACAACATCATTCCGTCGTATATTATTTACTTTTCTTGCAATGATGATTTTAGCTGTATCTGAACGAGCAGATTCCATGAATATGTTAGAGAAGTAATAATCACTCATGGTGTATCCATCCATATAACCAGATGGTTTATATGAGTTGGTAGTGAGAACGTATCCACTACCACCTCCACCGCAACCTATTGTGTGTTCTCGGTTGCTGACACCCATAGTACAGTAACCACCATACCAGCCTCCACCACCACCGGGTTCTCCTTCAGCACCACAATTACCGGTACCATAGTTGTGTTTCAATAAACCATCCTGACCACGACCGAATCTCCAACCATTCGTTTGGGTAGGATAACGGTATCTATTGAAACCACTATCTGAATTTGGATAACCACCAAACACTCCACCACCGGAAGCCATGTCACTCATTTTGGCTATTGTGGCTTCCCAGAATTGTCCACCTCCGCCACCACCAGCGACAATGATTCGTGAATTTAACGACGGTGATGACTTAGTATTGTATGTGAATGTACGTGTTGGAATTGTTGTGTAGTTGTATGGTGAGAATGGTAAATTTCCAGGACCGTAACTGTTACCCGCTGTACAGTATATCATTAATCCAAGACTAATGTCTGTGGTGACACCGCTATTAACAGTAAACTCAATAAAGTTTACTGTAGTATTACGAAGATCACCCATGGTATAGTCTAAGACATAAGTGTCATTTGGCAAGTCATCGATGCTGTAAGTTTTTCTGATGGTTGTGGTTGTACCATCATCATATCCGAATTTGATAGAGAATCCTGATGGAAGTGCGATAGTATTTCTGAAATGTACACAAGCAGGTCCACCATAACTTTTTGAATCAGGAACATTACAAGTTTCAAGCAATGGGAATCTATATGTAGTATTATCGCTTGCGGTACCTGATATAGTATATTCACCATTGACAACTGCGAAGGTGACATCATTAACAGTTGCTGTTGTATCTACAGGACATGGTAACTTGTTCAGTCTCTGTTCATACTCAATAAATGTGTCACCTATGATATCATAAAAACCAGAGATCGAACTTCCGTTTTCAGTCTTAACAACTGGAACGAATTTATGTACATCAGAATCATCTTCTCTGATAGTAAGATAATAAATTCTCGCATTGGCAAGATCCTCCCAGAAAGGAGTACCAGTACCACTCGCACGATGAGTTCCAAACACACCTAACGATGGTACTGGATATGAACTGTTATCAAAATCAACTGGTGCGAATGTAGTATGATCATCATTTGATGAATGGTATATTGTATCAGAACCATTTTCATGCCAAGTAGCTTCAGTCTCACCCATATTGACAATAACACGAGTGTTGTATAACGCAGGGTCGGTACTGCCTGTTGTAATGTCAACCTGTTGGGAACCTGGACAATTGAATCTATATTTCCAAGTACCATTATTGCGTATCTGGAATGAATATGTAGCCCAATAGTCAGATGCTTGTGTACCCATACCAGTATTATCACAACCAACTAAACTCTGATATGAGTTTCCACCAGCGGAATCGTCAGCATAGAATTCAAATTCTAGTGTTGTAAGATGATTAACATGATAACCTGTATCAAGACCTTGACTTGATGCACGCAGATATTCCATTGCTGAATATTGTGCTGGTAATGTCACCTCATGTTCAATATATTCATCTGGATCTATATTCAGACGAACATCGGAAGCTCCACCACCGCCAGGTCCACCATAATATGATGCCGTGTTTGCTAAACCACCGCGGCCGCCACCGTTATATCCACCGGGTGCGAATGTGACTTTATCCGAGTTAGTATTTGCACCATCACCACCGACAACAGCATACATTGTGGTGGTTTCTGCAAGATCCAGTATACCCATTGACAAACCTCCGTAGGGTTTCTCTTGATCACGACCTGAATCACTTGAATACATACGACCACCACGAGCGCCATAACACATCATCAGATATGTATCAGGTTGAAGTGTAAACTCTTCAGGTTCTCCTGTGTATTGGAAATCGTGTATTACTTCGAATAATTGATCTTGGTAAACATACAAAGTTCTACTCATGTAAGTTCACCACCTTTCTATTTAAATTGATATTATGTGAGATTATAAGGATCATCTGCTGAGTTGTAAATAGCAACCAGAGTATCCTGTGGAAGACTGTTGACTTCTTCCTGAGTAGGATCTGAACCATATGTGACAATAGATGATTCAAATCCAACGAGTTTGAGTTTGACACTACCCTCAGTACCATCACCACGATAGTCAGTTTCAAAATCAACTGCAGTATATGTCATCAATACACGGTATACAGTTTCATTATATACTACAAGGGTATTACGTTCGTAAGTTGTACCAGGTGTATAGTCAACGATAGTGGCATTGCCTCCACCTCCACCAAGTTCAAGTTGTTTAAGCTTCTCGGTAATACTTGCAAGTTTTAAAGTATTAGCTTCAATCTGTTCCTGCAAGTCAGTAAATATTTTAGGCAGTTCCATAATTAACCTCCTTATTCTTCAGGCTGTTGCTCTTTCAGCCATTCATCGATTATGTGTTCAATTTTATCTAATAACTCACCATTAGCTCTTTCCGCAGTGAGTATCGGTGTTAAGAATTCATCCATCATTGATACGAAGAATTCATATGTCATAACATTACACATAGTACCATCGGCATCGGGTAATTGGAATGTTAAAGGTTTATTTGGATCAAAAGCCATTATAAAACCCTCCTTTATGTAAGATTACCGATTGGTTGGTCTGGTATTTTCGAAACATACAATAAAATCATTGTGATTTATTTTTATAAATATAAACAAATAAGTATTATTCTTATCCAACGAATAACAAGAGATATACAAATGAAAGTGAGGTACGCAAAATGAATATCACTGTTTACAATAAAACAAATGGTCAAGTTGTTGCAGAACTCATGTCTGCTACAACAGGTGACGTTCTTAAGTTCATCCAGAAAGGTTTTAAAGTTGTCGATAACATGACAAAGGAAGAACTTACAGAATCAGCAGTATTGTCAATGGTTGGTACATCCGAATGTGTGATATAAATTCATACTTTCGATATACATATCATTAGAATGAATAGGACAGAGTCCATTCAAATAAAAATCAAAGGAGAAATCACAATGGCTGGTATTTTTAGCATGGGTGCTTGGATAGCATATGGTAATTCAGCACTCAACAATCAGAAGGGTAAATCATCAAATCTTCAGGATGCATTCCGTGCAGACCTCAAGAAGAACATCGCAAAGGCTGGATACCCTTCAAAGGACGAAATCGGAATCATCGATGAGATTAATGACTTCTCATTCGATAACACTCTCAAGCAGATGCCTCAGCTCGTAGCTGACTACATGAGAGACGAGAACAGAAAGTTCAACCTCCCTGCACCTGATGGCAGCTGTACAACAGCATCAATCGAAATCGTTCACAAAGAGTCTCAGACCAAGAGCGGTGTTGCAAAGCTCGGTGGTGGCAAAGATCCTATTCCGTGGGAGAGCACAATCAAAGAGCATGACGAGTATTCACTCTCTAACAACAGAGACGCATTCAAAGTTAAGTAATCTTCTCACAATCGATGTTGATTTCCTTACGAACACATTAAAGGACGGGGCATTAGCCCCGTCCCAAGTGTGTTTTAACCACGTATCAAACTCTTAATGACATCTGGAACTTCTTCATCATACATATCGGATTCATCCGCTGTAGTTTCAGTTGTACCAGTTGTCTTAATAGCGTCCAGTTTAGCAAGTATCTTGTTGAGTATTTTTTCTGTTCGAGGAGATCTAGTTGTGAATTCTGACTTAAGTAGATAATTCAACAGATCAGTTCTACTAAGATCACTTGTGTCATTGTTGATACCTGAACCTTGGATAGTGTAGTTGTTTACTGTATATGAACCCTCTGAACCGTAATTGAGCATCTGATCTATTACGTTATCACTCAGAGGTGGAATATCATTAGCTACGGTTGTTACATCTCCGGAACCGTAGATACCGCCAGGAACGAAGAATCCTGAATCTGTAGTATTATAATCGAAATCACCACATGCACCAATCATTGAATTAAGTTGTGCGAGAGTCTTTTCCGTACCTGAAGCAAGAACTTCAACTGGACGGTTCTTGTTCTTGATAGTCTTATCGTAAGACATACCAAGCGTTGTCCATTTAAGATTATGACCGTTTCTCTTGTACCTTCCATCAGTGTATACTGATCCATGTGTGTAGTAATGTTTAAGATCATCATTTGACATTACCTTGTTAGTATCCAGCCATTTCTGACCATATGCAGGTTTGTAGAATTTGGTACTTGTATCTGTACCCACCCAGTTATTTATCTTTGCATCTGATGCGGAGTTAACCGGATTAACAGTTGTTGTCGTATATTTATGATCGTTCTTTTTATTGATTGCAGTTGCTGAATCTGTAAAGTCCGAACTATGACCCCAACCACAGTAAGGACGACCATCTGAAGCACGACCTCCAGCATATACAAATACCCATGAACCCCATGTAGTAACCTTTGTATATGATTTGTTGTTTTGTAATTTACACGATAACTTACTACTGTCTGAATGATCGAGATATAGATATACATCTCCATGTCCCTTAGTGAGTAATTGACTATTAGACCATGTAGTTCCACCATTATGGTTCTTTTTCATAGTCTTATAAAGAGTCTGAACCTCAGTGTTTGTAGCCCATACTCGAGTGTCTGTATTGCTAGCTTCAGCATCACCCTGTTCAAGTTCTTCATCATAATCATAATCTCCAAAATCACTATAGCTTGAAGTAGAGTATGAAGAACTAAGTGCATCTGCACTATTGTTGATGTTAGTCTGTACTGTGCTGTACATGTTCTTGTAGTAATCAGGTAAGTAATCAGCATACTCGCCAAGTATACTACTTAAATCAAATCCAGACACAGTACCACCACCGCCAGCTACAGTTGTACTTCCACCACCAGCTGCATAACCACTGGACTGACCATTATCAAGCATCCAGTTATATGCATCAACGGCTGTACGCATATGCTTCGCAAGCTGTGCTGATGTGTACCAGTTCTCAGGCACGAGTGCATTTGCAACGTAATGACCCATTGACTCAGCGATATCAGTTTCCGCATATGGACCCCATCTATCATTTGCACCAAGTTTAGGAGCATGACCAAGAGCTTGAGTAATTCCAGCTTTATAATCGTTGAAGTTAACATTCTTTGCACGTGAGAATGTAGAATCTGCATCGAAGTATTGCTTCTTGATATATGGAAGCTGATCAGCTAATGTTGAACCATACTTAGTTTCATGACCACCACGATATGCATTCTTCGAATCTGGAATCCAGTTCATCAAACCGAACGCAGCTTGACCGTTCTTATCAAATGTAACTGCTGTAAGTGATTTCTCACCGGTAAGTTTCTGAGCGGCATCTTCATGGATACCAATAGCAGCAATCATAGCGGTTTGTGCCGCAGTAAGTCCTGCTTTCTTAGCTTGATTCCAGTAACCACCAGATGTGAGTTTTGCTGGATATGGAGACCAGAATACCGGAGCAGCTTTCATTGCAGCTGACAACTGGATCTTACCCTGTTTACCTCCTGCAAACTCACCTGTCGAACCACTGGCATCACCAGCGTCAGCACCTTCTTCAAGTGCACTACCAGATTTACCACCGACATATCGAAGAATGGTTGTTGGTATACCACCACCACCTTCTCCGGCGTATCCAGGACCCATAGTCCATAACAGATAATTCTTCCAATTCTCATCTCTATCAAGATATGCTTTAGCTGCACCAGCACCGAGTTGTCTAAGTCTCTGACCACCAGCATCTTGGTCACCTGCATCGTAACCATATGCGTTCGGTTGATCACCTTTGATATACAAACCGACGTGTTTCGGAGTTGTGAGAATGTCGCCAGGTTTGAGTTTCTCAGCACTATATGGGATGAACTCCCAGTCATTTGAAAGAGATCCATCAGAATTATAAATCAAATCATTCTTAGTTTTACCAGTAAGATCATGGGTTGTCCATCTTCTGGTACTACCATTCATAGTTCCTTTGAATGAGTAACCCATATAGTTCATTGCAGCACTGATCATGCCTGAACAGTCTGGATGTAATTCAGGAAGTTCTACACCACTACGAGTTGTGATAGGACCATGGTTTGCATTCGAATATATTGCTCCAAGTTTCTTAGCAGCACCTTCCCATACTTGAGCAGCAGCCTCGTAAAGATCTGATGTTTGTCCGGTCATGTTACCACCACCACCGCCACCACCAGAACTTCTTCCACCACCACCAGCTGTAGCAGCAGATGCCTGAAGAGCTTCACCGAGTTTCTTAATAGCGATTGATGCTTTCTTGGATTTAACATAATCACTATCATCTGATTCTACCAAATATTTGAATCCACCGGATACTATAGGATTACCAGCTTCGTCATGAACGATATTACCAGCAGCGTCTTTCTGATAAACAACGTATGGTTCGTAATATCCCTTACTGTTAGCGACCATAGTATCATAACGATTCCGAAGGTCTTCACTGATCTTATCGGATACAACCATTGAAATGTATTTATTTCTTACAGTCGATTTACCATTCCATTCATCAGATATACGCTTTTCGTATTCCTCTAAAGTTTCATCATCTCTTATAGGATTATCTGTACGATAGAGATCCATCGCAGTCATAACCTTAGTCTGATAGTCTTCCTTAGAGAGTTCTTCCATTGCTGTCTTAGCGACACTAGCTTCAGAGTATTCTTGTTTCTTCTCATTAGCCATGTTAGTAATATCAGATGATGCATCTGTATTAAATATATTACTGAAAAGATTTGTCATTCCCTTCAGTGTTTCCATAGCTGATTGAGTTGCTGTAGATAATGAATCCATTGTTATCATATCACCGTTACCATAGATACCCATCAACGATGAACCTGCAATATCATTTGCATTTCTACGCTGAATCTTACCCGTTAACGGATTAGATACATATACACCACCGTACTTGTCCGTACCAATTGCATTCATGTAATGAACGTTTCCAGTACGTGTTCCATATGCTGATCCACTGCCTACGAGAGTTATTGGATTATTAGGTGAAGCCTTCTTGAGTGAACGCATTGTTACTCCACCTACGGTTGTATTCATACCCAGAGCATTTGATGCAGCTAAATATCCGCTAACAGATGTTCCTCTCGATGGGTCATACGCACCATTTGATGTCATAGAACCTGCAAGCTTTCTAGCATTGATGTTAGAACCAGTTCTACGATTATATGCTTCAGCAAGTGCTACTGGACCACAACCACGACGTGCCATGTTAAGATAGTTTCCGTATGATGTTTGAGCATCACCACTACCAATAATCTCAGCTGTAGCCTCATCATTAATATTCGAATAAGGTATATCACCTTCAGAATAATGATACGGACCATTAGCTATGACAGTTGTATCAACAACTTTAGTGGTTTTGGTTGAAGTCGGAACAGTTTCATTTGTAGCAGCTTTTAATGATGCACCAACAGTTGCTGCTGATACAAGTGCAAGCTTTGTATTCTTTATAGCAGACAAACCTTTTTCCTCAGTTGATTGACCATCTGCAAGAAGTTGATCGGTATCTCCCATCATCTTCTTACCGAGTTCAGCAATCTTGTTATTCTCGTCAACCCATGGGAGTAATGCGAATGCTTCACCGATTGCATGGATTATCTTACCGAGACCACCAACGATACCACCAGAACTACTCTTAGCAGCGCCATATTGTGCAGTAGCCAAACCAGTTTGAATTTCAGCTTCATCAGCAATCTTGTTTGTGTTAGAAACCATCTCAAGTGTACCATGTTTGAACATCGATTTCTGCATCTCGATATCCTCTTCACGATTCTTGTCAGCTTTCTCTTCAGCAAGTTTTCTAGCATCGTCTTCTTGTTTATAACGATCACCAAGGAACTCAATGAGTCTATCAGTATCATTATTAACTGCTTCTCCATCGACTGTTGTATTTTGAGCCTCAGTAGCAACTGCAGTTCTCGAAAGTGTTTCAGCATCTTCAAGCGACATATCACCAGTCATGATGCGCTCGATGATATTACGAGACTTATCAGGATCATTAGGATAAATCATTTGAGCTAAACGTTTAGCTTCTCTTTCCTTCTCAGCATGAGTAAGTTCAACAGGAATAGTTGATTTAACTTTACCTTGTTCATAGAATGAACCATCAAGTTTAGCATCAAGATAAGCATTCATCTTCTCTGAACCATGAATATCATATGCTGAATAACGAGGTGTACCATCTTCATCAATACTGCTGGCACCATATGGAAGTGTGGTTGTAGTATTTTGTTTATTAGAATTGGTATTTGATCCTGTACCGGCTGTAGTATTAGAAGAATTAGATTCATTACTTTCTTCTTCAGGATCATTATCCGGAATACCCATACGTTGCATATACTTAAAACGTTTCTTTCTACTGCCTGGATGAACGATGAACGCCAGAGCTTCAGCAAATTTGTTGATTATCTTCTGAATGAATCCCATAAATTTGGTTAATGGTTTTGCAATCATCGATACAATTCCACCAACAGCCTTAGCAATACCAGCAATAATTGGTGACAATACTTTGAGGATTGTATTTACAGATCCAGCTATGACTTCAAGTAATGGTCCGAGTGCAGTGAGTGTGTCAGCGATTGGTCCTGTAATTGATGCAACGAGCTCTTGTAATGTACCTGTGAGTATCTTAAGAACTGGCTTTACAGTTTTAACGAGTTCCTTGAATACACTGTTGAGAGGTTTAAGTATAGCAGTGAGAGTTTGTTTGATTAATTGCATAATAGCTTTAGCACCACTCATACTAGCAATGATTTGCATAATCATTCCTGAGATATTCATGATTGCACCTATAGCACCACCAAACATCTTACCAAGACCACCAAGAAGTTTACTACCGTAGCTTTCTTGCTTACCATCAGCTGCAGCATTTGTCATTGTTGCCGTTCGATGTTCATCGTCAGCACTTGTTGCAGCTGCAGAACTATTCTGCATACTACCAACATCAACAACGGTTGCTTGTAATTCATTAGAATGTTTAACATCTGCAGTTTGAGCTGATGTATCTCGAGCAGCTTCAGCTTCGTTTCCTTTGACAGTTTCTTCCTTGAGTGAATCAACTGCATCAACGATTCGAGTTGTTTGTTCTTCTTGCTTCTGTTCAGCTTGCTGTTGAGTATCTTCAGCGACAGTAGTTTGTTCAGTTCTGGCAGGTGCATTCCAGTCACCATAACCACCATCTGCAACAGGATTTATTACGACTTGAGATTGTCCAGGAGCTGACCAATCTGTTCCATCTGCAACACCAGGTTTCATTTCGATAGGTTCAGTCTTTTCTTCTTTCTTAGAAGATTCACTAGAAGTTTCTTCACCACCATTTTTCTCAACTTCAATCAATTCATGAAGTTGATCACGTATCTCTGTAAGAACTGAGGTTTGTTGACCCTTGAGCATTTCCTCCATTGCACGCTGTTCAGCGAGTCCTGGATTCTGTGCTTCCTCTTTAGAACGCATTCTCTCACGAGTCTTGTCGAATGATGACATGAATCCCTTACCGAATGAAGTGTTTCTGAATTTATCTATCTGACGTTTAAAGAAGTCTCCATTATTCCACCAATCGGAAATCTTACCAGCAAAGTCTTTGAGTTTATTAAAGACACCCTTACCGAAATTTTTAAGTTTTTCACCTACGAACTTGAAAGCACCTTTGATTTTACCAGTAATAAATTTTCCTATTGACTTAACTTTATTGATTACAGCAGTACCAACTTTCTTAGCAATATCTATAATCGGTTTACCTATTTCTTTGAGTTTCGGAAGAATGATTTCTCTACCGATAGCGGTTATACTTTTATAGACATCTGATGCACCAGAACCAAAACTCTTGATACCTTCTACTGTACCAATAGCACGTTTCTTGAATCGGTTAACCATGAACGTCACAATTGGTGAAAGGAATTTCTTTGCTTTACCAACTACTTTTCCTACAAGAACTGAAATACCTGTAATCAATGGAGCAAAGAAGTTTTTCAACATTCCTTTTCCACCAGATAACAAACGACCCAGCAATCCAGTACCAGATGCTTTCTTAGCACTACGCTCGAGCATTCCAGATACTGATGTTCTAAGACGGGCTTTCAGTTTCTGATCCTTGATACGAGAGATCTCCATCATGATAGCTTGTCTGTCAGCAGTACCATCACCATCTTCAAGTGCACTCTCCATCAATGACAATACGAGATTCATCTGAGCTTTGTCTTCTTCAGATATTTCTTCTCTATTACCATATGCTCTGGCTTTATCAAGTGACTTCTGTAAAGAGTTATCAATGAAATTGTCAGTTCTGTCAATAACCGTAGATCCAGCTTCTCTAATTTTATCCTTTGCCATTCCAAAAAGTTGATCTCCGGTTCTATGCATAAATGAATTTATAGCTCCTGATATTCTACCAGATCCGTACAATCCAACAACTGACGAACTTCCAACAGAACCGATTGGACGTTTGTGAATTCTACCATCGATTGGATTTGATATTATAACATTACCATTTCCATCAGTACCAATGACATTCATAAAATGATTACTGCCTGGCATTGTACCAAAATCATCACCAGAACCAAGAACTGTGATTGGATTTCCAGGTGTTGCAGTACGAAGAGACATGTTGCTAACCTTACCAGCAACCAATGGTTGACCGTACATGTTAGATGCTTTAATAAAGTCTGAAACGTTCATACCGTTTGTTGGACTATATAAACCTCTACGTGCTAAAGCTTCAGCGAGTGCAACAGGTCCACAACCATGCTGTGCTATTCCGAGATAGTTTCCATAAGATGTCTGATTGAATCCAGAACCATGACCACGGTATTGTTCTGTAAGTTGTTCAAGCTTTTCTTGCAACTGGCTTATCTCTGCAGCATTGTCGGATGTTAAAGAATCACGAAGATTTCGAGCTCGATCAAAGATCGATGAATCATTTCCACCATGTTGATGCTTGAGTTGATATATTTTTTCTCTGAGCTCTTTGATCTCATCAGCGAGTGCTTCTTTCTCATAGAGAGCTTTGATCTCAGTAATACCAGCTTCTTTTACATCACTATCGGTTACAACACCTGCCAATGATGTGAGTGGAGATCCAGTGCTTGTATACTTCTTACGACGATCACGATCCTCTTTATATTTTCTATTGACAGCATTTACAAATTCACGACCACCAGAACCAACTGCAATACGTTGTAATACTTTAGTTACAGCCATTGACCAGTTGACACCGTGTTTAGGAGAACTTGAACCTATGATCTCAGCTGTCATTGAAATAACATTTGTGTCGAGATCTTTAAGTTCCTTTACAGTGAGACTATTTTTTCCACTTGTATTGAGATTCTGAACATATACAGCTTGCAATACTCTTTGAATCATTTGTACATCTGTATTAGATATATCATCTGTCTTTGATTCATAAAGATCCTGCATTGCAGTTCTACTTAAATCAGAATTCCAATCACGGAAATTTTCATTGTTGAGTTTACCCCAGTTCTCATCTTTGTATTGCTTACGGTTTGCGGTTTGATCTTCATCCCATAACCGTTGTTGATAAGAATTCAGGGTGCTTGTACCCATTGACAAACTACCAGATTTGTCAACATTATAATTTATACCAGTAACACCTCTGGCAATTATACGAAGATATTCCGGAATGGTTTTGATGATAGTCGTCTTTACGAAGCCATCAAATGCAACAGGCTTTTCATTATATGTATTGGCTACTTCAGATCCCCAATTCTGATTTTTAGGACCTCTACGAAGATCACCGAATAATACTTTAAAAGGACCGCTGGAGATCATATTTTCCAAACCACTTTGAACAGCTTCTCCAACTTTATCATTCAATGATTTTAAAGTTGAATTAATTGATTCACCGCCGAGAATATCAAGTTTCTTAGAACCAAGAGTTTTCTCGAGAATTGATCTAACATAGTCTTCAGGTTTGCCTAAGAAATCTGTGATCTTTGCATTCTTTCTATCTTCATCGTTACCAAAAGACATAAGAGTGCTAGCAAGACCTGCGATACCACCACCTTGTTCTTTGCTATAGTTATATATACCACCGAGAGACAGTTTACCATTAGAATCGTATAAACCCCTTTTTTCTTCACTCTCAGTTTTAAGAGTATATACATTAGCAAATGCATCGAGCTTCTTAGATATTCCTATGAGTGTTGAATTGATATTATTGACTGATGCAAGTAATTCAGAACTACGCTGATTCAATGTTGTTATTATTTCAGCAGTAGACGCTAAACGACTCTCATTATGCTTAGCTGCAATGGAGTACATTGCATTTGTTTGACGTTTGCTGATTTTATCCATCTCATCTTTATCTAAAACATGAGACGAAGGTTCATCATCCTCGTTATCATCGAACCCAGCATCAAATCCTGGATCAAATTCATCGTCTACATCGCTTTCTTGTTCTTTCTGATAGAACCAGTCACGAATATTTCTGAAATTAATACTACGCTTCAGACTTCTAAGAGTCTCAATCGTAGTTTTAGATGAACCCATTACTTCAGTACGAAGTTCATTAGCGTCATTAACCAATGCTATCGAATTGCTGAAGTAATCTTTACCATAATCAGCGGCGGCATCTTTGAGTAACTTGAGACTCTGAGACAATAAGTTTGGCATACACTCACATCCTTTCTTATTAATATTTGCTATGGAAGCTTACTTTGGCGTTTAAGTTAAGGGTGGGGATATATCCCCACCCCATTTAGAAGAATATAACAAGATCTTCAACATCATCAAGATGGAATGTTTGTTTCCATTCCTTGATAAGTTCATCTCTAGCTGCTTGAGCTCCAGCCCACTCCTCAATCTTGATTGCAATCTCTTTATATGCCGAACCAACATTTACGATGTTCTTCAATTGAGCATATAATGAACGTTCAACATCAAGAGTTGCAAGTTGCATGAATGATTCTACTTGAGATTCTGGAATGGTTTCACCAGACAAATCGTGATAACAATCTGCAGTGAAATGAATGTATGCATTCTTAGGCATATCAATCAATTGGATTGTATTATAACCTAACCATTTAGATGTAGCAGGTTGAGATGTAACACCAGCATATTTATTAATAGCTGCACCGGTGTTTACAGCATTGAGTATATCCTGAGGATAGTATGAACCAAAACCAACGAATGGTGAACCTACTGTGAATGTGTTTGAAGTAACTTCACCATTCTGATATTTATCCGATGCATACTTTGCATCCGCTGTAATGACTTTGGTTGAACATATCTCAGTTGGTAATAAGTATATACCAAGATTACCACTACCAGGATATTTCTCAGTAAGATGTTCTCTGAAATCATAACACTCACGTTCCCAAGGTTTGAAACGTGAGAATGTTCTGATGGATGTTTGGATTATCTCAGACAATACAACTTCAACGGGTTGTTTGAATGGGAGTGCAATTGCATTCAATCCATGAGACATCTTGATATCTGTTATGCAATCGGAGATATTCATTATTCATCATCACCCTTTTTGATCTTGTGAATAACAGGTGTGTTTTTGTTTTCGAATGCTTGAAGAATACGCTGATCGAGTGTCTTTGAGAGTGGAGTATATCTTGTAGATAACCACACATAAATCTTAGCATCATCCTTAAAGACTTTCATCAGTTTATTATACTGATTATCTGTCATCTTTAAGATAGAATATTCCTCAGAGCCGAATTTATAATCAGCTTCGAGTAATGCTTGAAGACGTTTTGTATTCTTGAGAAACTCTTCGTTGATCTCTTTCATGTCTGTGAGATTGAATGGTTTTCTGTACTTGATATCAGTGAACATATCATCGTAGAACTTATGAGTTGATGACATAAGTTTATCTGCATATTTGTTATCACCGTTCTCTTTGTACTTGAAGTATCCTTCAATATAGTCAGCCATATCTCCAGTAATCTTACCATAATCGAGTATGGTATATTCAGCAGGATCTTTAGCATTATCATAATTACGGTTGATGTCTTCAAAGAGTGAACGGTTGTCTCTTATTACATCACCTATACTACTTTCGAACATTGATCAGTACCTCCTTATATTTTCTCGATCTGCCAGATTCTGGAAGATTTATTGATTGGACGGATTCTAAGTATCTTTGTAAGAAGATCTGAAAGCTGTCGTTGACCATCAACCAGATACTGACGTGAATGAGGAACTATATAACGATCATCATTTGTATCGATTACCGTCAGATAGAAATCAATGAGTTCCAATTTAGAGCATACATAACCTGCCAACATAGCCTGATCATTTGAATCCTTTATAGCATTCATTTCAACCGTTACATATGAAGCTATTCCACGAACATCAATTGCTTTGAGTTTCTTAGGTCTCTTCAACATAAAACCTTCATGAATTGGACTGAGTAAAGGATTATGATTGTCATCTGGAGCCGCATTCAAATCATCCGGAACAACTTCTTTCACCTTTGCAGATTCAGTAATCTTTTTAGTAAAAGATTTATCATCCTTTATTGGTTCTGGTAATTTATAACCAAGCTCTTCATCGTCAGTTTGTTCTGTTTGCATTTCAGGACCTGATGAGAACATTGGTGCTGGAGTTGTTGTGTCTTCTTCCATAGTTGTATTGACATTGTCACCATTAGAAGGCATCTTACTCAACTCAGCTGTATTGGATTCTTCATCAGCTTTATAATCAACATCTGAAGAATCATGATTAGCAGTGTCGTCGATCTCAAGGAAATGTGTAAGACTGAGGGGCTTACGAGTTTTATACTCTGGAACAGGTTTAGCAGATTCGGTTACATATTCCTTTATCATACCATTATTCCTGTCTCTGATATTCTTGATACGAATTTCGTGTTCTTTTGCTACAGCTTTATCAAAGTCTTGGAATAACTTGATAGCTTTATCGAAACTTTTCAACATGCGTTCTTCAAACAAATCGAGATTAACCTCTCCGGTTATTTCATCTTCAAGCTGTTTAAGTTTATCAATCTTTTCACCAAAGTCATCGATGTACTTTTGCATTTTGTCAAAATACTTTTTGTGTATATCTGATGTAGCTCTTAATTTGTCAGCTGCTAATTTAGCTTTGTTTTCAAACTTTGGACCTTTACATAGAACATAGACTGATGAATATCTTGATACAATCTTTTTAGTTAATTCATCTGATGATTCGTATTTAGTGGATAATTCTTTTATATGTTCTTTTATTGTCTTTCCGAATAACTTAGTCTTTTCTCCAGTATGAAGTATCTTGAATATAGCTTTTGTGATACCGACTGATATTTTAAGTAAGCTAACGATCTTGACTGTTTCTATATGTATATACTTAACGTGAGATTCCAAAAATTTTACAAGACCTTCGCCGTTATCATCTGTGTGTTTTGCTGCATATGCATCTGCGATATATTCTTCTGGATTGTTACCATGAGATGACATTTCCGGACCATATGTACAAACAATCTCACTTGCCTTATCAAATTCGTCTGCCATATCATCTCTATTCAATGATACATAGAAATGACCTTCTTCATGTCTGATAGAATCAACGAATTTATCTGTATTTCCAAGCAACCTGTTCAACGGAATATGAATTGTTGGCTCAGGTTTTTCAATAAAGCAAAGACCGTGGATATCACTCTGCCAAGAGTTTATAGCAACTTTACATTTCAGCTTCTCTCCAGGTTTACCGTTCTTGACAGGAATATCAGTAACAAATGTTTTAGTCTTTGGATCATATCCAATCTTTTTCAAAGATTTGAATACACCTTCCTGAACATATTGCAGTTCCTGAAGAATTTCATACTCTTCTTGAGTGAACTGGTATTCCATAGGTTCATCTGCAAGCATCTCAAGATAGATTGAACATGCTTCCTGAGTGAGTTCATCATCTTCATTATTCTCATCTTCGTCATCGTCATCAGCGACATCAAGATTGTCTTCAGCCTTAGAAGGTTCATCATCAGAATCTCTTTCATCTTCAGCATCATTATGGTCACCCATTATAGATGTTGCAGAACCCCAGTCGTCATTCCAATCGTCATCAGTGATAGAATCTTCTGGAGATATGTCAGCATCTTTGAAACTATTGATCTCATCACGAAGCTGCTGGATATCAGCAGTGAAATCCTTATCATAACCAAACTCATGACTATCATTACCAAGATAATCATCAACAACATCCTTTACATCTTTGAATTCTTTACTATCTTTCTTAAGTAAATCATCTATGACGTTATTGCCGTTATCTACATCGGTATCAGATACATCAACATCACCATCTTCATCCATGGCACCAATGGTTGAACCAACCATTTCTCTGATCTTATAAGGATTCTCCAAACCTTTATTTGTCATTGCATCGATTGGCATCTTAGTCTTAACGATGAATCCTGCATACTTATCAACTTCATCAGCATCTTCGAATATTGTACCAGTTGATATAGCCTTTGTGATATTACTTTCCTGAGTGAAAGTTATATCATTTGGACAGAGAATCTGAACTTCATCTTCCCTGTTCTTATAGATTCTGACATCCTTTCCCGGATATGTCATCATGTTAATCTTGTTCTTCTCAGGATATATAACATTAGCCATCTCACATACAACGGAATATTGATGAGAATCCATTGCAGCTTTAATGTATTTCTCAAAAGAACTATTCATTATAGGAACACCCGCTTTCTTAAAATTTATAAAGGAGAATTATTATGACTACAACAGAACTCATTTGCATCATAATGTCATCAGTTAGTATCATCATCAATCTGACGATACTTATCAAAACATCGATTGTTCGTAAACAAACACTTGATGATTTCAATGATATAAAATTGTATATGTATGAAATCATGCGTCGTGAATCCAATCTATCCTATATGTTTGATGACATGCATGAGAGCGTTGAATCTTTATCATCGGGTTTTGACAATGTCCAGAAGTCTTTTAACACAGCATTGAATGAAAAGATATGTATGAGACATTATCCATTACCAGATGAGATCCGACAGATTGAAGGTGTAATGGACGACCAGATCAATCAGATCATCGGACTTACAAAGAAACAACGCATTCCTAACAAAGATATGTATGAGACAATTATTACCAATTTATGTAAAACATTTCCAGATATCGATGTCGAATACATTGTTACAAAACTCACAGCATATCTTGAAGCTAGTGATATAATAAAACTTGAATAGGATAGTCGGGGTTAGTCCCCGACTATTCTTATATTCTATATATACATTATTTTTATGAACAACCCAGGTGATAAATTTCATTTCGGTTGTTACTATATAATGATTTCAAAAAAGGAGGAAATCTAAATGTATATCAAACCTTATCTTATCGAAAAGAATACCAATGGTGACATCGTCTCATTGACAACCAAGAAGGTATTCGATATCGATGTTCACAAAGCCATATTCATGGTTGACAATGAACCTGTTGAAATTAGTTCATGGAGATCTCCACAATGGCTTTTCACCAAAGGAATTCTTCTGTATCTGGGTATAAAGAATGAACCTTTACCAGATGAAGAAATATCAATGACTATCAAAGCAGCACGTATGAAGTTCGGAAAACATGTCAATGGTATTGGTCATTATTCAGAGTATCCGCACAGATTCAATGATGACATGAAAATTGACATCACACTTGGTGAGTTATTCGATGACATGATCAAATGGTATGCTGATAACAATCCCGGCGTTCAGCTTGTAAGACCAATTGAATCTATGTCAAAGTATATCGAACCAAACCGTTTCGACGCTCGTCACATAGTAAATGTAAAATCATTCAGTGAATACTTTACTGCTGGTCATCCATACTTCATCAAATGGGGTACTCATCCTAAGGCTGCTAAGATGGGTGACAATTGTGGACGTGGTTCATATTGTATGTGCATTAGAGCTAACAGTGGTGGACTTACATTCACATATGCAGCTGCAACATATGTAGGAAACTATGTAACTGAATATGCTGATGTATATGTCAAGGATGTATACACATATGGTATGGAGTTCTATGAATGCTATAACCACATCCAGTTACTTGATCTTGTCGATCTGATCAAAGCAAACCCATCTAAATACAAGGGTAAGAAGGATTACGATTGGTCTGATAAAGAGAATGAGTCTTTCGTTCATTACATCACATTGCATGATGACGATGATTGTGACGAAGAATCCGAAGATGCATTCGATGTAAGTGACTAATCAACAGACCTATGAAAGGAGGTGAAGCCAATGAAGGTCGTTATCAAAGATCCCCAGTATAAGAAGCAGGATAAAAGTACCCAACGGTCAATTGATATAGGGATTGAGAAACTCAAGAAGCGGTTATCAACTTATATAGATCAGGGTAAAACTCTTGAGACAATATTTGGGGACAACGTATTGATCCATGATTGTTATGAGGGTGGATACTACGCATACAAATGTCATATCAACAAGATACAGTTGAGATTGTTGTATACGTTGAATAAAGATAAGCTCATCATATTCGCTCACTGGATCAAGAAAGCAAATTACCAAACACCGAGCAAGACATACATGAACTATTTCGAGAATGTCTGTTCTGGATTACAGAAAGGAGTGAGAACATGGACTCAATAACTATTAAAAGGATGGTACCAAAGTTCGACACAGATGCAATCCGTGTTGATTTACCATATCAAATCACTATGTACGGAAATACATATGTTGGTGTATTCTACATGATAACTGAAGACCGACTCGAATTCAAATACTTCGATAAAGATGGAAAGATTAAGTTCATAATAATCCTTCCAACAGTCGATGACATCGAGGTGTTTCCATTCAGAAGTTTATCAAGTGATGTTAATATCGAACTTCCGGAATTGAAGAAAAATGAGATTCCTGTGGTTTCCAAAGAGGATGTTCCGGTTGAATCTGTTGAACCGGATATGAAATCATTCTATATATGTGACATGCGTGTAGGTGAGTACAAATATCATCCATTATTCGTTCGCAACAATGGTGATCTTGTAATAAATTACGATTTCATGGAAAAGTTGTTATATGATGATAATGTCTTAATTACTATCAGATTAGGTATTAAAGGTCATTCATATGCAACTCATACATTCGAATCAAAAGACGTAAGAATTCATGTTGGTGGAACTACACTGACGGGAAAAATCCTTGATGAATATCGGAATACAACCACATGTGTTGAAATCAGAGCTGATGATTGGAAACGATTGGAATGGGCTAATGTATATATTAAAAACAGAAAGGATGTAACGAATGATCGTATTGACAAATAAACCTCAGACTGAGGAAAAGTATCAGTATTCGTCAACATTCGTTAGTGTTTGTGAGGACGCATATGTTATGCGTCTCCACAGCACTAATCCGGATGAAGATGATATTGATGTAATTATGAATGAGGACGAGTTGCAAAAGATGTCAACCTGTCCAAAAGGTTGTAAACTTGCATATGAGTTTGCATCAATCATGCAAAGTGGTAACCAAATCTACTCCCTGGAAATTGAATACAATAATGGTGAGTATGGAAGTATATACATTGAAGAATGGGATAGATTCAGAGATTTCATCGGTTGGAGTAAAGCAAAACCAAACTGGATGAATACATATTCATACAAAATTCATACATACAAGCAGTCATATATAAAGACGAGACCAATAGTATGTGATATTCCATCCGACTGGGAATACTCTAAAACAATATCATATTTATTGGATCTCTTTAAAGATGATCTTGAGAAACTCAAACCAGAAATAGATGAGAAATACGACCAAATGGAATACGAAGGACAGGAGTTTGAATATACAGTAGGAGGTAATAACATATGATGGTTAGAGTTCATGTGCTCCTCGATCTGATTAGATCAACATGGGAAAAACAAAACGACAGTAATGAAGGTAGATATAGAATTGATATAATTACATGTTCACCGAATGAATATGTCAGTGAACCAGAAGAACATCTCGGAGATCTGATATGTTCATTTGTATCAGATTATAAACCTGAATTGTTTTTGAAGGATACTATATTACAAAAATATGTAAAAGAAATCGCAGCAAGAGATAAAAATTATATATTAATAAGAATCGAGGACTAATAATGAATGCAAATCAAAAAATAGTAAGTAGTTTTGAATACTCTGGAATGGATCTTGACATGTTCAAACAGCATGCTCTCAACTATCTGAGAAGTGAGATTCAGAAATCTAATTTCACAGTATTCCAGAGTGATTTCGGTTTCATGAACAACGACACTCCATTCACACTTGTCATTGGTCGTGATAAAGACAATAACTTCGAGATTGTATGGTGGCTTAACGATTGGGGTACATTCGAAATCGAGACCCCAGTCAAGCACCAGGTCGCGAAGTATTGGAAGCTCAAAACCAAATCCGATCAATTAAATTTACCTGATTGGAAAAAGCACACCGCCAAATCATTAATCAATAAATACGGATGTTTACCATTAGCGAATACATTCGTATTTCAGCATAAGCAGTTAATTCCTGTAAAGGAGCTTGACTATGAGCTCAAGGAATTATTGAAGGAATATGATCTTGGCTTCAACCCAAATGACGCTGGTATTTGGGAAGGTAAGATCGCATGTTTATACAGGGAGGATTTTTAAAATGGAACAGAATTTCATGATCATCGAAATCACAAAAGGACAGCTGGGTGATGACAATGGTTGATGATTCAAAACTTATCATCAGAGGATATGACATAGAGGCATATTCAGTACCAACGATTGCACACATTATGATATTTGAAATTGCAGATTATGCTAGAACAGAGTTAGAACAAGGCGAGACTGCAATATTCCAGACCGGAGAACCATTTTATGGTTGGAAGGGTCCGTTAATGATATATGTGACCAACAAAGGTAGAACATTCGACATCAAGTTGATTGTTTCTGAGAAGACCAAGTTCATTATCGAGACCCCAACAAAAGAACGTGTTGCGAAACGTTGGAAAGTTGATATCCCTGTAAAGCCAAGATATATTAAAGGTAAGAATGCATACGAGCTCATGTGTTTATATCCTGGACTTCCATATCACAAATTAATGCATTATGTTCCAAGACTCGATATCAAACGAATCGATATTGAAACAGAACTGCATGAAGTCCTGACCAACGAACTGTATTATGACAAGGACTTCAAACTGGTTTATCCGTGTCATAAAATGGCGATTATATTCAAAGGTAAAATCGATTAAATATATTGGGGTGGTAATCCCACCCCAGAAAGGAAATACTATGGATTTAATAAAAGTAAAAATAAAAGTATTAACAACCGAGTTATCAGTAGCCGATGTAGATACAAGATTCTGTACACCATCTCAGTTTGAATTAAATGCTACAAAAGATATTATAACAGATCCTACATGGAGTTGGCATCCGTGTTATAGGGTTGATACATATCGATCATTACCACATCACCATGAAGAATATACTGTACATTGTACAAAGCTTGGAACGTTGACAAAGATCAAACAGAACTTCCGTACATCAATGGTAGATCCTGATGCTCCTGTGCTGATGTTAAATGAACTTCAAATCAAGAACTTCATGAAATGGTATGGTGGCACAATAGAGGATAATGAAGGATACATCGTATGGCTGTCAGATGATGAGGATTTCATCATTGAACGTGTATTCCCTGATAAGTCTTACTCAGCATTCTATCCACTCAGAGTGTCTGGTAAATGGTATCCTGATTATCAGAAGTATACTACATGGTGGAAGAAATAAAAAGGCTACCCGGGCATAATGCCCGGGAAACCTCTTGTTATTACATTGCGCTTTGTTATATATTAATTATTTTTTTCGCCGTGATTACTTAACGAGACCAGCATTGCTGTCCGGTACGAGTGCAGTATTCTTAGCAATGATTCTTGCATCAACACCCTGAACAGTGATCATCTGATACTGTGAAGATGTTGTGATAAGAACTGCCTGTCCGCCAGGTGAGTTGATATCCTGGTAACCTGCATTCTCAGGAGAGTTTGTCAGGTGACGAGCAAATCTGAGGTGCTTGTGAGTAATGTGGAACTTATCCATCGGATATGCACAGATCTTCCAGAAGTATTCCTTTGACTTCATGCCAGGCTTGTAGTCAGGATCACTTGTCTGGTATGCATCGATGAGTGTGTATGCAGGAACACGGTTAGAAGCAACAACACGAATCGGAACTGACTCGTCTGTCATTACACCGAATGCATGGTTCATCTTTACACCACCGATTTCTGTAGACTGCTGAGTTGTCCATGTAACGAACTTCTCAAGAAGTCTTGCACTCTTCGGGTTGCTGTAGATAACGAAGCCGAGGTTGTCGAGCTTACCCTTATCGCAGAGCTCATAGATGGTAGAAGCAATTGCATTGTGAAGTGCATTTGTTCTGTACTCGAACGGATCACCAGCGAATGAAGGTGAGATGAATGTAGGATCGAAGTCAACATACTCAGTGTGAGTATAGGAATCAAGATTCCAGATGTTGCTGTCAGCACCATCCCACTCAGCGAACTCTTCGTCGAGCTTCTCAAGGATGTACTGATCCTCGAACATTTCCTGAGCTGTAACAAGCTCCTGAACGAGTCTGTTGTAGAGGTTGAAGTTGAGTGAAGCATTAGCCTCAGCAAAGTCTTCAACTGTGAATGGAAGCTGGAATCTGCAGCCATCACCGATTGTCCACTTTCTGATCTCAGGATACTCACGGAAGCCGATTGTTCTGAGGTTTGTCTCATTTGAAATATAGCCATTGATGTAGAAGCCCTTGATAGTGCCACATGCAGAAGCATTTACATAGCCCTTAACGAAGTCAACAACACCGCTGAGTCTGTCGTCAAATGATGTAGTTACACCAGTAGGCTTGTTTGTTACAGGATCAACAACTGTAAGAACCTGTGTAGCATCGATACCACCGTTGAGGAATACACCACCGTTCTGGATATCAACCTGGATACCACCGCGAGGAAGTTTGATCTTAGCATTTGTAATAGCAGCTACTTGTGAGTAGTAAGTATCAGCAGCCCATGTAGGAGCACTACTACCAGTTACTGCAGAATATGTATCTGTCTGAGAATCGTATGTGTAGTAATCAGTATATTTTGTAGACCAGTCTGCAGGCTCCTCTGTTGTTACAACATATGAAGCAGGAACATCAGCAACAACGTACTTGACGTGGAAGTCATAGCTGAGTCTTGTTCTGGGAGTCTTCACGAAGTTTGTAGGATGATTACCGTTCTCATCGAGGAGGTACTGAGCATCGAGAAGCTGGAGCTTCTTACCAGGTGCAGCAGCGATAGCAGCAAGAGTAATAGGAGTTGTGTCATCCAGACGGAGACCCTTACCTGTATACCAGAGTTTCTTCCAGAGTTCTGTATCAAAGTAAATTCTTGGTGTCTCGTACTCTTCACCAGTCTCATTGTTTACGAGGTACTTTGTGAAGATACGCTGCTCGATGTTTGTTGAACCAGCTGTAGCAACAGGAATCAGATCCTTACCGAGGAACTTGATGAACTGCTTAACGAGTGCCGGGAAGTCGAGAGTTGAGAGAGGAAGATATGTAGATACGTTGTAACTTTCCTGAATGAAGTTGTTAACTGCACCATCCCAAGCTGAAGAAAGCTCGTCTGCAACAGACTCGAGGTGGAGACGCTCAACTTCACTCTCTGTAGGATAGGTTCTGATCTCGTCACAGATAGGATCGAGGTAAAGAGCCTTGTACTCCTGCATGATCTCAGGATGATCGAGCATCTTTCTGAAGTCAACAGTTACGTTGATATCATGTGAATCTTTCAAAGTATTTACAGCGGATTCCAGATAGTTATCAGCAGTTTCTCTGATAGCTAAAAGATCAGACTCTGTAGCATTATTAATCATAGTCTGCTGTTCCTGGAACCAAGAACCACGAGCGGGTACGCGTGCGTATGCCATAATTAAATACACTCCTTATTGTAAATTTGGTGATTTTTTATACTCACCATAGTATTTGTAGTTAGAAAGCAACTAATCTTCATCAGTTTTAACTTTCTTGAGATTTGAATCAATCGAATTCAGCAGAGCAGTATATAAAGCGTTCAGCTTGTTATAATACAATCTGTTCTCTCCATACGCTGTATCTACGAAATCGTTGACAACATAGCTTTGTCCAGTGAACAAAGCTGTTTTGAGGTCGGTGATGAACGGTTGGATTTTATGACTTATATCATACGGAAGAACTGATTGGAGTTTGTCAATGTTCTTCAATATGTTCTCAACCTTCGAGTTGCGATCGATAAACTCTTCATACAAACGTTGATTGAGAATATTACTAGCCTTCTCCGTTATAGAGGTATCATCTTTCTGATCATCCTCATTGTTGTTTTCATCACCAGTGTCACCATTCATCATAGTTTCATCTGAATCCATAGGCATATCGCCCATATCATCAGAAGTCGGAACTGGTCCGACGAGATCCTGATCGCCTGCTGGAGCTGTGTCCGTAGAACCTTGATCTGCAGGAGCAGGTTGTTCATCCATACCAGGATCGAATGGTTCCGCAAGGTCACCTTCTGCTTCCATTACAAATGTAAACAGATCTTTCATTGGATTCACCTCCGAATCAAGCTATACTATTTGGATGGGCTAACTTGGAAGCACGAGCTGTACTAGCCATTTGCATCAGCTTATTTCTTTGACGCATTAACTGATATTTTTCTTTGGTTAAAGCAGGATTGCTATCACCATAACGTGTATGAGAATCGATACTCTCAATTTTATCATTGATAATTTCAATCTCAGTCACAAGTTCATTTTGAACTTCGCCTTTCAGACGGTTCTTATCAATTGCGCTAAGAACCTGACAAGTTGCAATAGCAGCTGCCAAATATCCACTGATGGTAGCACTAATACCAACCAATCCAAGTTTGAGAGCAAGTCTCGATGCTTTATACAGCGCAGTGCGATAACTTCGGCTCTCGACTATTTCGGCTTTCACTTGGTCCTCATTGCGTTTGATCAACGAATCAACAACTTTTGTCATCCATTGTTTAGCTCGTGATACAGGCTTAAGGACAGCTTTTGTAGTGTTTATGCCTTTTTGAACTCTTTGCTTTATCTTTTGCTGACCAGATAAAAGTTTTCTGTCTCTATCCATAGCTCTAGTTAAAGCGTCCTCCTTTGGAGGTGTAGCACCTGCTGCTTCCGATAGGGGCTTTACTGATTCGAGAATGTTAAACATTTCATGAACGGGAATACCGTTCGAAAGTTTAGCACCCGTAGCAGCAATATCTGAAGAAGTGTTGCTATTATTATAATTGTTGGTATATGCGTTGTGGGAGTCTGTAGTAGTGGTATTAGTTGATGTATTATGAGAGTCACGAGTTGTTCGTTTATCTCTTGATACATCTTTATTATGTGATGAATCGTTATGAGAATTGGTCATGTTGTTAGAATCGTTCTGCACATTAGAGTTGTTATTTTCTTCATGTTTGTTCTGAGAATTGTCGGTAGTTGTTTGTGTATCAGTTTTTGTATTATACGAATCACGATTGAAAGAGTTGTTGTACGTGATGTTGTATACAACTGATCTACCATCTTTTCCGATATTGCCATCATATCCTCTACCCAACATTCCTTCAAGACCATCCGATGTATTTGTATCCATTCTTTCATCGATAGAATTTATCAATTCATCATATGGGTTTTGAGGAATTCCTATTGGTAGATTGACATCAGTTGTTGGAGGCTGTTTAGGAGCACCCAGTTCATCACTCATCTTAATGCGTTGACGGATGTAATTTGGAAGAGCACCATCATCACCAGTATCAGTATCAAATTCCTGAATGGCATTATATGATTCACCAATCCAGTTGTCAACATCGATTTGAGAAAGTCCTTCATTGAACATTGAATCGTTCATTGTAGCTATCTCATCATACAAAATCGACTGATATCCTTCGCAATATTGAATATCAAGAAGTGACATGTCTCCGAATTCACGTTCCATGATGGAAGTATATTCTTTGACGGTTTCTGATTTATTCAATCCATTATCTTTCTTCATATTCTCAGTATCATTATACTTCATAGCTTCACGAGAATTCTTGTTGATTCTTGCACGGACTGTTTTGATGAATTCATCAACAGTTCCTTGCTTACTGGGCATGAGATTGTACATCAGAGTCAGATAGATATGAGAATCGAATATATTAAATAATGTAAGAAGAGTGTTATTGTTAATTGAGCAACTCTCATCATTCATAAGATTCAATGTCATGAAGTCTTCAATGAATTTGATTGTTGCTTCTTTGTCAGCTTTAAAGCAACTGAACAGATCATAGTTCTTGAAACGTCCAGCACCTTTATTCTGTTTGATGATAGATTCATATGAATCGGTATATTTCTTCATTGTATCTTTATCTATTTCAGATGAAGATTTCTTTGGGTTGGTTAATGTTTTAACCAGAATGAATGGTGCAACTGTTTTACCGATGAAGTCAGTCATACCTTTATTAGGTTTGCTGAATAACAACATCAAGTCTGCAGTTGAGTTACACTCATTCAATGCTTTAACCATATCCTTTGCAAGTTTGGTGAATTGCTGCGAGATTATCCATTTACCATTTGCATATTTCAGATGTCGGGGTTTATCATGTTCAAAGAAATCAATCTCAGCAGCTTCCTGTTTAGTCTCATCAACGAGAATCTCAGTGTTCTTGAGATCAGCATGTTTCTTGATACGTTCACTCTCAACAACCTGATCCATCTTATCAGGTAACTGAATCTGGTCATTGTTGAATACACCAGATACATACTTCTCAGGATCGAACAATGATATGTTGATGTCATCATTCAATGCAGTTCTGAGTTCATATAACTCAAGAGGTTCTGAGAATAATTCAATTACATCTGCATACTTCGAAGGATTTGTGAACAGCTCAAATGTATAGATACCATTTACAAGCTTTCCAAAATCCTCAAAGTTATTTGAGATGAGTTCGAGTGCTTTGCAACCGATAACAGCATAAACCTTATCTGCTAAAGATTCAGGTAACTGACTCATGACATCTGGACCATTGTACTCACCTTCATGAGATGCAATGTCTTCAATCATTTCATTCAGTTTGCTACTGTCTTGGACTAATTCTGGATCAACATTATTCAACCAACTCAGGATACCAAGTAAAGTTCCATCAAGCTGTATATCAGATTCTACAGTTGGGAAGTTTTTCTTTGTGAAGTTGGAAGCAACAAAATCATTGATTGAATTGATTGCAGTTCCAACATTATCAAAGTATTCTTTATTGATGATAATCTTATCCATTATCTGATCCCCCTTAAGATTGAAAGGGCTTCTCTTCTGATGTCACTCTTAAGAGGAATGATGATCTTGGATGTGTCTGCTTGTTCCATTATAATGGAAGCATCTTTGGAGATTGTCATAATCTCATTTGGAGTTATTTCAAATGACTCACAAACAACTGCCATGTTCTCATCCTGTTCACAGCAATACTTTGCAAGTTCCTGAAGGAATACAACTCTTCCTTCACCTTCGTGGTGTGGTTCGTATGATTCCTGATGAACAGCTTCGATATCTGCAACAGCTTCCTGATGTGATGGAAAATCAACCATGTCGAATGTGATAACCTTCGATACTCTCATATTCGGAGCATTCATTGGAGCATTAGGAATCATGGTTCCCATAAGTCTCACACTGAACGCAGGAACACCACCAAGATCGATGATCTCTGATGCAACAGCTCTACCGCACTCTGTAGATGGATGTGTTGTGATTGTAGCTTTATACAGATCACCAACGAATTCGTCATCACTTATGAAATGAGATGTTCTCATTGGTTCTGGAATTGTCATACGAATATCGGAAAATTGCTGTCCCTTGACTTCTGGGTTTGGGTGATTCAGCTCGCCTCTCCACATCGATCGCTCCTTGAGATTGTTAATACGTTCGTCGTTCTGTATGACATTTCGTGCATTCTCTTTGTCATATCTACGATGCATACGGTTCTGATGACCGAATGACCAAAGTGGAGACTTGAACACACAATATGGAAGACCGTTGCAAGAAGTCTTGACAGTAAGACCTTTACGTTCAAGACCAGAACTGATAGGAGCTTCCTGTACAAAGCATGAAGTCTCATACTTGTTGGTCTGTGTACTCTTAAGCATATGATTCAACTTCTTTCTTATTAGATTTTCAACAACCATAATTGTCATTGAATGTTATCCTTTTGTCACAAAAAGATTTACGCATCCGGGGATATCCCCGGATGTTTTTTCGATAATAATGTTATTCCATATTTATATTATTTAAGTGGAATACACAAACGAACTATTCTCATTGGAGGTGAGGATTATGGATGAAATAATCATCATTAATGATTCTACAATGTCCCAAAGCGACGTTGAAGAGAATATCCGTATTTGGCTAGACTAATAACCAAATACACACCGACAAAACTTTCCGGATATCATTGAGAAATCCGTCATACGAAATAAAACCATTAACATCGTTTGTGTATTCCAACTTATTAGATTTGTAAATGTATCATGATATTTAAATAGTATGATATACAATGACAATCTGATATTATTATATTACGAAAGGAAATGATTATATTATGAAAACATCTGAAAAGGCATGGCAATTAATTAACAAATACTTTAGGTATCTTTCATCATCTACTGAAATTGAGGAAGATGCTGCAACAGCGTCAAAATTGATATCGGTCGTCCGGAGAAGTGATGATGCCATATACCAGATGATTGGAATCACATCTGACACACAATCCGGAGAAAAAATATTCCAGTTCAAATCACTTAATCCCATTATAAAGAACCATAATGGAATCGCGGGTTGCTCGATGGAGTATGATTATTGTGAAATCACTGAATCTGAATTCGATGAAAAGTTCTACACATATGAAGATTGGGAACATGGATTCTTAAATCTCACTATTGCAGAAATGAACAAAGAGATTTTTAAATTCCTTCACCCATATTTCATAACAGCTAAACAGGATTGGACATTTGAGTTATCTTGTAAGGGATCTATAATGAGCATAAAATTCTGGGGTTATGGGGCTTATAAATATGAAAAACTAGTGATCCGTATTGACAAAATAAACAAAGTGCAAATAAAATTATATGGAGATGGACATAATGAATCTATTACAGTTTTCGATTATGACAATAAGGTCACTAAAATTAATCCAGTTCCATATGGAACACTTATTGAAGAAGATATGGTGAAACTCTGTGGCAAAGTCACAGAAGTTATGAGAAGAAATCCAATCAATAAACGCGAGGGGTATGATAAGAGATGAGATCAGTAGCAATCCATGTGAAAGAGAGTTGCATTCGTGCATTTGAGAATTACATCAATGACGACCGATTTAAGGAACAACTCCAGAAAGGTGTATTCATTATGAGTAATCTGTTCGATGAAGGTGATACTCGTAATGAGTTTGGTAAAGTGGTTGATATACAGCATGAAGACGGTACTGATGAATTCGATCTTTTATATCAGCAGAATGAAATGTATGAGAATTACTGGATCGAATGTGTGACACCTGTGTTGGATGTCGATTGCACCAGTAGTGGTGTTGTACTTGATAATGATTACTTTCCTACTGAAGAGAATTTCACAATCAATCGTATTGTGAAATTCTTTCCAACATTCTTAAGAAGTCATAAGTAATTACAAGCTCCCCATTACGGGGAGCTTCTTTTTCTTGTCTATTATTCTTACATTCCATATATACATCATTATTATGGACAATACGAGAGTATTGTTACATTATATGAAAGGATGTGATATAATGAAAGTCTTCAGACTCGATGATGGCTCGACAGGTCTGGAACTTGATCATGGTGACATGGATAAGTATCACGTAATCATTCAGAATCTGTTAGCTATCCCAAACCTGTCGGAAATTCACTTTAAGAATTTGACAGGTAAGGAAGCAATGCAAGTCCGCCAGTCATTATGGAGATTCGTAGAAGTGTCAGATTTTTACGACATCGACATTACACTTAGAAGAAAGGAAGAGATATAAATATTATATGTGCCCCATTACGGGGCACATATTTTTTGTTATGCAAATGATTCTGTTACAGTAACATTACCCTGATTGATAATATCCTGAATATGTTGATCGACATCTCCAGCACGGTTAGGATCATATGTTGAAGAAATTCCTTCGTTTTCGATGTCTGTTTCTAACATCGATGAGAAGTTATTCTTGATCCATGTGAGATATTCTTTAACAGCAGGATCGAGACCTTTCTGTTTAAGAGCATTCTCAGCAAGCTTTGCAGCCGCATGGTTACGTTCACTATTGGTTGGATATGGAACTCTCAGAATTGTAAACATTTCTTTTTCAAGTTTTGCAAGCTCATTAAGTTTCTGAACATTGTTTACTGTATTAGGTGTGAAGTTCTTACTATGTCCCTTAAGATTCTTGATATAGAATGTTAATGGGAAATTGTAAATACCAGCAAACATATCAGCCCATGATTCTTCAAAAGCCTGACCGTTCTTATACGCATCATCAAATAATTTCTCAGTTGATTTGTTAATAGCACAAATTCCAGTTCTAGATAAATTAATGAAGCTGATTATGAATAAGAATCCGGAAATACCACCAGCTGTTGACATTAATGCCAAACCGAGAATGAATGATATAACTGCTGATACGAGAGCGAGAAGTGGGCTTTGAGTAAACTTCTTAAACTTCTTTAGTCTGGAAATATGTTTGCGATACTCAGCAATGAGTTTATCGATATCATCTTCAGACATTTCAGAAGCATTGGTTTGATCAACGAGATGCTTGATATCAGCTTTCTGCTGTAATGATGTAAGTAACATCATATACTTAACAAGAGCTCTGCGTTTCATAGGATTCTTCAGATTAACAATATCGAAGTTTCTCAAAGAATTAACATACTTTGTTGCGATCTCGCGTTTACGTTTTGCAGATCTACAAGAAGCCATGAGTGCAATTGTAGCAGTTGTGTTTACGATGAATGAATCTGTAACAGTTCTGATCGAATCTGCAATACAATGGAATATTTCATGAAGTAATACGGAAACGACGGTTTGACCGAACAACTTTTGGTCAACTGGAGCATCTGAGAACAAACCATAATTCTCAACAGCACACCAGATTGACATACCGTTGAGTTTGAATCCTTTCGACTTAGATACCATAATCTGCGTCTTATGTTCATCTTCTTTATCGAAAATGTGAACACCGGCATTTTCATAATCCTGATCACGTTCTTTAAACCATTTGATTGAAAGATGACAATCGAATTGCTCTTCAAGTTCACGAACAGCTTTATGATAGTTAGGATTGTTTATGAATTTTGTAATGTCAATATCTGTAGAGAATTTGACATTACTCTGTTCAGCACGAGCTTCATTGAAATACTTTACAGCTTTGAGTATGTGTTTATTATCAAACTTCATATGTTTGATATCTTCAGGTTTGATGATTTTTTGCTTTGTCTGTTTAGCTTCCTGGTAGAATATTGAATCAGTAGGTTTGATATCAAATCCCATTTCTGAGAATATATCATAACCAAGATGAACAGAGTTATCATATTCAGTTATCAGATCAAGTAAATCATCTGATACATCAACTGATTCACCGACATCAGTCATTTCTGGTTCAGGAGTATTATCAGCTGGAGCTGCATCAGAAGTGATATCATCAGAATCTGAGAAATAAGAATTAACATCTTCTTTCTTCTTAGAATTGTCATCAGATTTTTCTGGGATCTCTCCATTACGTTTCAGGTCAGCAACTTTCATCAAAGCACTTTTTGTCATTGGACGATCAACGATTCCAGAATCATAAACGATGATTTCGTCACCTTCATCAGTCTCGAAACGTTTAACAACTTTACCTTTATTTGGATCGCCATTTGCAACAGCTGTGTCAAACTTACTCTTCTCAATAGCATTAGACTGGAAGTCATTCAACTTACTGTCAACTCTCTGAGAAATGTAATCCAACACTGAACCTATTGCACATACGATGGATTGTGTATTTGCATTGGCATTCTTTCTGTTCGGTGCAATGATAGTATCATTGACAACCTTGATAGATTGCTGTGTATCATCCTGAAGTATATGTGATGGTGGTATACAATACATTGCACCAACAGCTTCAAGTGCTGTGATTAAATCAGGAGATTCATTAATCACTTTCTCTATCATTTCCTTATTGAGCATTATTTCCACCTCCATTATTCTGTTCCTCGTTAGGTTTTGAGTTCGGAGTACCTTCTTGCTTATATGCTTGAACGATGTCTCTGTATACTGAATAAGATTCCTTGTAGAATTTATTCGATATTACATTCGCTGCAGTTGCCGCATAGATGTTTGCAAGCTTCATAAGAGCTTCTTCAGCATCAGTTAAACCCTGAGAATCTTGTTGTGGGTTGTTTCCATTCTGCTGTTGATTCTGTCCTTGCTGTTGATTCTGTGTTTCGATACGTTTCTTAAGTGCATCTGCAGCTTTAGTCAATGAATCAGATATGGGTTTGAGCTGTTTAAGAGCGTTCTCAGCTTCAAGAATATTCTCACACAAATCAAGGAACATTTTGTCAGTAACTGGTAGAGCCTGATTATTATTCTGAGGAGTTTGCTGCTGCTTATCATACAGAACAAAGTTCTCAACTTCCTGTTTCATCTGTTCATCAGACATCTGTGGATCGATCTTCATTCTCAGATCCTGTGGAAGTGCTTTGATAAATAAGTCCGTTGCCAGATGACCAGCTTGTATATTTCTAGTCTTAGCATCGGTGACAGAATTAGTCAAGTTTGTTATTGCATCAACATCGAGATGTCTGATCTTTTCAAGGTTGATATTGTACATCGGGAAGTTATTTACAGTGATATTGAAGTTCTTGGCTTTAAGAGCACCAGCAATTTCTTCATTGGTGGCTTTGTTATTCTTTACCCAAGTGATTTCCAAACGATGCATGTTGAGGAACTTCGGAGCAATATTAGCAAGCTGATCATGAATCCAACGAATCAATGCTGAGATTCTTCCCTGAAGCTTCATTGAAATATTCTTGGCTTTGTTCTGAAGAGTATTATTATCTCTACCAACAACATTGACCTGTGGTTTAGCAGCTGTGTTGGCTTTGTTCTCACCCTGACCGGAATTTGGCTGTTGGTCATCAACTTCCATAACGAATGATTCTGTATACAGATATCCAGGTATCATTGTATTTGGCATACTATCAGAGTTATCAACAACGAGTGTGTTGTTATGATAGAGCTTGAGTATACATCTTGTGAGTATCTCACCAAGTACAGCAAGAATATCTTTAGTGATTTGATTATCATCAATCTCGTTATTTTTGTATGCTGAAATGATTCCAAGCATTACATTTCCAACATTGATGATGTGGTTTGCGATCTCTTCATTCTTGGAGAGATGTTTGTCGCCGTATATATGATATATAGTATCCAGAGTATTAAGTATTGGATGTGTTGCCTGATTACCTGGATTATCACGACGATAATTTCCATCGTAGAACAGATCACCATATACAAGTTTATCCAACCAATTTACATCAGTATGGAAATCAGCCACTTCATATGGATCTTCGTATGTACGCTGTCCGGTCTTCTGATTGATCCATGAATCACCAGGCTGTTTGAAAGTATCACGCCTGTGCTTAAGTAACATTGGAACTATCGAACTAGCACCAGGAATGTCACATATAGTATTGAGATTCACATACTTGATCAGGAGCTGTGCAATAGGTGACTTCGGATTCTTGATGATGTAATAGAGTGCTGAAGCCACATCATGGAAATCAGGAGTCATATCAGCAAGTACAAGTTCACGGAAGTTACAACCGAATGGAATCTTAGAACGAAATACTCTTGTATCTGTCTGAAGAAGACAACATTCAGTCACTGTAGATTCTTCATCAGACTTTGTGTTGTATGATGACTTAGGAACAACGTAGTTCTTCATACCACATATTGTGATAGTATTCAATGTAACTGCAAAGATGATGAATGACTGAAGGATTCTTGTGAATGCAGATGCTTTGAGTGGTTGAGAAAGTTGCCATACTGGATCCTTATCAATGATACCGGGAAGTGCTTTAACAATGTTCTTCATTACACCAGAGAAATGAAGATCATTTACTTTCTTCAGATCAGCTTTGATGTTCATCTTCTGAATACCAATTTCATAGTTTGACTTCAAGTATGTTGGGAATACTTCATTATGAGCGATAGTGAGAAGATCATCAAGCATGAAGTCCTTGACATCTACATATGATTGGGTGAATGCACCGAGTACGTTTGTTTCATCAAATGGAGTGTCACCGTGCTCTTCAAGGAATCTGTATACAGATTCAACTGCAAATTTCTGCATATCATCAATGTTGTATTCAAGCATTCCAATGCGGAATGATTTTACAAGATTTGATGTAAATGTAGAAATGTCATTTGGTGTGATCAGACGAACTGCATATTTATTACTGCAATATCCGTATTCACAATCAGCTGAAGAATGTACGGCTTTGTTGAGTTGGTCCAATGCTGTCTGATAAAGTTTCATTGCTTTTTCAAACTTCTCATTGAAATGATCAGTGAACTCAAACTTTGGACGTGTGTCCTTTTTGTCCATTATATTATTCAAAACAATCAGCTCCTTTTATAAAATTTAATCGTCTGGGTTCAATATAGTTTCGAATCCCAATGTAGATTACATCCTCGTTTTTATCAACTCATCAATAAGTCAGGGATATTCCATTACCATCTTCCCTATGATGGTCCTGACTTGATAACTCCAATAACTAAAGCGTTTGTTTGTTTAATGTCGACCCCGGGATTACCCGGGGTCATCATTTTTCAGTCTTCAGTAAATTGAGCTCTAACGAGTCCTGTATTATAGTAAGCTTCTGATACAATATCAGTCTTAATACCCATTGCTTTCAAGAACAAGTCAGTCTTAAGCAATGTGGGTTTATCAAGTGAATTGGTTTTGATATCCGCAAGTTTACAACTACCCGATTCAGATATCTTCTCAAGCATGTTTTCATACTCGATCATGTTATCACCACGAACACCACAAATCTCGGACAGAACATTATCAGCTCCAATACCAATAAGGATTTCATTCTCGATTCCAGAGAATGTACCACCTTTGGATTCACCCTTAGCAATACCTGTAAGATCATCACGATCCAAGTCATTAATTACACCGGTTGATTTTTTGGTCTGGAGTTGTTGTACAGTCTTGATATTGAGATATCCAACCAGTACAGGAGTACGAGTTCTGATTGGACGATTTGGGTTTGATGATACATGTGGAAGATATACGTACTCGTACAACTTGAGATTCATAGCGTCTGCAGCTTTCTCAATGTTCTCATATTTGAGAGTCTTGCGTTTATCATACTCTTCAATGTCAAGTCTGATATTAGCTTTTGGATCTGCTAAGAACTGAGTAACCCATTGTGTGAACTCAGCATCATTCATGTGAGAAAATACCGCACGATATTTATTAGCATTATCTCCAGAAGGATCCATAGCATTTAATGTACGATATATGAGAGTCTCAATTTGACCACGCTTAGATTTTATATCAGCCATTTATATCACCTCTTAACCGATAACACCCTTCTGTATAATGTAACCCTGATTTTCAATTTTTGCAGGTGTGATAGGTGTATTATCATCTATGCGATTAGTTTTACAATCAAATACGTTTTCAAATCCAAGAGTCTTTGCAGGTATTGATTTTATATTAGGATATACGCTCATATCTCGTATATCAACTATAAATTTCGAATCTTCATTCGTATTGAATTCAAGTCTTTTAGTTCCAACATTATAGTCTCTATGTTGATAACCTTGAGCAATTCCTTGACGGTTCATATCTGTGACTTTATTGAGCATGTCCGAAGCAGTCATACCTCTACCAGATGTATTACCGTTAACCTGACGCTTCATATCCTTTGTAATCTCAACACAATCATTCAGAATAACCGCTTGAGTTTTAACAGATTGATTCATCAATTGCTGTCTGACTGAACTTGTAGCAGTTTGTGCATTGTTTGCAGCTTGATTAGCTTGTTGTAATGATTGATTTACAGACTGATCGATTTTTTGCTGTTGTTCTTGAATCTGTTTAATCATTGCTTGGAAATCACCAGCTTTAATTGTCACAAATCCATCCTGTTGAGTTGGCTGAGATGTTTGCTGTTGGGTGTTTGGTTGATTCTGTGGAGTTGGTTGTGTAGGATTCTGCGGTGTTGGTTGTGGGGATGGTTGTGGAGTAGGTTGTTGTGGAGTAGGTTGTTGAGATTGACTCAACTCTTGTTGCTGTTTTTCAAGTAAAGTCTTTTTGATCTGTAAAGCTTTCATCTTCTTTTCAATTTCAGCAAGCTCAGCTGCGATCTGTTTAAATTCTTGCTCATTCTGCTGATTATCAGGTTGACTCAATGCTTGAACAGCTCTCTGGTTCACTTGTGTGTATTTTTGAACTTCCTGTTGAAGTTGCTGTGTCTGTGGTGGAGCTTGTACCTGGGTTTCAGGTGGTATCTTCTTTGTGTTGAGAACTACAAAGTTTGACGCTTTCTTACACCAACCAAGAAGTTTATTGATACCATTCTCAATCTTGTTTGAAAGATTTTGAACAAAGTTATCATTTGAATTGTTTGTAGCATTGCTGATTTTCTGACCAACTTTGTCAACAGCTGCGTTACCTTTCTGAATAGCATTATCAAATCCTTTGTCAATCTTTTGACCAACATTTGATACGCCTTGTGTAACAGCTCTTCCAGCTTTCTGGATATTATCTTTGAAACCAGCTTCCATGCAATAGAATTCCATCACATATTCTTTTTCATATGATTTCATTAATGCCATAAGCACGTTATATTCAGACTCCAGAATTACGTATTCTATTTCCATAGTCATAGACATATAGATTCCTCCTTATATAAATATTTTATTTGAGTATAATTGGTTGAGTTCATCGAATGAAACTCCAATTACAACTTTCTTTGATTTGGAACCGATTGCCATTCTGTCACTGCCTTCAATCTGTAATATCAATGCAGGATTTCCTTCAAGCTCGTCAATAATACAATCAATGGTGATATCGGTTATTGACAAACGATTACACTGTTCCTCAAGTTCTTCCCTGATCTTCTTAGGAATAGATTTATCATCAGCATATTCGAATAAATATGATTCGATGTTGATACCCAATTCAGGTATCGATGGATACTGACCTGGTTTCATTAATAGGAGCGTCAGTATGATGTTCACAGCCATTTCGAATGTGGAGATGACTTTTGGTTTAGAAGCTGAATCATATCCCATAGTTGCATCATAACCTAAGGTCTGAACAGATGATGGATACTTTCTATTGATCTCTTGGAGCGTAATACCTTTTTCATCTAACATAATATCATTCCTTTCTTATGACAGGGATATTATCTATCGATACCAGTTCCGTCAGTTGTCGTTTCAACAATGCATCGTCTCCACTACCAGGGGTTACATCCCATTCTCCATTGGTTTCATGAGCATTATTGAAATATGTTGCTTCGAAACAGTCAAATGCCCATTTACATAATGACTTAAGGTCAATTTGCGGAATTGAGCCATCAACTAAATCGGATTGTCTAATTGTATAACCAAACGATGTCCATATTTCTCGACCAGTAGCATCACGACCATATTTAATATGATCACCACCATAACTTTTATTCACACCTAAGTCTTTATCAAACTCACCACCAAATTCTCTACACAAATCACCGACATACGCGCTTACCATTATCCAGCAATATCCATTTTGACAACTGTATTTGAATTGGTAAGATCCGCGTTCTGGGTCTGCACGAACAGAATGTTTAGCAGCACTGCTAGATGTTGCTAGGAATGCACAAGCGCTTTTAAAGTCGGTACAAAGTGTTCTAATGCTGATATATTTTCCACCTTGAACCGATCCATTTGGAGTTCCAACTTTTTCAAAAGATTTCTTTAAATTCTCAATAATATATTTCGTTTCTTCAAGAGATTTATTAGTTGAAATCTGTTCTGTTATATTCTTATTAGCTTTAGCAAGTTCTTCAAGAATTTCCTTACAACGTTGAACATTTGCAATATTCTTCTCGTTCTCAGCTTCATCGAGATATTGTTGAACGGTTGTTGTCATCTTTTCAACAGCTTTCAAATAATCAGCAAGTGTTTCATTGGATGCTTTTTCAAGATTACCCATAGAATCTTTCAATTTTGAAAACTCTTCTGAACTTTCATCTATGAGCTGTTTCAAATCTCTGAGATCAGGTTTCGGATCAACTGGTTTGGAATCATCTTTACCGAATAAACGTCTTATCTTCTTTCTGATCCAATCAATTATTCTACGACATAATGCAACGAGTCTTTTCAGCAAACCTGGTTTAGATTCACCATCAGCTTCCATATAATAAGATTCCATAAGGAATTCTTTTTCATATGATTTTGATAATGACATGAGTACATTGTATTCTGATTCAAGAACAATATCTTGTATATTCATTATCAATCACTCCTTTTTTAATTCATCACGTATCATTTCACATATCACTGAGGCATCTTTGCCTTTCATATAGAAATCATACAATTTCTCAATCAATAATGTCAGTATGATTGATGTTGACTGTGAAGCATTTGCAAACACTAATTCACTTGATAATGATACATTAGATCTCATTATCGTTAATAAGTATTCATCTGATTTATTTGATATATCTCCTTTAGTAGATAATGTAATCACTTCTGGAAATCTATCAATTATCATCTGAATGGTTTCATGTACTTTACTCATATAATCACCCCTATTCAGGACGATTGTTTGGTGATTCAACATATTCATTATCGAACTCATCATAGTTCTTATCAAGAATCTTGATGTAATGCATTCCAGTTCGTTTGCATTCATTTCTCATCATTTGGTCTTTTCTTGCTTCGATATCACGATTATGTTCCATGAATGATGTGTTGAAGTTACCTTGTTTAATCTCAACATGGAGATTCAATGATGGAATGAAGAAATCTGGAATGTACAGATGTTTGGTTCCGTCTCCCCATTTGTAATGGAAATCTACTGGGGATGGAGCAATGATATCATCAGGACTCCAGTCCATGCTCTTGAGATGATTCAAGAAATCAACTTCGTAATTACCGATAACTCTGAACTTATGATTCTCATCCCATACATAATCACGAGCATCAGCATGATTCATCATCATCTTACGTTGTTGAGCTCCATCATTCAACAGATGTTCTTTTCCATACACATTAACCATTCTCGATTTCATCATCTTGACGTAAGCTTCCTTACATTTCGGATCATCACAAAGTCGAGCATATTTTAATGTATCATCATTGAATGCGACTCTACGTTTACGACACATCAAACACAAACGTCCCATCGGTTTATTGACGAATAATGAATAAGCAAACTCGTATCCATCATCACAATCCTGAGGAATTTGGTCATTGTGTTTATAAACAACATGATCACAATACTTATGTTTATCATCAAATGATCTGTCACAGAATAAACATTTTACTCTACGACTCATAGTCAAACCTCCTTTAATAAAGAATATTATAGTTTGGTCTCAACCAATGTGTAATCTATCTCTGATAGAATTAAACTAACGAAAGTGGTGATATTTAATGAGAGTAAATGTAATGGGTAAAGGTGTTTGCCCTGTTCTCGGTTCGATCTTGCCAATCGTAAATGTTGATATTGATGAAGGAACACTTCTGAGACTTGTTAACACACGTACAATCCGTGTATTTGATGCAATCACAGGACTTCAGATTACATCAAGAAATTACAAGAATATCATAATGTCAAGAGTAGTAGCTCCTAAGGCACAGGTTGAAACACCCGTTGAACCCGTCAAGGTCTCTCCAAATCCATCGACTGCTAAGAAGAAGTCAACAAAGAAGTCAACCAAGGAAGAGGCTCCCGCAACAGTGGAAGCTGTACCAGAGGTTGCTGCAGAGGAGACTCCTTCCGAACCTGTTGAGGCTCCAGTAGAAGTGCAGTCAGAGCCCCAGCCAGAAACTCCTGAAACAGAAACTCCAGCTGAGACAACAGACACAACCGACGATACAACAGAAGATTCGTCAGCTGAGACTGAATCAGAAGATACTGAGCAGACCACATACTCATCAAAGAAGAAGAAGAGAAGATAAGATAGGGCGGGGTTAACCCCGCCCAATTCTTTTATGTCTCAAAAAACCAAACCGTAAAATTATACTTTAAAGAAGGTGATAAAATGGATGAATTCATAAATGAATTTGATTTTGGTATTGATGAAGCGATGACATTTATAATGGAATCTGCTGAAACGAATCTCAGATTGAGAAAAGAAATCATCGAACCAATCATGAAGGTTCTTGATACCAAAAAGGGTTCTGATGAATATCTGAAGTTTGGTACTGAATTTATTGAAGCTAATGCTGAAATGCTTGCAAGAGAATTTCCAACTAAACGTGTATCATTCCCAAAGAAATACGTTGATAATATATTCAGTGTATTTGGATTTGATAAAGATGAATTCAAGAAAACATTCAAAGAATTATGTGCTGATATCAATGGTAGTGACTTCAAGACTGTAATGGCTACTCCAACGAACATAATTCATACGATTGTTTTATTCTATTCAGATATCACATACAATCGTTATGTTAGAGACTCAGCACGTCAACAACTTGCATTGACTGTCTATCACGTTATGTTCAATAAATTCTATCATGGTTTACCAGATGAGAAAGTCATGGCATATACATATCTTCATCTTAATAGAAACTGGGCTATCATTAAAGCTGAAGATATGATGACATGGATATCTGATATGGTTGATTCTGCATATGGATTCTATAAAACCCAACTCACACTGAATACTTCTGCACACACAATCATCAAGTTCTTGAATAGACTCAGAGCACAGATGCGTCAGTCAATGGCACAACTTGCAAATGTTTACTTTAAGAATCAGACTGAAGGCAATCGTGTTAATGAAGATTCTACAACTGGAGACAATGAATATATTGTATCTGATGATACATCTCAAATCCGTAGTAAACTCATGCAGTTGTTGAAACGTGGTGATACTCTGTATACTACTGAAAGTAATTTGTATACTGGAGTTGGCAGACTCAAGAATGTTTCATCAAAAGCATTATTTGAATTAGCCCAGCAAGTATCTCATAGAGATATCAGTGAATTGATTGATTTAATATTCTACGTGTTCATAGTAAAAGAAGGACATAAGGTTGAAGAAATCAATTCATCTGCATACATCGGTGAGATAACAAACTTACCAACCAAAGTTGATCGTTGTATTCCTGGAAAACCTATCATTGCTCCATATGTAAAGAAATACAAGGTCAAGAAAGAATTGATCGTCGCATATATCTGTCTTATTGCAACATGGATAATGATGAGGATCAATGACGTTACTAAATAAAAGGAGATGATAATATGGCTAGAGCATTAGGCGATTTGAGTCCTGCAGTTGGTGGTGATGGTGTTATCAACGAAGATGATCTTCAAGCATATCAGGATGCCATTGATTTAAACAGAATCCATTCGCATTGGGATAACGTTGAAGACCCTGAAGATCCTGGTCATCGTATTAACAAAATCATTGACATCGATAATGGTGGTTTGTTAACAGATCAAGCTCGTGTTGCATCATTACACAGAACTGGATTTATATCCAATATCGATAAACTTCTGATTTCATCTTTTATTAATGATCCACAAGGTGAAACTCTTGAAGCACATATCAATGCTATAGATTCAAAGGAAGTTATTCCTGTACCGGATCCATCCGTTAAGACTCTTGAAGAACTCAGAAGAAATATCACTGATCATATTCAAGAACTTGTTATCTTCCAAGCTCAAGCATTTCTTGAATTGCAGAAGACGGGACCTTCAAGCTTACACGACGTTGAACAGAAGATGCAACGTGTATGGGCTGATGCATATAAGTATGATTATGATACAGCAGCTCAGACTGATGCTAACATGGAAGCTGCATTAGAAGTTGATGGAAGCAAATATCCTGAGGATGATGGACATAAGAAACTCCCACAGAACATCTATGGTCTCATCGATAGTATCATCAGAGCTCTTACAAAGGTTCAGCTTGATAATGTAATATCAGAATATTGGAAACCTAGTGAGGCTCCTACAATATCAGATCCACCTACACCCGAGCAACAGACTAAAGTTATCGATCATATATGGAATGAAACAGGTGTCGAGAAAGGTCTTTCATTCTACAATGAATGGAAGGATGTTGAACCTTCACCAGAGCCAGGACCAGAACCGACTCCTACTACAGACTTGGTACCTCCAATTCCAACAGCAGCAGCACTAACTGGAGATCTTGCTACATGGGTTTCTAATTCAGCAAATGCATCAGATCTTCAAGCAGTCATCGATGCTCAACATCCACATCAGATTATTACATGTGCATTCAAATCTGGTGTTACAAATGCATCTACAACGAAATCTGTTGAACTTACATGTTGGCAATATTCATCTGGTACATGGGCAAAAGCTAAGGATAAAGATGGAAATGATATGGAATTTACCGAAGGCTGTTATGTAGGTGATGCTGGTATCTTCCCAGTATCAGAACTCAAAGAAGGAGATAATGCTAAGAAAAATAGAACTCCAGCAGGTGCATTCCAGCTTGGTAACTATACAACCAATACAGACGAGGTTGGTGCATTTGGTATTGATACTGCTTGGGGAACTGAAACACCTGACATGCACTATCGTGTTTTAAATGCTAATAATGTACACTGGATTGATCGTGATGGTTGGCTTGCTGGTTTGAAAAACTGGTACAACATGTTTGCTAACTGTGATGGTCAACGTGCACTTATTCAGTATAAACGTTTCGATTGGGATACAGGAGTTTCAGGTGGTGTTGCTGATAAAGATGGTAATAAGTATTCAACTGCAAGTACGGAATTCAAGTATGGTCAGTTCTATACAGTTTCACCATTAGTAGATTCATCAGAATATAAAGAAAATCTGTATGAAGAAACTTCGAGTTATGGAAGTAAATATTCTTACAACCATGCAGTTGTTATCAGATTCAATATGCCACCACATGTAACTAGACCAGTATTGCCAAAAAACACAGATGAACAACAGCCAGCATATACATCTGATGGTATTGGTGCTGGATCGGCATACTTCTTACACACATCCAATGGTTCAAATACTGGAGGATGTGTATCTGCAAACGATAACGATGTCGTGAAGATAATCAAGTGGTTGAAGCGTAATGATAACCCTTACATTCTCATCAGACTTCCCTCAGGATCATAATGAAAGGAGTTGAATATTATGGCTAGAATATTTGGTGATTTCAATGACGATGGTACCGTAGATGCAAGAGATTCATCTGCTATCGGTGGTTATGTCACAACTCTTAAGAAATGTGGAACTCCTGAATCTATACCAACTCAAGAGGATATTGATGCTGGTGATGTTTTGAGATTTGGTAAACTCAATATGTATGATTCGAAAGCTATATTGACAGTATACGCAATTGACAGTACACTAGAAAGAGATTGGGTTTGTCCAAAAACAGAACCATCTAACTGGGCTACAGCATATAAGAAGTTTTATTACACTGATCCACAGACTCAAGAGAGAAAACCTATGAGTGCAATGACACAGTGTCCTTCATTCGATCCTGGTGGAACTGGTTATATCGGTCCATATTGGATCCATGGAAACTTTGCAGCTAATGTATTTCCTAAGAAACATAATGAGGAACATGATATTGATTACATCGATATCAGTAACTACATATCTGATTTACCATAACTCACAAGTAATCTCATTAGCTAGACTTCCAATATAGGTAGCCGTTGGAACCTCCTTTGAAAACTAATGGGATTTTAAAATATATACACCCCGGTTTCCCGGGGTGTTTTATTTTCTCTTTTTGTATTTATATCATTATGGTGTACGAAGGAACTCATTTGTACAAAAATTTATCTAGGAGGTTAATCATTATGGGTGTACAGAATGACAGTAATTTTGAAGGAAGCGTATTTGAGAAATCATTGAACTTTCATAACAAGGATAAGAGTATCGATGACAAACTCAAGGAGCTTCCTAAGTCTGATGGTGCATGGCAAAAATGTATCGATGATAACATCGTACCAACTAACCCAGTATATACTGGTGAAGCTAAGGAGGAACCAAAGACTGTTAAGAGACCATCAAAACCTGAATATTATCTCAACATTGCATCAGTGGTTGCAACACGTTCTACATGTATACGTAGAAAGTTCGGTGCTGTAATAGTAAAGGATGATACAATCATATCAACCGGATATGCAGGAGCTCCTCGTGGTCGTGAGAATTGTTGTTCCAGAGGAGAATGTTTCAGAATGGAAAACAATATCCCAGCTGGTACAAGATATGAAGTATGTAGATCTGTACATGCTGAAATGAATGCAATCATCAACGCTGATCCTATAAAACGTAAAGGTGCCACAATGTATCTTGTGGGTCTTGAGAATGATGGTTCATATACAGAAGCAGATTGTTGTTCAATGTGTAAGAGAATGGTAATCAATTCTGGAATAACAAAGATGGTATTCCGTACAAAGGACAAAGGTGTTAGAACAGTGGTTGTTAATGAATGGATTGCAAATGATGATTCATTAACTATACATGAGGGATATTGATATGAATGAATTTGAAAAGTATTTGAAAGAACATCACATTGAAAGTATCGGAACTCCTCCTCCGGATTTACGTAAAGTATTTCCGGAAGGAGCAATGATGTTCAATGTAACATATCGAAGACATCCTGAAGAATTTGAAGTTGTGTATCTTGATCCAGCGACTAATCGGTTAGAGGTTGCATACATTCCTGCAATTGTAGATATCTGGTTTACTAAACCCGAATTCAGATATACAATGAAGGATTCATGTATTGAGCCATACTTCAAAGACAAGATGAGATATCAACACAAGGATGATGATGCATATCAGATACCACAGATAGAACTTGATAAAACTTATCGAGTTTGGTGTAAAGTATCTCAGATTCCAAAGATGATATATCAGCACGCTGGTAAAGCAAAGATGTATTCTGAAGATGGCTCACATCTGATAGATACAACATATGCTGAATTCTATGAAGAGAATATGGGATCTGCATATACATTCGGAACCTTCACCAAACGAATGTGCCAGAATCCATGGTCATTTAAGTGTGACTTCCAACCAGATGTATACTTCAGAGATCGTTGGGTTCATGAATTCGGTGATGTTTGTGATACATCAAAAGTCACAGCAGCATTTCTTGATATTGAGATTGATGTTCTTGATGTTAATATAAATCTTAAGAATCCAAAGGATAACCGAGCTCATGTATCAATGGTAACATCAATATTCCCTAAGGATAAAATGGTGTATGTTGATATACTTGAACCTAGACCATTAAATGACTTTGCTCAACATCTACATGAGAAAGTGATCCCATTACGTAATAAGATGGTCAAAGAATATGAATGGATTAAATCTCATCAGAAAGAATTCATTGATATGATTCTCGGTCATGAATCTACATCCAATTGTCCAGTACGTATTGATGAAGACATGGAGAATCTCAAATATCTTCAGGGGTATACTGTAAACCTTGGATTGTTTGAACAGCGTGAAGGTAGACCATTCATTGAAGCTGAAGCTCGATTGATAGATAACGTGTTTGCACATGTAAATCTTCATAGACCAATGTTCATGTTTGCATGGAATGCTCCGTTCGATATCAATTATCTTCCAAACCGATTACAATATATTGGTTATGACCCGGGTAGTTCAGTTGTACCAGAAAACTTCAAATCGAAAGAGATTAGATATGAACCCGATAAAACAAATAACTTCTCAATGAAGAACAGTCGTGACTGGTTCTATATAGCATCTTATACACAATACTTATGTCAGGAACGTCTGTATGCTGGAATAAGAAAGTCTCAGTCTGAAGAACCTTCATATCAGTTGACTGCTATAGGTAAGAAGGTGGCAAAGATTGAGAAGTTGACTGATACTAAATCCGGTAAATTCTCCGAGTTCTTATACACAGACTTCATCAAGTTCGTATTGTATAACGTTCGTGACGTTGTTATTCAACTTGCAATAGAAACCAAAGTAAGTGATGCGAAAACGTTGTACGCTCGATCATATGACTTCGTTACAGCATTCTCAAAATGTTTCCAAGAAACACATATCGTAAGAAACTCAAAAGCAAATCTGTATGAAGTATTTGGATATGTAATGGCTAACAAAGTTGTCGTCGATAAAACTATCGATGGTGCTTTCCAGGGAGCTTATGTTGCTGATCCATTAAAGAACTCAGTAACAATGGTCATGTCTGGTCGTGGAATGAACTGTATCATTTACGGCTCTGCAGATTTGGATGCTACAGCAATGTACCCATCTCAGAAGATGGCATATAATCTTGGTAAGATGACACTTATCTACAAATGTAGAATTGATAATAACCTTTTCCGAAATAAGGTTTGCAGGAACTTATCATACAACCAGAAATATACGTGGAAAGATTCTGACAAGAATGAACATGAAACTGATTTGTCTGGTCCATTATTCAACTCATTTAAAAATCACAATGTATGTTCATTGATGCATAATTGGTTTAATGCACCTACTGTAACTGAACTCATTGCTCATACACATAAAGTGTTAACATATTAATGTTGTGGATGGCGGGAATTCCCGCCATCCATGATAATTCAATTGTATAAAACAACAACCTTATAGCTTTTTAAATATAGGAGGTCGTGATGAATTGAAACCTAATGAATTGTATACTCCAATCAAAGATGAAGAATTTGGAAACCCAAATATGACTCGAGCTGATTTAGGATCATTAGCATCAAGATATTATTGTCTGTACGGTGTCAATGTAAATATGGCAAGAGCAATTCCGTCAAATGTTGATGGATTGAAACCGATTCACAGAAGAATCTTATATACCATATATGATAGATATGGTAGAGATCAGTTTACTGTTGGATCTGCTATCGGTGATGTAATGCATCTTTCGCCCCATGGCGACCAAATGGGTGATGTATTCGCTGGATTAGCACAGGACTTTGGAAACAACATTCCATTGATAGATTCATCGGATGGTGGTAATGCGGGTAATGCTGTTAATGGTAGTGACGCTGCATCTCCAAGATATCTTCAAATGAGATTGTCGAAGTTTGCTGTAGATGTGTTGTTTAAGGAATTCGATAGAAAGGTGAATATGATTCCATCATATGATGGTAAGACAGTTGAGCCAGTAACATTACCAGCAAGAATTCCTCTGATTCTGCTGAATGGTTCTCTGGGAATAGGTCTTGGATTCTCTACAACAATCCCACCATATAATCTCAATGAAGTAATCAATGCTACTATCAAGCTGATAAAGAATCCGGATGCTAAGATAAGATTGGTACCTGATTCACCAACTGGATGTGATGTAATAATCATTGATGATAATCATTTCATATTCCAGTCATCATTCGAGATAAACAATCGTAATTATGAAATCACTTTCAAGAATACTCCATATGGAGAGTTCCTTGATAACATCAGAGAACGTCTGAATGAAATCCAGGATTCAACTAATCCGATACCAGAAATCTTGACAGCTGATGATGAGTCTCAATTGCTTGAAGGTGAAGTTCGTTATGTTGTAAGATGTAAACCATGTAATCTGTATCAGGTATTGAATAAGTTGTTCAAGCGTGTTGCAGGTTTCCGTAGTGGTATTGCAACCACAAACATGCAGGTCATTGAACCTAACTTCAAGATGGAAGCTTATAGTGTAAAGCAGATACTGATATCATGGATCAACAATCGTATCATGGAGAAGCGTACATGGCTTCAGAGAGAACTTATTGCACAGACTCAGAAGTTCAATCAGAACGTTGGTAAAGCATTCATGTTATCACCAAAGAATCTGAATACTACTATCAAGATATGTCGTGACGCTGATAGTGAAGAAGATGCTATACAGAAACTTGTTAAACATTATGCTGGTAAGGTATCATCATCTCAAGCCAAGCTTGTAGTTGATATTCCTTTACATAAATTATCACTCAAACGATATGAGGAGACAGTTAAGATCATTGAGGAAATCAAGGTCGAGATTGAAAGACTCCGAAATATCATCAGCAATCCAGAGAATATCAAAGATGAAATCATCAAAGATATGAATGAAATCAAGAGTGAATACGGTTACAGTAGAAGAAGTACAATTCTGAATACTGGAGAGAAAGAAGTCGTAAACATCGGTGTTGTACAGACATTGGTAGACGGATCCGTGATATTCTCGGAGACTGAAAACCCACAGCATTTATCTTCAGATGTGATTCCTATTAATGGTAATGACGTTTGTTTGATCGATGACAAAGCCGGTTACATTTGGGCAGATACAACCAAGGTGCCACATGATAAACCTGTAACAATGACCTCTATTGGTCGTGGTGGTGCAATGAGTCGATGTATCGTAGCCGTTTCGAATCAGTCAAACAACATAATCCTATTATCGAACAAGGGAAGGATTAAGTACATGCCAGTATCCAGAATACCATCTAACACAGCAAGAAAGCCATTGGTTAAGCTTGATGAAGATGAACACTTGGTATCCGTTTTAGAAGTACCAGATAACACATTGTCAGATATATTGATATATACGAATGATGGTAATGGTAAACGTATACAGACAACGGACTTGAACAAAGTATTATCAGTAGATGCAAACGGACAGTTCATTATGAGTGGTTTTGATGTAGCTGGAATGTTCTGTGTTAATTCAAACAAACCGTTCCTGGCATATGTAACAAAGCTTGGAAGAATCAGAATCAACCATTCGAAGTTCTTGACAGCAACTAAGAAGTTTGGCGAATGCAAGCCAATAATCAAGCTGTCTCCTCAGGATGATTTAGCAGCCGTGTTCTGTGTTGACAAGGATCAGAAACTCATATTACATCATGCGGACAGCAGGGTGTCAACTGTCAACATAGAATCCTTACCAGTATTGACAATGGCAGCTCCACCGGAACGTCCTAAACATGTGCCAGGCGTTAAAGTTTTACGTGTGACATTACAATAGTTTATAATGGGGGGATCTTCTCCCCATTCATTTTATAAAGAAGGAAGGAATGTATCATGAATATTTTTAAAAAGAAAGAACAGCCCTCAAACAACACAATCTCTACGGAAGGAGAAAACAAACAGTTGACATTGTTTTCATATCTGATATACAATCGTGCTGAGAATAAGTTCACTGGAAGTATTAAGCTTACAGAAGACCAAGCTCAGGAATTGAATATGCAGATGAAGTATAACGATGTCGACAACAACATATCTTTTGTCAGGAGTTGATATTATGAAACAAGCTATCATTGATATGGGGAAGAAGTATAATGTGACAGCGTTTGAATATAATGACAACATTGATGAGCGTAGTAATCTGAGAAGTCTCGTACATCTGTTATTTGTAATGAATCGTGATGACGATCTTGGAAGATATTCATTCGGTACAATAGATGGAAAACTCTCAGAAGAACAGATCGAAGATATACAGAAGATAGATATGGGGATAATGATTCATAAAGACCTTGTTAATCATGTGATGAAATAACAAAATAAATGGAATGGAATTGATTAGTATGGATGAAAAGAGATCAAGTCGTCTCATAGGCAAACTGACGACAATTGCAATGCTCGCAAAGAAATATAATGTAGTGTATACACCACTCGATGATTACATGAGTACACTCTCACATGTAATCAAACTCATAAACCAACGTAATCTGTATTTGGGAGGAGAATCAAAATGTGTAATAGTTTATTTTCCTTTAGCATACAAAATTCGACCACTTACAGTATTACTCACAGATGAACAGATTCATGATATAAAGAAGATTGATATGTGCATTTCTATTGAAGAAAAGAGTTGATGTAATATTAAATTCAAAATAATAATTATGAATACCTGTGTGGCAGTCACACCAGGTGAAGCAGCTTTGGATAACTTAGGACCTCTCGTAAATATGTTAACATATGAAGATGACTTCACTGAGCAAACTGTCACATTAGGTATCATGATGGATAAGAGAAACGATACTTTGTATATACACAAAGGAATCGACATTGAGTTCCTTAGAAAGCTTCTCATAAACACAACGATTGTTGAGGATCTTGATTATGAAGGTGAAGATATGAAGTTCCAGTTTGAAGAACTCATAGCTCCGCGTAATGAAGAACAAGTCGATGTTATCAATTTCATAGCTGGTGAGAAAGACTTCGAAGATAATCGAGATGATTCAAGATTGTTTGTTGTAAAGAAACCTGGTTTCGGCAAAATGCAACCATTCTTTACCAAGATAGCAACACCTGATGGATATGTCAAAATGGCTGATATTCGTCCTGGTAGTACCGTATTTAATGAAAACGGTAATGAATGCAAAGTGTTAAAAATATTCGATCATGGTCCACAAAAAGTATATCAGATCAAATTCTCTGATGGTCGAATGACATATTGTGGTGATGAACATCTTTGGCGTGTAAAAGAAGATGGTGAATGGCATACCAAACCATTATATGAAATCCGTAATTCATATATGTCATACATGACCAGATGCAAATATCGTTATGAGATTCCTAAGAATGGTTTCATTAAATATCCATGGCATTTTTCTAAGGTTGACCCTTTCACATATGGAATATGTGTTGGATTAGCAAATCATAATAAGAAGCATTTGACATTCGATGTTGAATATTATCAACTTGAAAAAGTCCGTTCTATTGTAATGGATATATGTAATATCAATGATTGGGAATATCGATTCGAAAACAATTCATTTGAATTCTTGGACAAAACCATGCGTTGGATTAAACATGATGAAATATTCTACAATGGTACTTATTACATTCCGAAGAATATGAAATATTCCTCTACACGTTTAGCATTATTAGGTGGAATATTAGAATCAATGGTATGGGCGAATAACGCAAGAGTTATTTCATCAAATCGATTAGAATTATTGAATGATATTATTGACATATTCCGTTCATGTGGATGTTATGCCAAATTGAAGATTAGTAAATATAGTAATATCGCAAGTATCGAATTTGGTTTATCTCAAACGGTAATATGTGAAACATGTGAAGACTGTCGTAAGTATTTCAAACGTTGGTGGAATACATATACCAAACGTAACAAAGAACCAATCTACATCAAAGACGTTAAAGAATTCGGTACATATCAATGTAGATGTATCCAAGTAGATAGTCCTGATAAGTTATATCTGACAGATGATTATGTAGTTACTCATAATACATATTGTACTGGATATGGAATCGGTCTGTATAAAAAGAAAGCTCTCATCATAATGCATCGAGATTCGTTACGTACACAATGGAATGAATCATTATACATGATGAATGGATTTGAACATAGATTCGTTCATGAGATTGCTGATACAAAAGAATTGTATGATATTGCATGCGGTAATTGGGATAAAGATTATGACATATATCTCATAACTCATGCAACATTCCGTGCTGGATTAAAACGTATCGGGGACTTGAAGCTTGCACAGAACATTGTCAAGAATCTTGGTATCGGTGTAAAGATAATCGATGAAGCACATCTTGAATTCAAAGATATATTACTACTTGATATTGTATGTAATGTCAAACGTAATATCTATCTGACAGCTACTCCAGGTCGTAGTCAACGTGAAGAAAATAAAATCTATTGGTATGTATTCAAAGGAGCTAACTTCTACGCTCCATCTACTGAATTGAATAACAACATGCCGAAGAAATGGATGAACTATGTGACAGTCAGATTATCATCAGAATGTAATCCTAATATCTATCGATGGAGAGTCAATGGTGGTAAAGGAATGAATGCTGTATCATACGGCAAATGGGTTATTGAATACGATAAAAAGAAACGTCATTTCAAATGTTGTAAAGAACTTGTGATGCAATGCTTTGATCGTGATCAAAATGCCAAAGTTCTCATATTGATACCATTGATTTCATTATGTGATAAACTGATGGATTTCCTTATTGATGAACTTGATAAGGAAAATCAATTCAAGTATGCATTGACTATAAGAACTATCAACTCGACTAATTCAAAATCTGATAATGAATATAACAAGAAAGCTGACGTGATTATATCTACCTTAGGAAGTATGGGTGTTGGTACTGACGTTAAAGGTTTGACTGATATAATCAACATGACTCCATATTGTAGTAAGCTCACAGCTGAACAATCTCTTGGACGTGTTCGTTATTCTGGTAAGATAGGTCATTACTATGACATCATTGATACATCTGTGCCAATGGACAAGTATTGGTGGAGAGCTCGTTCAAAAACATTGAAGAGACTTTCTAAGAAAGATGAAATACTTGATTGGAATGAATGAATAATCCCCGGGAATTCCCGGGGATTATATTTCCTATTATTATTAAAAACGATATATATATCATTATTATGGTCTAGGGAAGATGTATTCATCTGGACGGACTAATAAGACATACCTCGGAACAATGAGGATCTTATTAGGAACTTCAAATGAAGCTCTTTATCCGAAAACCAACCGGCGTGAGGAGGCCCAAATCTCCGCCATCCAAAACTACAATATTTATGCAAAGGATGGTAATTCACATGAAAATCATGGACGTTAAGGTTTATCTTGAAGTAGTAGCTCTTCTGGCACTTATTATCGCAATGGTGACAGGATGCTGTAAAGTAGGCAAAGGCGCAAGAGTCACAATTGACAACACCAAACTCGCAATTGCTGAAGTCACAGTTCCGAAGCCATATCCCGTAATAGGTACAGCATTATCAACAGACTTCGTGAAAGTAACCTACACCACAGACAGTAACTTCATACCCATTTCAGTCGAATCAACAGTGGATACGACAGAAACAACATCGATTGAAACGGAAGAGATGACTGAACCTGTGGCACTCGAAATGAATTTCAATGCCGATACGAATATCGAGGATGACATGAATGTCGACGTTACGGAAATGTCATTCGAACCTAACGACTACGGTGTATATCCGTCTGTAGCTTCGGGCTACATAACAGAAGAGGAACGCATATTCCTCTGCAATACGGTTGGTACCGAATACGGTAGTGACTGGGTTAGTCTTTATGACAAAGCTTTAGTTGTGGACACTGTAATGACCAGAGTAGAACAGGGCTGTTGGACAAACGGTCTGGAGTCTAACGTGTACAATGTCCTCACGGCACCCAATCAGTACGATCCGTCTTACACAGACGGCTGGATGCATGACAACGTTACAGAATCATGCATCGATGCTGTGGAGTATTACTTCCAGCACAAAGATGAGTTTCCGCATTACACATCTTTCTACGGAGATGGTGTGGAAAATCATTTCTACTATTAAGCAACCCTGAAGGGAGATGGGTCTATGAAGAAGGGCACACAGATTTGGCGGGTGGTAGTAGATAAGGGTTCAAGAGTTAGCATCATGGACTCTGATCGAAATCCTGTAAAAGTAACGCGATCTCAGAGAAACGCACTAATTGACTGGAAAAACGAAAAGTTCTTGGTGAACATTATCAAGGAATTTTCCAATAACAAGATATTGCATCCTGAATTCACCATCGTACAGAATGGTGAAATCGTGTTTAAAATGTGAGTGTATATGCAGGGCTTCGCGCCCTGCATAATACCTTCTTCATGGCACATCGATGTCAGTGTCGTTCGGAGCATCTGCTTCCACTGGGTGAACGACGTTGGCGAATTCATCAGTTGTTAAGGAAATATCATCATTCGAAGGAACATCTTCGTTTGGTGATTTTCCTTTTTTGTTAAGCTGTTTGCCTACCTGGTTAATACCTACTGCACCAGCACCTGTTGATATACCAATGAATACAGCTTCAATGATGTTGTTTCCCATCTCAACATCTGTAAAGTAATATCCACAAACACTAAGGATGATTCCATAGATGATTGCGAATATAGGAAGATAATACGAGATGTCTTTCTTGAAGAGTGATGCTATATACTTGGTAGTCGAAACGAGTATGGTTACGAATGATGATAAGGTAATGATACTGAATTCTAACATATTAATCAGCTCCTTTTATTATTTGGACTTATGTCCATTACTAGAAGGTACTTATATTTCAAAGGAGGAAACCCTAATGAACAATAAAATGCTTATTGTACATCACACTGATGCAGATGGTCATTGTGCTGCAGCGTTGGTCAAGTATGAACTTGCGGGACCGAACGTCATCAATTACTATGCATACAACTATGCAGGAGAAATCAAATGTGATGTTGATAGCGGTACAACAGTTTATCTTGTTGACATCAGTATGAGTAATGATGTAGAAACATTCATCAAGTCGTGTCTTGATAATCAGTGCAAGATTATCCACATCGATCATCACAAGACCAGTGTTGATTACTACAACGAGAACAAGGTTGATGATCCTAAATGGGTTTATTTTGTACATGATGAGAATGATGAAAGAAATGGTGCTATCAGTGGATGCTTACTCACATTTATCTACTCATGTATGAATAGTGATAAGAGACAACATCCAATGGATGCTGATTTCGATCTCACTGAACTCAGAGACCATCTCATCTTTGATGGTAATACTGATATGGAATATCGCGTTCCTTATCTTGTAAGACTCATCGATGATCATGATGTCTGGAGACATAAGATGAAGGAAACTAAACCTTTCGCTTATGCTTACAAGAGAATGCCAAAGGAAATCACAATACCTGAGAATGAAGACTTCTGGGAAGCTATCTATAATGATAATCACAGAGTTATATTTGCAGCAATTCAATCAGGTGAACGCTATGTACAGGATGAAGAAGAATCTAATGCAATACTCAGAGAGACGGGTGGATTCGAAACCGACATCTTCGGAAACAACTGTTACTGTCTGAATAACCTCAAAGCTGGATCTGATCAGTTTGGTGATGAATATGCTGATCATGATATGGTTTGTCGTTTTGCATATACTGGAAAAGGTTGGAGCTACTCACTGTACAGCAGTAAAGAAAATGTAGACTGTTCTGAGATTGCTAAACAGTACGACGGCGGTGGACATCGTGGAGCTGCAGGTTTCAAACTCGACTATTGTATATTCGGTGGTCAACCTCCAAAGAAATCACTGTGGCAAAAGATCAAAGAGTTCTTTATGCATTAAAAGTAATCCCCCGGGAGACCGGGGGATATCTTTAAATCTTTACTATGGTTTCCAGTGGAGTCTCACGTTGTTTACGATTGTTCAATGTTGAACACAATCCCTTCTTAACAGAGTTGGATACATCCTGGAACAGTAATCCTGATAAGAAGTTTGATGTTTGAACCAATGTTCGGAAATTATCTTTTTTGTACGAGAGTTGGTTAACTGATGGATCTTTACCATACACCTTGGCAAATGTATCGAAGTCTTCTGTACGACATGTACGACGAACCAACATCTCATAGATGATTGATGGTGACTCGAGATCTATCTTATTCATAGCCAGACAGTTGAAGAGCATCTGTACAAGTAATGAATAAGGAATCTGAGCTACCTTTGAATACAAGAATATCTGATTGATGAAGTATTCAACATTTACAATGTTCTGACGAATTGCAAGCTTTGTAACAGCTGAGTCAGGTTCATATGTTATAATAGTATAGTCACTGTCTTCTTGTGGTTCAGCATACAAATTAAACGTCAACAATGATGGAATTGTAATCAAGGTTGTTGCAATCTCTTTATCATTCTTATCATAGAACTTTGCAGGTACAACACCAAGACATGCAATGTATGTGGGTTCACGCTCGAATCCTACGAGATCCACATCTCCTTCAGTTTCATCTTTGATACGTGGGATGAATATTCTCATCTTTTCTTTATTGAACAGGTATCCATCTTTGATATAAACCTTATCTGTATCTGAAAGCATTGTCTTCTCAACCTTCATAGCACCAGCAGATTGAGAAAGATTGTGTTTTGATTTCAGCTTGATATTCAGGATTCTATCTGTAAACTGTGTACACAACAAACCGATTCGTGTAACACCGAATTGATAGAACAATGGACCAGCACACTTAGCACAAATAAGATCATGTGTACAACATGCTGGTGAGCAGAGTTTAACTGTTTTACCCATATATGATCCAATGTTCTTACTTGTCAATGTGACAATCTTTGAACCATCAACAATGTTGCGTTCCAATACATATGGAGCTGTTATATCATCGATTGTGAGTGGGATTGTTGCTTTAGTACCACAGTCTGATTTAGGATTCGGATCAAGTTCTTCAGACTGAAGTAATGCCATCATCTTTTTTGACATGTAACCTGCATCAGCTGTACCAACGGCTGATGGATATGCACCAGCAACAATTGAGTTTGCGAACGCTGGGATACCTGTACGATCAATACCATCCATCATGGAGTTCTTTACAACATCATATCTCTGAGTGATATCATTGAATACAGCACCACGCATAACGTTGATTGTTTTGTAGTTATTATCCAAATCATATACGCCGGAGTTGAATAGATCATTTACTTCTCCAGCAGTCTTAAGATTCTCTCTAACGAGTTTCATGAGATCAGCTTCAATTGCATTGGATCTCATAACCTGTTGAATAGGATCGTTTGAATTGAGTTCGTTTGCGTATTGTCTGAACAACTCTTCTTTACGTTTGTTAACGTTCTCCATAGGTCTGAGTAATGATCCGGATACTGCAGTTCCTAAGAAACAACAAACCCATGCTGCAAGTCTATCACGAGAATCGATTACGTTAGCTTGATCAGTTGTTGTAATCTGGTCAGTAACAACTAACTCTGCGATCATTCTCTCAAACTTACCAGTTCCTTTTTTACCAAGAGGAATATTCCAATACTTTGTTACTTGAATAACATGAGACCCTTCAAGAACATAACGGTTGAACAACAACATACCGAGTGAAGTTTCAGTTGGACCAATTACATATGGATATTCTTCTGGAGTTAACATTATATGAGCATTGCAATCGAAGTTTGCATATTTGAAAGTATTTGATTCACGATCATGATATGATGCGAACATGTCTTCGATGAATGCTTTGGTGATTTGTTCAACTGGGGTTGACAATAATTTCTGTTTACCCAGTTTGGTATTCTGAGCATCAGCCATAACTACCATCCTTTCTTAACATAAAGATTATCGATTGGTTGGTTCTAGAATTTTATAATTCGATATTTATATCATTTAAATGGAATAGAGAACAAGGTACTCGTTCCAATATATTTATAAGGAGGAATCTAAATGGGATATAATAAATTCTTATTCCCGATGATGATGTTACTGAGAAAGGCTAAACCCGATGAATCTATTATCAATGAATTGATAAAGAAACGTGTTTGGTACTCTCTGGACATCTCAACAATCTATCATGACATAACCCCAGTGCTTTCAGTCATAACACCTAACACGGCTCCAAAGTCTGTATATGTGGATGAAGAAACAGAAGATGAACTGTTTGCAATGTATCATACACCTTATGGACGTTCATCAGCAAATATCGTGTTTTATAAAAACACACCTATTCTCGTAGTAAAGACACATAATGACAAACAGAGTATGTCTGACTATAGTCTCGTAACCTTCAACAATAAGCATTGTAGACTTGCGGTTATGGAGTTTGTCAAAAAGTGTTACAAAATGAGACATAAATATGCAGTAAGACCATTCGTTGGTCAGATCAATATTGTTGATTACGGTGGACGCAATGGACAATACTTCAACTGCGACAAGAAGACATTTGCTGACGTATTCTTACCGGATGAACAGCAGAATGCCATCGTAAATGGTATCAATGATTTCATTAATAAAATACCGTGGATGGAAGAAAATCGAATTCCTACTCATTACGGAATACTTCTGTATGGAACACCAGGCTGTGGAAGAACATCTATCATCAAGGCTATAATTAATAACTGGAATATCAGACCACATTATATTCAGACTCTTGAAGATCTTCCTGAGTTAGTAATGTCACATCTTCCAAAAAGAAAATCACCAACTGATGAAATCCATATGGTAATTTGTGAGGATATTGACTGCACTCTGTTCAATCGTCAGAAAGGATTCGAAGACTCAGACGATGAGCCAAAAGAAATATTCTCAACCGGTGATATGTCTGCTCATCCAAGACATAGAGAAAGAAAGAAATCATTGTCTCAGGTTCTTAATAGTATTGATGGTCTGGTTGCGCCTCACAATACGATCTTCATATTTACAACCAACCATATCGAGGAACTTGACCCAGCTCTTATCAGACCAGGTCGTATGGATCTCCATCTGGAGATAAAACCTGTCTGTGAAGAAACATTAAATAAATTCTGTCTCAAATTCTTCGGTAAAGGAATTCCAAAAGACTTCAAATGCAAAGAGGGAATTCTGTTCTCTCAGTTACAAACAATCATAATGGGTAATGGTACCTATGATGATATATTAAATTATACAAAGAAAGAGGAGGAACTGAGTTATGAAGAATAACAAGTTCAAAACAGTCGTTATGACTGTATCAATCATTGGAGCTATCGCATCAGTTGCAAGACTGATAATCGAGCTCATCAACATCAAGTCCAAGAAGACAGACGAAGTTCTTGACTGCAACTGCTGCGGTTGTAATGGAATCGATTATGATGACTTCGTAGTTCCTCAGGACATGTACGACCAGGCAGACGAGGATGATTTCACGGAGGGTTCAGAAGATGAATGAGAATCTGATAAATGATTTCCTTGAGAGATCCAATGACGTTAAAGACATCGATGAGGATGCTATTAAGGATACTACAGTCCAGATACTGATACCTTCAAGCGGTGTAGCAAAGGTTGACATGTCATCACTGTGGACATACGACAATGCTACCAGACAGGACATTGTTAACGATTACTTCACAAACGTCAATATTATTAACCATATGATACTTGATCTTTGCAACGCAGTCGAGAATAAGGATGAAATAGTTGCTAATGTAATGGAAGCTATTACAGAGCATGCTAAACAGCTTGAACTCCATTACAGTTGGTCTAATCTTAGTCCTGATGCTGAAGCAATCATGATTTGTCTGGATGTAAAAGCATTCCTCGAAGGATGCATTCAGTTCATCGCTGATACATTTGATATCATACCTGAAAAGGAGAATATCATAATGGATCCAGAGACTGAGAATCCTTTCAATGAGGAAGAAACATCTGACGAGCCTACAGCAATCGACGACAACTTTATGCAGGACATCTTTAATCAGAATTCAATCGAAGGTCTTTACGGAGTTGCAGCAAAGTATGCAGCTGAGGAAGAAGAATCCGACGATGAAGATAACTCTGATGAAAACTTCGCTAACATGTTAGCAGCTGAACTTTCAGGAGCTACTGAAGGTGAAGAGTTCACAGAGAATGAATTATATGGAGGTAATACAAATGAAACCTGATGAAATTAACATGGATGCAAATCCCGAGACATCTGTTGAGGAACTCAAAGAACCCATCGTGGTTCTCCCAAGCGGTAGATGTATGCAGATCAACAAGGACATGATACTCAAGAATGATCAGTTGGCTCAGAATGTTGAGAACTGTAAGAGAGCTATCAACGAGTACACAAACGTAATCGGCAGAATCAGCAGTCTGACTGATGAAGAGATTGACAACGTTCTCGATAAGCTTACAAGTGAGCTCACATCCGCAGGTCTCTTCAAGATCACTGAGTACATCAACCACTCAAAGTCTGAGATGATAGTCCTCATGGCTTCAGCAATCATCTCATTCTTCAGCACTATCCTCTACGTTACAGCTGCAGACAGTCTGAATACAGAGGTTGAGTCTGAACCTAACACAGTAACCGAATAAGACTAATGGCGGGGATTAACCCCGCCAACATTTTATATCGAAAGGAATGATTACGATGAAAGTATCATTAATAGCAAACACACCACATCCTGAAGAAGTTATCACCCTGGCAGCAAAGATGTGCTACTCAAACAAAACCATTGATGAAATGAGTATTGAAGAATATGAAGATTTCATCAAACGTCTGATGGAACTCGGACATGAAAGTCCTATAGAACATGTAACATTCACATTTGGAATCGAAGGTATCAGTCGTAGCGCCAGCCATCAGTTGGTGCGTCATAGAATCGCATCATACTCTCAGAAGAGTCAGCGTTATGTTAAGGAAGACCAGTTCGACTATGTGGTTCCACCTACAATCGAAGGTAGTTGTGCTGAAGACAGATTCAAAAAGTTAATGGGATACATTCAAGCTGAATATAATTCCATTAGAAATGATATCATTGCTGAACTTGAAGAGCAAGGTGTTGATAAGAAGTCTGCTGAGAAGATTGCTAATGAAGATGCTCGTTACGTTCTTCCAAATGCATGTCAGACTTCATTAATTGTTACTATGAATGCAAGAAGTCTCTTTAACTTCTTCAAACTCCGTTGCTGTAACAGAGCTCAGTGGGAGATAAGAGAATTAGCAAATGAGATGTACAGAATCTGCTATATGGTAGCACCGACGTTATTTATGTATGCTGGACCAGGTTGTGTAGTGAACGGTCGATGTTCAGAAGGCAAAATGTCGTGTGGACTTTCTGCTCAGAAGATTCGCGAATTCGATGTACTCAGAAAGCGTTGTGATTTCAATGCCTAACTTCATGAGCGTGTTTGCTTGCTATGCACACATAAACGCTTTACCACGAAAGAAATTCTCCAATGATTTTAAATATCTACAGGAGAATGGAGCTAGTATTACTTTCATTTCAATACCAATAATACCACTTGCATTTGGTGATGATGGTGTATGGAGATCGCCAGAAGAAGTTAGAAAACCAGCGGCGATGTACATATCGAATTGTGAAGGAGATTTTAAAAACTGAAAGGAGTTACTATGGACAACAAAACAAGTTTTTCAATGAAAATGTTTGATTTAAATTGTATGAACATTATAAAGGACAATGTAGGATATCCTTTTAATATGGAACATACATTAGTCAATTCAGTTGTGTGGATGACATCATTATCCATCCCTCAAATATGTGGTGCATTCCATGTATTAAACAAACGAGCTGAATTTGATAAAGACTGGAAGAAATATCTATTACTCTACTCATACGATCATTCAGCACTTGTTCGTGAAGCTACAGTGATTGAAGACCATGTCTTGAGTGACGCTTGTGAATACATAGATAACATAAGTAAAGGAATCTATCCATACCCAACTTATAACTTTGATTGGATGAAGTTTGGATTCCACCTTCGTGACAATGGATTCATTCTTAAGAATAAAGAATCCGATTGTGACATCAGACGTTTACATTGTTCAAGAAAGGGTGCCCGTTAACGGGCACCTATAATTTATATATTTTATATTTATATAATTACAGTGTAACACATATAGACGGGAAACTGTCGTGTTATTAATAAAATTTATTATGAAAGGAGTAATTGTCATGTACGATTACGAAGAAAATGCACTGTTACAGCGCATCGATTTTCTCAAAGCAGAGAACGAAAGACTTAGAAAGGAGATGGGTGAATTTGGATTCTTCGGAAGTGAGTATTCAGCACCATGGGTGGTGGATGTAAAGAACACACTCAAGAATCAGCTTACTGTTGCAGACTATGATCTTCTCAGCAAGATAAACATCGCTTATGAACCTGCTAAGATGCATAGATGTATCAAGCTTCTCAACTGGATGCTCGTAACAGGAGTATTCAACAGAGCGCAGGGTCCTTACAGACCAGCAGGTGGTTATAAAGGCGTCTCAGCGATGGCACCCGAAATTCCTCCAGTTCCTGGTCCTGATGAGTACACATATGATGTTCCTGGCTTCAGACCTGTAACTGATCCTATCACAGCTAAGAACACTGAAACAATGCCTAACTGGTTTGATATCCCCGGTTCCGGACCTATTGCATATGGAGCGAATAAAGGTGATTTCAAGAATCTGTTTTCTAAGAAGTACCAGTACAACGGAGAAGTTCTCTCAATCGATTTCCCTGCTAAGATGGCTGACAAGCTCCACGAGGAGTTCAAGGGAATGGAAGAATATATAGACAACTCCATCATCATAACAAAGGGATTCCACGGATATGATTCTGTAACAGTGACACTCTGTCTGAATGAGCTCAAGGATAGAGAGAAGATCAACCAGATCATCGATCAGAATATCGACCTGCTTATCCGTTTCATTACAGACGAGACTGTAGGATCTGAAGAGAAACCTGTTGATACTGAGATTGATGCTAAGTTCAGTGAGAAAGCTTTCGACATTTATGAAAGTGATATGGCTCCTTTAGGAGATCCTTTCAGAGGTCCTTTCACTACTGACGGAAAGGGATTCTTCGGACCTGCTGCAAAGTACAATGACCCACCGAAGAACGAGGAAGTTGAGACAACAGAGGAGACAAAGGCTGACGATGAGACTAACTGCGGAGATTAATAAACTCCTCAGATTCCTCAACATCTATTCAGCTGATGAAATCCGTGAGATCCACCTTGTAGAGTTCGAGCGAACAGTTCGAACTCTTCAGGGTTCTCATACTGAACATGCTGTGGGGTGGCGAATTGTCACCCCTGATGCATGTATACTTGATGTTGAGAAGAGTCCTACAGGATGTTTTAAATTTGAAGGAGATAGAAACAACGTCGAATATATTATAAGATATCTTCTTTCACACTACTATAGTACCAGTGCTATAGCTAGCATACTTGGTATAGCCGAAAAAGATGTTTTAGGAGGTAATAACAATGGCTGATGAAAATTACATTAAGATGGATGGCGAAGTAGACTCATTCGAAGGAGGAGCTACACGCTATTCGAAGAAGGGTAAAGGTCGATATGATCTCATTCCTCACACAATTTCTCTCATAGAAGAAGAACTCGATTTAATTTTTCCGAGACTTGACAAAGGTGAGTATTTTGCATCACTCGGGAATCTTAAACAGGCCGAGTATTCTAATACACCCGATAGATGGCTCTACACTCTCATCGAGTTCATCGCTTTAAGATATACGCCAGGTATCATCAAACATGAAAACGGTTTCACTGTAAAGATTGTAACACGTGATGCATTTGATTGGGGTATCAACGCTCTTGAGAGAGACCTTGCACATCACTATGAGTATGGCGCTGAACGTTATGGGGTTGATAACTGGAAGAACGGAATTCCAGTTACTGGTGGTGACAGAGGTGGTTCATTCACCGACAGTGGTATGCGTCACCTGAATCAGTGGTTTGATATCACATTCAAACGTCCTGTATGGGATGAAGATGGTATTCCCGTAACACCTGTAATTGCTGAATGTGATCCGGAAGGAAATCTTGTTCCACCTGAAAAGCATGATGTTGCATTCGCATGGAACTTCTTCAATGCAGTATGGGTACTCTCAGAAGAGAAAGCTGTTGAGGATGCTCCAATAATCGAGAAGGAACTTGAGGAACGCTATCATAGAATTAAACCCATCAATGAAGAGATGCATGATTTCGATGACAGCATATCAGATTAAAGTGGTGAATTTAAATGGATAAAAGAAAAATTGCTAAAATAACAAAAATAATGTTAGGACAATTATACAAACTCGATTTATCTGATGAAGACAGTATAAATTTTATGAAGATAATAGCAGGACTAATGCTTGCAGCACTCAATCCAATGAATGAAAACGACTTTGGAGAATTCTGGAATGAGTCTGTAGATGAATATAGAGAAATGATCGGTGATATAGATAATGAGTCAGTTCAAGTGGTTAATGGACTCGTATTAATGTTGCAGATGCATGATGATGAATTTCAGGATGGACAGTATACAGCTTTGGTTGCTAAATACAGAAGATTCTTAAAGGAGTTCATTAAATTTTGTATTGACGATGTTACGGATGACGAACTTGAAGCTGAACTTTTGAATGCTAATTCATCTATCATGATTGATGATATGCTTAATGCTATGAGAAATCAGAATGATGAAGACAAAGATTAATTTAATACACCCGGGTTAAACCCGGGTGTATTTTTTCTTATTCTCCGTCAGTAGCTTCAAACAGTTTTACATCGTATTCTTTATCATTGATTACGATGCGACCGAATCCAACAGCAGCACTACCACTGTCATCTTCTTCAGCAGGTTTACTCGGTGTCTCAGGTTCTGGATCTGGTGTAGGATTATTTCCAGGTCTATAACCATCATCATATATTCCAAGTGCATTCGGAATACCACTGATAGCACATACATCGAGGAAACATCCAGCTGAGAAACGTGGTCTTACACAGTAATGACAATGTGAACCAAAGCTGTATCCTGTATCGCCTTCAACTCCTATTACATCTGTACACTTTACTTTTGCACCTGTTGTGGTAAGGAGTTTAGACATATGACCGTAGTAATAGTAATTACCATCGGGACCGAGGATACATACGAATTGACCAAATCCCTGTTTGTGATTAGCTTCGTTTTCCCATCCAGCATAGATAACTTTACCAGTTACAGTTGCATGGATATTCTTGGAATCAATACCTACAAGATCAAGACCATCATGTGCTGAGCCTTTGAACTGTTGGGTTACTTGAAACCGACCTTCATATGGACTGTTCATATACAGACCTCCTTCATTAATATATTACCGATGAGTTGTAACAATCTATTATTCTTACATTCCATATATACATCATTATTATGGACAATACGAGAGTATTGTTACATTATACGAAAGGGGTAATGTTATGAACATTACTAACATTTACAATGACACTGACGGAAAGGTGTGGGTCTTCAGTGATCTGCATATTCTTAAGAAAGCTTGGGACAAGCCTCGTATCGTAGAGAATACGAAAGTCCTCAAGCAGTTTAAAGTTGAAATGAAAAAGGTGAAGCATGGAGACATGGTCATCTTCCTCGGAGATTTAACTGATGACACTATCCCCAGAGCCATGCAGCTCGATCTCATCGAGCAACTCTGGGGTGGTATGAACATCCAGAAGGTGTGGGTCAGAGGAAACAACGATCTGCTTGAAGACGAACTCTATGAGCGTAACGGATGGAAAATCTGTTACTCTGCAACTCTCGAGCTTGCGGATATGACAATCGTATTCTCTCACACATCGATTCAGATGTTACCACTCTACGACAAATACAGATTCTACAATGTTCACGGTCATATGCACCGTGGGGATGATAGTAAAATGTATTACTACCATGATCCATACAAGTGTGTGAACGTTGCTCAGAATCTCTGTGCAACTGGTAAAATCCTGGCAATCGACGACGTTCTCAAGCTTGTTAAAAGTGAACCTTGGGAAAATGAAGATTGGTATGAGGGTCAGGAAAAGATTGGTATGAGCCTTTTCCTCAAGAACCAATCTTCAAATGAGTGTTTCAATGACTTCAAAGATATGGAAAAGATCGGTAAACCTGAAGTCAAAGAAACTTGTGAACGGAGGTGAAGATGATGACAATGATTAAGCGAATTATCGCAGCATGTGTCGCTCTTGTAGCAGGTGTAGATGCAATCTTCAATATGCAGAAGATGTCAGACACCCGTTCAGTGAAAGCGACAATTGAAACATTCCTTGCAACAGCATTATATTGTTGCGGAATGTTAGTAACACTTGAATGAAGGAGATGATAATTGTGAACCCATTCACATTGGCAATAATGCGTACGGTTGTTACACCGTACTATTCACCACAGGCAAGCAACGATGATGATGCCGTGGCGATCTGGGCAGCCACAGCAGTTAAGTTACTTGCAGATATTAAGGATGAGAAATCCGCTTTCTCACGTCTCACAAAAGATGTTGAGAAGGATATCGTTGAGGAGTTTGTACTCGACGGACTTGAGGTTATCAAGTACATGAAAGATAGTTCAGAGTTCAGAGTCTGGTTTGAGAGCGAATCGATCAGACTTGGAATATACGACGATGTCAAGACAATGAAGATAGAGTGTGTTAAAGCTCATATCGCACTTTCAGCGTTCTTGGCTAACTGAACTGATATTAATTTTAAGAACCCCGATTAACACCGGGGTTCTTTTTCTTGTAAGGAAGTGATATAATATGTTAACAGAATCATTGAACGCGGATTCATTCAGAATAGAATGTAAGTTCCCCAAATCAATAATGACGAATTTGTTCATTCCCGCATTCAGTAAGTTTGATCATATATGGCATATCAAATACAATGATGAACCATTAACGATTATTGATGAATCGTATGATGGTGAATATATGTATCTGTATTATTATACTGAATCAGGTGAACGTTTCGATATTGTAGACGGTGATATCATTCGTTTAGATATTGAGATATGGAATGCTCGCGGAGCTAGAAGGTTCATGGGTAAAGTAAATCTCAATGCAGATGAAATCATTTACGTATGTGAAACTTGGAAGGCTACAAGACAATCCAATGGTTACAATACATTTGAGATGGTTGAGACTGATGATGTCATTATAACTGAACTACTGAAACCTAGATGGGATATGAACATGTTCCAGAAGAAAATCAAGATGGAATCAGAACCATCAATTATCGATGTTGACTTTGTTGAAGTCAATGAGAATCAAATTGAAATGAAAGGAAACGATTAAAATGAATGACAGGTTAGCATATGAACTCATCGAAGAATTACATAATGTCAATCTGAATCTGATGGAATTAACAGATGCTATTAAAGGAAAGAATAATGTATCGGATAAACACGAACAACAACAATCAGAAGAACCAATCAATATCGATTTAGTGCGTTTATTCTCAAATGCAATATCATCATATTGTATATGCGATGGTTGTGTTAATAATAACGATGGAAAATGTTCAAAGAATATGCCATTGTATAAGAAGTGTCAGGTATGTATGTATTACATAAATGATGCTGTTTATAGACCAATATTACCAGAAGGAGTAGATCAAGTATGAAAAAGATACCAACATTATTCGAACGTGTGTTCGAGAATCATAAAATCGTTGACATCAAACCTGAAGTAGTGCCAGAACTGGAATGGGTGTTTAAGGGTGAAGGTGATGCAACTGTTAAGATCGATGGTAGCTGTTGCTGTATCATTGATGGAAAGTTGTTCAAACGTTATGATGCCAAGAAAGGTAAACCAATTCCCAATAATGCAATCAAGTGTCAGGAAGAAGCAGATCCGGTTACAGGTCATCTTCCGTGTTGGGTTCCAGTAGATGAGAACAATCAGGGTGACAAATGGTTTATCGAAGCATATAAAACAACCACTGAAAGTGCACCAGACTCACTGTATGATGGTACATACGAAGCTATTGGAAAACATTTCAATGGCAATCCATATAACATGACAGGAGACATGCTCATCAGACATGGATTGATCAATATCAACGTACCACGTACATTTATCGGAATCAAAGCATACCTTTTATTCACTCCGATTGAAGGAATTGTATTCTGGAAAGATGGAGAACCCAAATGCAAAATAAAACGTTCTGACTTTGGATTCGAATGGCCGTGTGAAAATGCAACAATTAACCCTGACATGATCGGAGTCGATAAAGTTTTAGAGTCTGCGAAAAACGGAAATCCAATGATCGTCGGAGTAGATTTAAACAACAACGATGAATAAATTAATACCCTGGGATAATTCATTCCTTTCTGTATTATAGATTATTATAGGTGGGACTTGTGTCCCACCTATTCGTGGTTATTATTTATTATTCACCAACTTTAACGAGCTTTCCAGCATCAATATCAATAACCATTGACTCAGCTACAGTCTCTGCAGTGTTATCAGAAACGAAATCAACACTGGCTTGATACAGAACACCCACTTCAGCATACAAAAGTTGACCCTTAATATACTGAGTATTCTGATGGTATTCAACAACATCATATGCTTTATTCTCAAGCAATGCAACACGTTCCTCGAGTTCGAAGTTCTTAGCACGGAGTTCATCAACTTCCTGAGTGAGAGTTTCAACAGTTGTAAGAAGTTCGTCAACGATAGCATCGATTGGTCTATTGAGACACTGATAGATTGGATATGTGTTATATACCCATGGCATATCACCAACGAATGCAGTGAAACTGAATCTGATTCTTGTACTCATATTAGCCTGGAACTGAGTTGTCCAACCAATCTCAGTAGTACAATAGATTGTCTCAGTAGACTCAGCAGCTTCAACAGTTTCATGTTCGATGTTGATCTTTGTTCTCTCTTCATTGAATGCATAATAAGGATTGAGTTCCTCATCATTATGTACAGTATCAACATACATCGACAGAGTATCAAGTCTTAATGTATACACACCTTGGAATGTGAGTGATGGTATATCACCGATCATCATTCCCATGTAAGAATTAACAAAGTAATCCTTCAGATCTGTGTAATGCATTGCTGAGTTCTTTACAAAGCAATCCACATGAGATTGATAAACATTTCCGCCGTTCGTATCAAATACAGTATACTCAAGACGGAATCTGACAGTCTGTTTTACGAGTGGAAGTTTACCTTTGAGCTCTTTGTATTGAGCTGATATCATATCACAAAGATTACCAAACCACAATGTGTTCGATATATTATCATGAGTCATATCAACGGTTGCAGCAAGATTGAGACACGACAGATCTTTGGTTCTGGATACTCGTGTATAGATACTTTCAGCGGCTTTAAGTTTTGCACCATATACCATATCAGTATTATCGATGAGATATGGTTTTTGGTTTATGATTCTGAATGCGTTATATGGCATATGACCATTTACTGGAACACCTTCTTTACCGACAACATCTTGTGCTGTTACAAGTGATCCAGGATTACAACTACCGCATTGACCGCATCCGACAGCATATGGATAACAACTGGGATAATATCCAGGAACACCATATACAACTCCGATAGGTTTATTAGTAAGATTCATATATTACACTCCTTTTTTATTTTAATGATCTTCAGGTTTCGTCGGAAGGTCCATCACTTCTTCATGGAACGAATCCATTACACCGTTTTTGCCCAGCGTATGATACTGATTATACAGATTATCAAAGTTATCTTTGACATGTAAAGGAATCTCATTCTTCGGACAATATTCATCATGGATCTCTATCAGTCGATCTCTCAGGAGCGCCTGTACCCCGCGTTCTAAAGCTTCTTGATGTTTCACATCTTCAGCATGAAGTTCTCGAGCGGCTTGCTCACTAGCAACCCTTCTTTCATCTGATTCATTGATTCTGTTAGTAAGATACTTCATTACAGCTGCAAGAAGACCTGATGATATCAATAACGATATTACCGATGTAATAATTCCTGTCGTTGTTTCGTCCATACTAAACCCTCACTTTCTGAAATATAATGGTATGTCGATGAACAATAAAAGTTCACCTTATGAATCGGTTTAATCTCATAGAATATCAAGATTCCATATATATATTATTAATATGAAGAAAGAGTAGAAATACTCTTACTTCGGTACACATATTCAATATATTACTAGGGGTCTAGTCAACCCCCACTCTTCGGAGTGTGATCTTTTAAGGAGGATCATTATGACAATTAACTTTACAAACATGGCTCAGCTTCAGGAATTTTTAAGAGCATTGACTTCTGTTTTTGAAACCGCCTACGGTTTTAAGAATGTTACAGCTAATCCGATGATGATGAACGCATACGGTGATATTATCGTTGGATGGAGAATTGACAACATGAAAATTTCTGAGATCGAGGTAAAGATCGAATCAGATTTCTGGGTGTCATTCAAGTTCATGAACGGCAACGATGTTGTATTCGAGTTCGACGGAAAAGCAACTCTGGAAAGCTTCATTAACTGTAACGATCTGACACTTGCCAAGAAGTACGGAAAAGTTGAAGGTTTAGAAAAGCTTCAGTATCAGGCAATAATGGAAATCATAAATGATTGGTGCTAATTAGAAAGGAGAATCTTTATGGAGAAGAATTTCAAAGTAAACCCAACAACTGAAATACTTAAAAATATTAAAAAGGGTTGGCAGAAACTTATGTGGGATACATCACTGGTAGACAGTTATATGGAAATAGTCATAGATGTAGCTGTTACATATACTTGGGTACTTCCGAATGACATCTATGACTCAATTCAGCTTATCATCAACGACGATACAGCAAAAATAATAATCAATAACGTGAAAACCAATGAGTTCATTGAATTCGAGAACATATCCGACTTTGACAGATACTGTTGGGAATCAGACAGAATAATGTCAAAATATGAAAGTGAACGCTTAGAAGCTATAAAGAATTGGGCGGCAGAAAACTTAGTATCTGAATAATGTCACAGCTCCTGACGAGGAGGGTAAATATACAATGCTCGGCAAGTGCTCAAACGATTTAAAGAAGCTCCCGTAATGGGAGCTTCTTTTTTCTTGTTTAACCGTTCCATATTCCACGTATTCGTTCTTTCAATTCCTTCAATACTTTATTACCAGCAGCAACAATCATTACCGATGGAATCATACGTCCGAGAATTGAACCTGATGAAACGAACATACTGATTTCTTCATCAGGTTTAGTTTCTGAATATGGCTCCAATCCTTCAGGAATCATCTCAGAAATAACCTGTTTCGATGCAGCATAACATACACACTTATCACCAACAGATGTTGAGTTAGCGTGATCAATGTACACTTCAATCAATACATCAGTTGTTATACTCTTGATACTAGAACCTTTCAATGGTTCCGTCGGGAGTGAGAATAAAGTATTCATCTTATAAACAGAATTCGTTTTATCATGCTTATCAAGAATTCTTCTTTTCTTTTTATTCTCATTGAAGTAATTGCTGACGATCTGATACAATGATGGTGAGAGTTTATCAAGTGATTTGATTGTATAGATTCGTACATCAACAACCTTACCAGAATGCTTTGCTTTCTTTATACGCTTTGCATTATCGATAAGATTTTGTTGTGTTCCATCCTTAGTCTGGAATGCTTTCAGGAAGTTGTTTACATTCTTATCGCCAGTATCACCGATACCGAATACTACAAGTGGATCACCAACTTCTACTTCATCACCAACCTTAACGATTGATTCGATTTCAGCATCAGCGTCTATCTTGATATCCTGCATCATAATAACATGTGATGTCATTCGTTTACTCATCTTCTCAGTCATAACACCGGCGTCTTCATATGTTGCATATGTTCCCATGAATGCAACCTTTGCAACCGGACCGAGATTTGCACGAACAACACCGTCGATTCCTTTGGTAAAGAATTTGTTATGATATGCAAGAATGTCATTCTGTTTGAATTTATCATTTACATTCAGATCTGTAATGAGTTTATTGTCTACGTAGAAACCGCTACCCGAATTGAATGAGAATCTATCTGACAATGGAACTGCTTCCTTTTCACCAGACTTATACTGTACGATCATATACTGATCATCTTTATCGATGACTGTTCCATCTTCCTTTGCCATTACAGTAAATTCATCTGTAAGTGAAGCTGGGAGTATCTCATCCAAACCGTTAGAGATCATAACAGGTTCAGCATCATCTGTTGCAATGATATGAGATGACTGTGATGTAGCAATAGCAGTACGGATAGCATCGTCTCGAGTAGCAGTTGCAGGAGTAATCAATTCTGAATATGACGATAAATCCATATCAGTCATTTTATTGATGTCTGCATCAGCTGTTGTATAACCACGAACTGAATCGATCTTTGGATTTATAGTAAGCTGTCTGTTGATACCAATGTTACCATTATTAGGAGAACTCATTGCAAGCTTACCGATCATACTTGGATCGTATGCACGCTTTATCAACTTATACGCTCTATCGTTATTGACACCCTTGAATCCTTTCTTTGTGATGCCTTCTTTTGCATGAAGTTCAACAAATGGATTCAATGCAGATGCTGGTTCTACATTAGGAACATTCAAGAGTTCATTGATTACTTCATTTGGGTTGAACTGAAGTGGGTTACCACGAACCTTTGAACCCATGTTGTTATTATAACGAGAGATTGCAAATGCCAATCTGTAATGGATAATTGCAGGGATGATTTCAGATGAACGAACTCGATACAATGTAGAGTTCGTTTCTCCACCACAGTTATTATCAGCTAACAGCTGTGATGCATACAGCAGCATACCAACGATATCGTTCGGTAAATTATAATGCAAACACACATCAGATGTGATGACATCGACAAAGAATTGATAGTATGTGATGAATGTTGTGAGCTGTGAATACTGTTTAAAGAATAATTGGTTGAATATATCTACATAGATAGAATTGGAATTCATTATTGGAGTTTCAAAATCACTGGCATTGTATGCTCTGGTATTGATTCTGTAGAAGCCGTTGAATAGCAGCTGGTTCGGAATTGTATTTGGTATTGCAAGTGCTTTATCCTTGAATCTAATAATGAAATACTTTGGATCCGAATATCTCAAATCAACAAACTGATACTTGATTCCAGCTTTCTGAAGAACTTGTGTGAGTCCTTCCCATGCACATACGGCAAGACCAATAGGAACCTTGATAGCATCGAGTTTACATTCTGAATACATTGAGAGTTTACCTGGTTTGCTACCACGATATACACGCTGTATCTCAGGTGGTAATGTATTGACGATAGTCTCAGTCAATGTGATACCGCTTCTTGTCATACCAGTTTCTGTATTGATAACGATTGGAACTTTGTTGATCATTCCACAACAGAATTCATCTTCCTTAACACTAACGAAGGTGTATCGTTTTGCACATTCAGGTCTATTGAAGAAAATCTCACAGTTAGCTTTTTTATTGATGAAACTGAACCATTGCTTTGCATATTCATCATATTCGATTGTCGATATGAATGGACGGTTTGATGATACCGAGCTACCCGGTTTGATATATTCAGTTTTATTCTTCATAACCTTTATCAACAATCCAACGTCTACAAGTGATTTAGTATCATATCTGGATACTGTAATCTTATTGTAGTTTGATGTAAGCATTACAGTCTTAGCATCAAGCTTGAGAATCGGAATTGGGAATTCCTGTTTTCCGATATTGTACCAGATACCATTAAGATAGAATCTACCATTCTTTACAACAGGAACTCTGATATTGATATTGGATGTTCTGTCAGTAGTACGACTCTTGAGTGTGACTCTCCAGTTATGTACCAATGATACAGAGTCTGATACATCTGTAACCTTTACATCCGTAACATAGAATCCATCTGGAAGAGTTGAAAGTTTCATGAACGTTGATACAATATCACGGTCCATGAGTTTGGTTTCATATTCACGTTCAACGTTTGCAAAGCTTGAACCTTTACGAGCACCTGTATTCAAGGTTGTAATGTTATTAGGTACAATAGGTTTTGGTAATGGTGTATCTGTAATAGATGTGATTGTATTGAATGAAACATTGTTGAGTTTTATCTTTCCGAGATTCTCTCTGATCTTGAGTTCTCTTGCAGAAGTAATTGTCTTGGTTGTACTTGCAGTATCAACAGCTTCAACATTCTTCGCAAGTCTCTTAGCAGTATCATTGTTGATCTTCTTCTCGATAGAGTTATTCTCATCAGTGTTTAATTCCTTGGCAATCTTTCCATAATTATTAATTACATCGGTTGCAGGATTGATACGATTCAAAAGCTTCGCATTGATATTCATTGCTTTAGCTTTATAGACATCATTCTTATCAAGATTAGGATTCTCTGCAGGAGCTCCTTCACCATACTTGGCTTTGAGTTGATTGATTGTTGCAGATACAGATGATACAGCATCAGTGTTTACAGCTTGAAGATTCTTGATTTCTTCGGTTTCAGTCTCAGCTGTTTTCACATCAACTTCTTCACTGTCTTCGACATCAGGTTCAGCAAGTTTATCCAACTTCTCAGCAATTGTTTCCTGATCAGGATTATCGAAATCATCGATACTTTCACCAGCTTCTTCATCAGTTGTAGCAGTCATCTCAAGAGGAATACCAACTTCTGAAAGGAACTTTCTCAATCTCATAGCATCGTTTCTTGGATTGTACTGTTGGAGATCAAGTTTGTAATCTGCTTTTGGTGAACGGAATACAATTGTAAGTTTCAGACGTTTGATCATGTTTTCATTATTGAATAACAATGCAGTCAACAAACCATTCAACAGATCAGAATTGTATGTGTTAACACTAAGCTGATTGTACAGTTTGTATCTGGATGTATCAACAATGAGAACCTTTTCATTTGAGAACTTGTAATAGTTCAAAGTATGCATAAACAAATCGAATATCTGTTCTTGAACAACCCTCTTTGGAAGAGTTCTCAATACCATAGATACTTGTTTGAATATGTCACTCATCGGTATGTACAGATTTGATTTGAGTGTTTTCGGATATGGGAATCTGATGACTTCCAGTTTAGGCAACAACCTTTGGTCGTTGATGTACTTCATTTTATTAGCAATATCAGTCTGTGTCAGTTGATATCTAATCGGACGAATACCACATATCTTATCGAATATACGATATGGCATTACAAGCATATGATAATTGACCTTTGGTGCTGGAAGCATCTTGATGATACGAATATCATATTCAAATGAATCACTCAACAGATATACTGATACATCTTCTTTACGTTCTGGAAGACGTAAGAACATTCTTGCTGGTATCAAGTTAGACACACTGGACAAAGCCACTGCTTCTTGATATATATTCATTTATCTTACCTCACTTTCAATTAATTGAAACATGTCGTTTCGATTATTAATTTGTCGATGAGAGGAGGAATAAACAGTGGGAAAAATCAGGAACCAGGAGTTCATTGAATACATCTCCAAACTCAAATACATGGTCGATAATGATTTCGTTTGTATCAACGATATCATTGACCAAGGCACTGTATATGGATTGAACCCTGTGATTTATAATCGCAAGCTTACACCGGAGGCTAATAAGGCTACAGTATATAGTCATGTCTATCAGAGATTCAGAGTGAGTCTCAATGATGATCAGTTATCATATCTATGTGACCACAACCTCATGTCTGTTGAGTTCATTCGACGATTAAAGAAAATGCTATAGAATTGATTCCCGGGCTTAACGCCCGGGAACATCATTATTCTTTCATCAACAATACTTTTTTGATTATATAGATTACCATCGGAGTGTACAGATATATTTCTCTCAATGATGTAATCCCATTATCAAATAACTGATCTCCAGTGTACAATGACAGATCATGGATAGAACGTAATCTTCCATGTATGAAATCATGTATGAGTTGGATGTAAGTATAACGTTGACACTTGTAATGTTGACAGCAGTCGAATCGACATTCACAACAATTGCATTCACATTTCTTTGTACACTTACAGTCATAATCTCCAGCAAGAATCCTAGCAATCTCATCTGAGAAATATGTATCACAATATGGAGATGCACACCATGGATCATTTGGAATCATTACATGGATATCATTGTCACCGTATCTCGGGAATGATGAATTGACAAAGTTGTATGAATCCATTATATGATATTTGAAAGTATCCAGATAACGTATTGGAGCATCACGCTCAATCCATTTGAATGGAGATTTCTCATATAAGAAATTCATATCATGCATGTTGAGTTTGTCTTTGTTCAGTACAAGATTACCATATCGATTATCATCAATAAGTAATCCATGTTTAGCCATGAACATATTACCAGATGGATCGAATAAAGCTTCACCATTAACTCTACAGATCAAACAGTTATGTCTTGGGTCATAGAACTTGGAGACATAATTATCAACCATATCATTTACCATCTGAATCAATCTTGATCTGTATTCGTAGTCTTGCTTACCAATGACTGGAGTTAAATCATGACCACCGATTGTCTGAAGATCTGTTTTGAATTCACTGACAGTTTGTCTGTAAACCCATTCGATTTCATTTGGATTTGTTGAGAATAATTGATATGATATTTTATATGATCCATCTGTATTGAGACCGTCCTGACCAACTTGAGTAACTCTGAACAAATGATTCATGTTTACTTGTCTGATTACAAAGAAATCATTTTCTTTTGGTTGGATGGTTCCTGGAATGATGTACGCTTCACCCGGTAGTTCATAGTTTCGAACCGTTGTTGTTGATGTTTGTGTGTCTTGTGGTTGTAATGGTGAGAATCCAAGTAATGGAAAATCATCAATTCTGTTGAATCTAAATGGTGAATCGTTACCAAGGATTTGATATACATCATTCAAACCAAATGAACTTGTTGATCGATCGTCATTGATATTGAAGTATGTGACAATCGTACGACCATCACCAGTGTACTTATTTACTCTGGAATGCATCACTTCATCATATTTATACAATTGACCATCAATGGTTGAACGTTCATCAAATATTATGTTGCCCATACAGACACTCCTTTCATGTTGTAATTTTATCGTTGGGTTTATACTATTATAGTATACCCTATTATTTAATTATTCCATATATATATTATTCTTATGAATAGAGAAACGATTCAAATGTTTTTATAATCCGAAATTTTTAAATTCTCTATTCGGAAAGGAGGTCAGCTATGACCATAAAGCAGTTGGTAGACAACGGGAATATTCCTTGGGTCATGAATATTCCTGACCACATCACGAAGGTTGTCGTGCATGATGGAACTTTCCATGCAGACGACGTATTCTGTGTGGCGATTCTGAAAGAGTGTTTCAAAGAGGATATTACGGTCAGAAGAATTCCTCGAAACGCAGACATTGAGAAGTATGGCTACGATACTCTCATATGTGATATTGGTGGTGAATATGATGGTATGAATTACTTTGACCATCATCAGTTTCCGGCTAGGTCACTCAGAAAGCAGGAACTCCGTGCTGCAATCGGTTTACTCTGGGATGTCTATGGAAATCAGATGTACCATAAGACTACGTCGATGATCAGAGATATCGACAGACATGATTGTGACTCAAGGCAGTTCAGATCTCAGTTAGCTGTAACAATCGGTTCATTCAATCCTGATTGGACAGCATCAGACAAAGAGCGCGACAGGTGTTTTGATATGGCTGTTAATGTAGTAAGACAGCTAATCAGAGCATCTATCATCTCAGATACTTTCAATATGAGAGCAATCAGACAGGTATCTGAGAATCATACAATTGAAAACAATGTAATGTTCCTGGAGACAAATGCTCCGTATGAATCATTCATATCGGACTACGAGGAGGTGAAAGTCGTAGCAAGAAAATCCGGTAACCGTTACAAACTCAAAGCAGTGAATGGTTACTCATTCTCACCAACTTGGAGTGGAGATCCACCATTCCCGAATATGCTAATGAAGCATTGGATAATAGATTGCGGATCTAAAGAAACAGCAATCAAAATCGCAGCTTTACTTAAATAATGAAAGGTAGGAAAATTTATGAAAGTAAGATCTTTAAGTACTGATGACCTTAGAAAAGTTTGTAAGACACTCGTTGAAACAGACGGGGATGTCATAGTTACTGCACAGACTCACGGTTTACCACCGGAGTTTGTAAAGAAGATAAAAAAGGGTGAGTATCTTCCGAGCGTCACAAGCTCGTTCTTCTCACCTGATAGATGGAGAGATCCGGTTCCCGGTTGCACAGAACCTGATCCGGTTCAGCTCACCATCGATGAAGAACCCAAGGAGGAAAAAGAAATGTCAGTACCAACAAAAATCAACAGGAGACAAGGAACTCCTGAAGCAACCGTCAGACGTATCTGTGAAAGATTATGCGAAGGAACACATCTCAACAAAGAGATCGCTAAGGAAGTTGGTGTCTCCGAGAATGTGGTCTCACTGATAAAAATAAAGAAGAGATACACAGATATCTCTGATAAATATTTCACGTACATCAATGACCATCAGTACAAAGTTCTGAAAACTGGTAAGATCGTTGATATTAATGCAAGATCATTGGCATTGATGAAAAAGACCCCACCGACTACTGTTGAAGTTAAGAAGAATGAGACCAAAACAACAGTATCAGCAACAGTCAAAACTTCAGACGAAAACGATATCATTCAGGAGATAATCAATCTTGCAACAAAGGTTGTAGGCTCCAAGAAGATATCAGAACTCCCTGAACACATTCAGACAAAGGTGCTTGAAGTTATTAAGAGTGACATTGAGAATATGTCTCTCAAAGAAATAAAGGAGCTCTGTCAGTAATGTCAAATTATCAATACCAAAATCCTCTGGATGTGCTTGATGATTATATCGATAAACTCACCAGAGGAATCATGCCAGCTGCAATAGATGAGATTACTGAAAAGGAAATCGAAATCAGAATGCGTGAGCTGGCAGCTGAGGTTGAAGATATTGACGATGCTGATGACGAGGAAATCAATGCTCTTATCTCCGATGCTAAAGAACTCAAAGCGAAAGTTCAGGAGACTAAGAGAAAAGCGACTCGTAAAGACATCGCTATCTTCACACTCAGTGAAGAAACCAAAGCAAAAATCAGAGAAGAAATGTCATCCTCATATGTCCGCAAGAAGCCATCAGTATATAATACGGATGAGCGTACTGAGAAGGACAATAAGGAATACATGATTCTCAAAAAGAGAGCATCTAAAATCAGAAGATGTTACTATCATCCCGAGGATTGGAAAGCTGCTGTTGATACTTTGCTGGACATAGTAAAGTATGATAGAAAGAACTATCCATGGTTGACTGAAGATGCTTATTATCAGGCGTTCTGGAATGGAGAGATCAAACTCAATTGTATCTGTCCGATTCTGTATATAGACTATCACACTCCTATCAAAGACCCACTGACATTATTGGGTATTTATAAGGGTGAGATAACTATAGAAGAAGAACCGACATTCGATCCATCTGAGAGAGTTAAGCTCAAGGATGATACAATCTCGATGGTTAAGGTTCATAATTATACAGAAGCAGAAACCGATTACATGCAGGACCTCGCATCAAGAGGTTTCGACACTCCGATGAACATAATCTTCAAAGATTCGCACAAGGATCTTTATGCAAGATTCATGCCTTCAACTAAGAAGAGTGTAGATCCGGAACGTTTGAAGAATTATCTATCATATTTGCAGATGGGCAGTCAAGTAAAAGACCATGACTTCAAACCTTTTGAAGAAGCTGACATCATCAGTTATATTCATGCAATGAATCATGGTACTTTGAATACTGCTCTTAATTCTGCAACAACCAAATGGTTGACAGCAATCTCATCTCCTGTACAGAAGACACAGTTGGACATCGGTATTAAATCAACGGATGTTGTTGTAAATGCTGAAGCTGCAATGAGAGAAGCTGCTATAATGGCAAATATTAAAAGTTTATCGTCGATGACATAAATGTAATACTACTTGCCATAGTATAAATCCGATCCATGTCCAGATCGGGTATGTCAACCTTTCCGAAAAAAGCACAAAGATCCTCCCCATATGGGGAGGATCCACTTGTGTGTTTTTAGTTCAGTTTTACTGGTTGTGAATACGCTGTTGTGCAAACGTATTTTTTCTTGTATTTGGAAATGTTATCGAGAATGATCTCGGTTCCGCAATTGACAAATGGTATGATTTGGATTGTATTATCTACGTCAGAGATGTCAGCTGAATCTGAAGATGATATGTAAATTGTAAAGAATCCATCATACTGACCAGCAACTTTGATTCTGTAACAATCATTGTCAATATCGATTGAGTATTTGATTACAGGGATATTCAATATGTCAGATTTATGATGTAATGGAATATATGGATTCACAACAGCTTCGTGTTTCCAAAGCTTGTCATACATTGCGAGAATCTTATTATTGTCAACCTCACGTAATCCAAGTTCTTTAACTGAGAGATTATACAGAGTAACACCATTGATACTTGGTTGATGTATGAATCTTCTGTAATCATTGGTATTATCTAAAATCAATCCGTCAAGAATGTTAGCTTCGACATCATGATTGTTAGGATTTGAAATGACGTGTTTTGTATACTCGAACAAATCAGAGTGTTGGAGATTGTAGAACAGGTAGTCGATTCGTTGATCGATTATGTATCTATTGCTCAACATCATTTTCAGGAATGATTCGTATGTGTTTGTGTGGTAGTAGTTTCCATAAAGATCTATGTAAACATTACCATGTGGGAGAATATCTGAATCAAACATATCATCAACCAATTCAACACATTCAAAGTTACGTAATGAATTGAGGTTACATAATTGGATAGATGTTGGTGATATGATATGAAGTGATTTTGAATCATTGAGACATCTACCATTTACCCAGAATTCATATCTGTCTCGTGTCAAAGGTGTCGGGATATGTCCAGTCATATCAATAATACCGTCAGATGGTATTGTATCCAATGAGTATCTGCAGATACCAACATATGGAGATTTGACTAACTCTATATTTGGATTAGTATCAGTATTGATTGCGAGTCTTCTGGTATGATCATTATGACGTGTATCTGATATTGGATAACGAACATGTTTCTTTGAGTTGTAGTAATACTTGTATGGATCATCTGGTAATGAGTTGTCTGGGTATAACCATTTAGATTGAAGATTATAGTATATATCTCTTATAATTAAATTATAGGGGAATCCTCCTTTAGATGGACACGATACAATGAATCGTTTTGGAATAATATGATACATTGGATTATTGAGTTTAACCCAGTTACCACATTTCAATTCATTATTCTCATTTTTTGTAACGGAGATTGTTATTAAACCACCGCAACTTTTGTATGCTGAAGAAGATGATAAGATTGAACAGATGTAATCACCTTCATCAAGATGATCTGAGCTGCATCGTTTTACTGTGAATGATTGATTATCTGAATCATCTCCTGATATAAGTTCAAATGTCAATGTAGAAAGATTTCCATTGAACATATCAGGTTCAACACATATTGCAGTCATTCTCGTACTTGTCTGATATGAATCAACTGGCACGTTTACTGTGCATTCATATGTATTGTAATCTGATGATTGTGTTGTCGTCACATCTTTGAATTTGAATGGAACATAGAATTCAAATTCTGAATATGGACGATTGTTGATTGTGATGTCTTTGAATCTGTATACTGGATTCGAAGTATACTTACCATTTGGATCAGGTCTCTCAACTAAGAAACCTTCAAGAATATATGCTTTGTCGATATCATTTGGTAAATTATCTTCTGTGTACCTGTAATACTCGTATCCGTCAAAGTGTTTTCTTACATTAATCTCCGAATAGATATCTGCATCGATATGGTCATTGATTGATAAGAATGGTTTGAATCTGACGTTACATGTTGGAGGATTGAGTTCGATGTCAGTAAATATATCTGATTTATTGAATCCGACATATACTAACAATTTCTGAGTGATGTGTGCTGAGTGAAGTTGTACATCTATTGAATGGAGAACATTATTGGTTTCAAAATCATTAGGATTGTCAAACTTAACACCATCAACGATTGTAGTTGATACAATATAATCAGATGGATCAATCCATTCATGATTCTGGTAATCATACATATACAATTCCAGTTTATCAGTATATGGAAGATCTGTTATACATTCAACAAAACTGTTTGTCACTTGACTTGCTCTACCATTATCGATATAAACTAATGCTGCATTATATGAACCAATGTTATACCATGTCGATGGAGTCTCGAGATTTCTGATATATCGGTTCATACGTTCAACGTATTTAGCCCAATAATCAATCTTCAAATCATATTCATCTATGATATTCTTGAGACGTACTTTGTCATATATTGTAGTAGCTTGAGTGTATTCTTCGATTACACCAGCTTTATACATTTCCAAATCACGAGTTTTGTTTATTCCTATTTCCTTTTGAGCATTGAATGTTTCGATTTCATTATCCCAAACATCATGGTCATCAGGTTCACTTCTGAGTATTGGATATATCTCAGATAATGTCATAGGATTCACATTGTGATTTATCATGTTGACTCTGAATGAATCATATATTGGTTCGGTTTGTTTTGTAGCCGGATTGATAAATCTGTCGTACAACCATTCAGAGTTAGCTTGTATCATAGCATCGGTGTGAACTGATGATGCAGTTGCAATAAACTTAGTATGCATCTGACCACCATTTCCGAAGATTACATATGGATCTCCGTATGCAGTGACAAGTTGTGCAATACCAATTCTATTGTAGAATAAGTAATCATGTTCAATTGTATCAATCAATGCTCCATCTATATACAATGATACTAGTCTGACAGTTTGACCTGCAGATTCACCACGTTCAAATGTTAAACATGCAACATGATAATCATTTGCTGATATGGTTGAGATTATTGATTTGGTCCATGGATCTGAAACATCTGATCCACGTCCACCAAAGAACATGATGTTGTTATAGTTGGAGTCATCCTGATTATATACACCGAGCATAAATACTGGATCTTCCGGATATGTATCCTGCGAAGTACCAAGAATTGTTGCTGGTAATGCATAACCTGTTGATGGATCTGCTTGTACTGGAGTTCCATCAATTCGTTTGAATACAATGTAGATTGTTCTGTTATCCAATGATCCAGCTGTATCAGGACCACTCAACTGTATTTCGTTTGTATTGGTATGAATTTCAAGATTCATAATGACTTCATGTTCATCACCAATTGAATTCAATATAATCGGTAATGGATGATCATACTCAAAATCATACCATTGGGTTGGTGTAAGATAACGCAAGCAATCATAATAATGATCAACGTTATCCATGTATGGCATTTGTGATATGTCGGTTTCGTATATCTGGAATTCACCAATATACTTGAATTGATATTGTTTGTGTTCATCATCAATGAATCGATTGTCGATGTTGTCACCAATAAACCAATTCAATCTTGTGTAAACATAATTTGCATTATTCTGAACAAAGATTGGATCTCCAGGGAAATAGAACATTTCCTCATACGGAATCTCACTGAGTTCTATTATATTATATGAACCCAACGATGTATCATTATATTCATTCAAGAAATTAGATACGTTATCAGGTATAACATGACACTCAATATCATTAAACAGATAATCCTGAATCTTCAAAAGATCAGCTACTTCCAACCATTCACAATCATCAACTTTGGCTTCTAAGAAACCGTGACTTTGTGAATGATCAATTGATGTAACGATAACAGGGAATCTGTATTCATAATCAGCAGTCTCAAGATAAATCTTCTGACCAACTACGTATGGACCATAGACTGAAGTTATTACATCATCATCCGTTGGAATATGTAAAACTTGAGATGGTTTGAAATACATTCTAGCTGATGTATGCTCACCGTAATTACCTACAGCATATTCATTGATCATCTGATTTGGTGCATAGATTCTATCGATAGAACCCGGAAGTCTTGTGTTTCTGTTGAGAACCAGTTCAGATACATGTGAGAGTTGATTGAATCTGTTTCCAATCAGTAACTCATAATGCATATCAGTGTATTTACGATTAACGATTTGACCATCTACAACATTGAATGTTTCATGAATATTCTGAACATCAACCTTTGTGTTGTTCAATTCATTAAGTAATGAGATTGGATCTGCAATATCCGATGATGAACCAACTCTTGAGAATGTGATGTCTGCAGAAACGTATGATGAACCTGATGCTGTTATTACTTCAACCTGAACATTATCAATTGGAGTACCATCGAAGAATGCATATTCACATACAGGATACAATGCTACGACTGTGTATGTTGTACCATCGTATTCATATTTAGGATACAGAATAATGTCAACGTCATTAACAACATCTCCAGTCACTGGATGTGTTGTATGAGCTCCAGCAGTAAGTGTGAACTTTGCGTATTTCGGTTCATCTCCAACCGTCTGTGGCTCGTAATCAACATTCATTCTGTACATATCGAAGATGTAATGCTGAATTATGTCATAAACGAAATTACGGAGTCTTATGAACTGTAATCTATATTCATTTATAAGTGATGCAAATGTTGATTCTAAGTTAGGAATACTCTGAGCAAGCGTCATTCTTATATTTTCGAATGTACTCTGGTATTGTGTGAAACGAGGTTTATCATACAATGTATTATCAGATACATAATCCTCAATATTAGCAATCAACTCATAGTCAATCTGCGAAGCCCATTCTTTGAATTCGAACAGGTTCATTGTTTGATTGATCTTCTTGAAATGTAAATACATCTTACGAACTCTCGGTTTTGCATAATCCTTAAATCCGTAATTGTAGTATACAGATTTGATGTCACTGTTGAATTCCTGAATGAATCTATAGATGGATACAATACGATTGTTGAAATCGATGTTGTTCACCATATCATTAGTTATAGTCCACAAAGCATTTACAGTTTCATAGATTTTGTTGGTTTGTTCATAGAATGGTCCGAATACTAAACGAATCACTTGCTCTGTATCTGGGTTCATATATTCAGGATACCGCAGTTTATTATCTGCTTTTACTTTGAGCTTGTAGATTCTGTCTTTCAATAATCCATAAAGTTTCATCTGATTGAATGACGTCTCATAGTTTGTCATGAAGTCTGACATATAATCATGAACTGTCGACATGTACTCTGTAAGAAGCTGACACGCTTTGATATCATCATGATATGAATTCTTTACAGCTCCAGCTGTGGTTATATCGGGATACTGAACATATTTAGATCCATCAATTTCATTTTCTTTTATCAATGGATATCTAACAAAGTTTCCATAGCTGTTGAACACATAGCGATATGGAGTATTGACTATTGCTGAACCTTGTACGACGAATGGAAGTTGATGATATACACCGGATTCAAGTTCACCACTTACAGTATTCGGAGCTGTGTAGAAATATGAATAGTTAACACTGGATTCATCATTTCTATTCAATACTGAAGTTATATCGATATCAATATATCTTTCAGAATGATGATCATGTGTCAATCTATAAAGGAAATACGATAAGAAGTTATCGTTATTATTATAGAAAAGATTGATTGTGTAGAATAGATAGTTGATTGTGAATGGTGATTCCAAAGAATCTTCATCTGGAGTTCCAAGTGTTGTCACACCAGACAATTCATAGTTGATATCAGACGGATATTGCTTCAACAGTTCATCATCAATTCGATGTTTCAACATCTTCGACATTACATTGACACATGTTGTACCATCGTAATCATCAAACAAAACTTCACTGATTTTCAACAGTTTATTTTCAGCACTCCAATATCTGATATATCCTTGATGCTTGTGAATCTCTGTACAGAACTTATCAAAGTCGAATACAGTTTCACCAGTCATTGGTTCAACGTTAGGTTCACCAGCGGCTTCGGTATCAGTATATAATACGAAGAATTTGAATATCTCATCACCTTTGAGATTTGTATCAATATAGAATGAATTCTGAATTCCGTTGAAATGTTTAATATTTGGATTACAGAACAACCAAACCTTTTCTTCAACGTCGTACTTCATGACAATGAAACACTGTTCGGATACAGGTCTATTGAATCTGGTAGGTTCAGCAGGAATGATGAAATTGTTTGTTATCTGATTGAATAATATCAAAGTATTGAACATCTCATTCTCGAGTACGCTGTATATGTCATTGACATACGTTTTGAATGTACCATTGTAGAATGTATCAGGTCTGATGCTTTCAAGGTTTATCCAATCGATTCTATTGTCATATACAAGCTTGACATCATTGTATATCTTTTCAAACTTATTGATTGATTTCTGTTCAACCAGTGATGTCAATGCTGCAAACTTCAAATAGTTTGAACGTGCTATTGATACAGCATGGAATATAGATTCAATTGGTTTGACAATGGCAATATCAACATACCATGCATCTGAATTCTCATTGACATTCCTCAGTTCAGCACCAACAAGTTCAACTCTTCTTGAAAGATCCTTAATGGTATCAGCATCATATAATACATTAATGAATACACGATGTGATTGAGAATTATCTCTATCGATTACGATTGGTGGTGTACAGATATCAACAGTGTAATCAACACGATTGGTTGATGTTTTGATTGTATCTCCATCCGCAGTAACAGGTTCACCATCGATAGTTTCTACGATACTCTTATTCAGCATATTGAAATAATTCATTGCTGGATAGATATTTGGGATCTCGAAGAAATACTTCAGTTCATATATAACAACACGAACATTTCCAAGTCGTACATTCTCGGTTACCATGTTACTTGTAGCTGATTGAAGTTGTGGAATATGAATACCCTCTTTATCAATGTAACAGAAGTTTCCAGGAACATCTACCGAACCTATCAATCCTTCATAATAGATATCTACAAGACCCGACAAAGTAGTATCATCAAATCCTTCATATCCAGTATCTTTCCATGGAATAAGTACATTACCACCATTGAGTTTGTTAGGTTCAAGCATGAATGAGTAAACCTTTGATGTATCCAATTTATATACAATACATTCAAAGTCGATAGGTTTTCTCCAACGAACTTTGAACATCAAACCGTGATCATCAAAAGCAACCATACAATCATTTGAAATCAAACCATTCATGGTAATCAAGATACTGAAATCGAGGATGCCACTATAGAGAGGGGTGTTTGTTAATTCAGATATATGAATCCATTTATTAGTTGATTTCACATGCATGTCGTGTAAACGTTGACGAATGAATTCATCACGTTCTCCAAAATGCATCTGGTCGTATGGTACATCGATAACATAATACTTTGATGCAGGATCATATGTAACGTATTTGTTGTTAGTGCTTTTGACTGAACATATCACAGCGTGAGTATTGACAACCATCCTACTCATAGCATTCTTATAATTGAATTTATATGTTTCAATCAATGCATTATTGATGTCATCAAATGTATAATCAGAATCTTGCATGAGATTCAAGAGTTTGTCAAATCCATAGTTATTACCTACAACCATAAAAGGTTGCTCATCAATTAATTGGGAACCGGATTTAACCAATGGAAGTAATCTGTCATTGATAGTCTTCCATTTGGTATCATTATAAGTAATCAAACCGTTACGATTTCCATTGATGTACTTATGATATTTATAAAACCAATCTTGATAATTGATTGTGCTCATGGTCATAACCTCCTTTTTAAAAGTTTACCTCTGGGTTTTTATAAGAAAAATACACCCCGGGTAATCCCGGGGTGTAATTAATCATGATGTGATTAATGCTGTTGTAACAGATGTCCATTCCTTCATACGAATCTCAACAGAATCCTTGACTGGGTTCTGGAAGCATGAGAGATGGAATCCGTACCAATATTTGAGATGTTCATTAGGCACAATGAACATATTCAACTGATCACCATCGAAGTCAGCATTGAGACCAGCAAGGATTGGTTCACCAACACTGATAGTATCATCATTGAGTTTGAAACGTCTGACTTTCAGCAAACAGTTGGATGCGATGTTGTTTACAGGTTCACGCAGCATCATTATCCAAACACCTTCATCAAGTATCTCCTGAAGTATAGCATGAACTATCTCTGGATGTTTGTTCATGTTTATCATGAGATATGCCTGTTCAAGTGTTATGTTATAACGTACATGAATACGGTGTGTAACTTTGTACTTCATCAGAGTCATGAGCATTGGGAAAGGTAGGTCAACCTCTCCAGCTGATAAGGTCTGATCAAGAATGATTACACCTCTGCCAGAGAACTCAAATGTTCCTCCGACAATTTCAGAACGAACCAATCCTGTCTTTGAAGCCATTTCATTATCGATCAGATGTTCAGTAGCACCTAACCAATACTTCTGGAAACAGTTCAGAGCATTGATCTGTTCTTCTTTATAGTACATATCATCCAGTGAACAATAGACTGCACACATCTGTGCATAGAATCTATTGATTCTTGGATAGAAGTAAGATTCTGAGGTTTTGGATACCGGGCGGAATGCTGTAGAATACACCGGTATCTTTGAAGTGAAAGCGATTTCTTTTTCTGCAAGAATTGTTTCTATATCGGATTTGTTGGTCGAAGTCAAACACGATAATATGATTTCTTCAAAATTCTCATAGAAACCATCATGTCCGATTCCTTTCCATTTCAGCTTATTCTTCGGAACCTTTTCAAGAATTGTATTTATATCGTCCTGGGATACTTTACCACGACGCTTCTTCTTCGGTTCTTTAGAAGCTTCTTCATCTTTGTTGTCTTTATCTGTATATTTAATCGAGCTCTTATCTTTGTAATCACCAAGGATGAATCGGAGTAAAGCAGTTCCGATTACACGTTTGATAATTCCATAATATACTGGAGTCAGCACACGATGTGGATATATATCCATCCATCCAGTCTTCTTGAAGTTCAGAGATCTGAGAGTTATCTCTGTACGACAATGTGGACACTTCTGTCCCAAAAGGTCACGTCCAGTGTAACATCCACAATCACACGAAAACTCCGTGTCGGTGAAATTATCTGCATTGATGAGATTGTTTACATTGATTTGGCCGTAGCTATCTTTCTTTATCTTGAATCCGTTATTGAGTATCATGTCAACACAATACTGTGCTTCCATGTTGTAACGTACACCTTTCATTCCTATATCCTCCTTATCACTTTTAGAATGTTGCGAACAGCTCTGATATCATATCGATAACACGGGTTGTCATCAAATACGGTTCATAGAACAATTCAGCACCTAACGAACTTGGGTCATTGTGGTTTACAATTGTGAATGATGATAACACTACGTGCATGATCGATTCAGATAAGTCATCTCCTGATGCTTCTGATAACAGGTAACGTGTAATTGAACCATCATTAGTTACATATTTCTTTATATTACTTATATCTTTCTGAGATAAAGTCTTTGATGATTCTGAGGTAGCCTTACCCATCAGAAGATTTATCAAATCATTTGATACTGTATCTTCTTCATTAAGATTGTATATACGCATAATCATACTACGTACATACAGAAGCAGAATGAATTTCTGTTCCGTTGAGATAGTTGACAGTGATATTGATGAATGGAATTTATTGTATAATACTATACGAATCAGCATTGATGCAAGTTCATTCATCTTGGGAAGATTTTCCATATACCAATTCAATGGTGTGAGGTCAGTTTCCATAATAGCATGACCGATAATCATATTGAGATCACGACGCATACATGTAAACTCACCAGGATTGAACGAACGTATCATTGATATTGGTGATGAGGATGAGATATTATCTGTCTGAAGCTGAGAGACGTCATCGACAGATATGAATGTGAATCTGAGTTGAACTTTACGGATTACATTTGTTGCATGTCCAACGATAGCCTTGATCAATCCTACACAGGAATGAATTGGACGTTTGAGATATGGATCCCATTCTGATGCAAATGTAAGTTTTATAAGTCCATCACAGAGTAATGATTTTCTCATAATTGATTGTGCAATAGTAGGTGCAGTAACACCTTCGATAGCCTGCATATCAACTATGTTCGAGTTTGATGTTATACACTGATTAACAGACTTCTGTACGTAGTCATACAGTACCAAATACATCTTTGGATTAAGCATATTCATAATCTTAGTGTATGCTTTTGCGAATGATTCGAATAATGTCTTTGGAGAATTACCCGTTGATATGATGAAATGTTCTATGAAGATATGCATTACTTTCATCATGAATGACAGAATGAATGCATCTTCAAGGAATTCAACTGGGAACAATCCAATCGTATCATCACCAACATCATTATCTCTTACCATCAATCTAATCTTTTCGATTGTCTTGTCTGGGAAGAGTATTGATATCAGACGATCAGAGTATTCTTCAAATGTTGCCATCGTGTAATCCTGAGAATCAGTAACATACTTGGCAACACACATTGATGTCAGTAAGTCATTGTCCTGATCATATAATGCTGTAAAGAAGTTAATCTGTTCACAGATCAAATTCTGAAGATCAACACGTTTAGATCTTAACTTGAATATCTGACAATTCGGATCGAGAACATCGTTCGGAAACAATGCGGTGAAGTTTACGATTATCTGAGAACCGTAATGACGCATTACAATATCCTCGGGTTTGGGCTGCCATCTGATAAAACGTGTCTTCTTATACTTCCTACCATGCATTCCAGTTGGCAAACCATTGAACGGATATTCAGTTCCATGATTAATGTTATACGTATACTGGTCAGCTTTATCAATTTCGAAAGTATAGATTTCCGTCTTATTGATGATATCGTCTTTACCCATGTATCAAACACCTCTTTCTGAAAATATATTAAATACCGTTGCTGGCAATAGATGTAAACATAACGATCTTATTATTCTTTCTCAGCTCCGTAGGTACATCTGATTCCACGACTTCGGAAACGTACATGAAATCATCAACGATTGTAATCAGTATTGGAGCTTTTACATCTTTACATTTATTTATTGATTCTGGGTTAGATGTTGTGAAAGTATAATTAGGGCGTTCGTTTAATATGGGGACTAAATCCCCATATACATATTTCAGATCCGGTAAATTAAAAGCTTTGACGTATTCTTCAATCACTTTGGAATATGTCTTAGAATAGATCAAGAGGTTCTTGATCTTCTCTTTACTCGACTCGGTAAACATCTTGTACGCGTAAAGATTATTAGGTGAGAATGCTATCTTCGATTCGAGGTAGTCATCGAGATTACATTCTAAATCAAACGTATCTTTTATCCATTTAGAGATATTGAAATCAACACGATTGATGTAGGATGTGAGGATGTCTATATCAGACATCCCCATGATCTTTTCATCCGTTATGTGTTTTGATTTCAAATATCTGACAATGTTATATCCAACCAAAGATACAATGTCGGTATATTCAATTATCAGACCTTCTCCACCAATGATACGAAGATCAACCATTAAAATGGCATCTCTTCACTTGCTCCAGCATTCTCATCAAATTCCTCGATACGACAAACAAGAGATTTTCTGTAAGCAACTTTCATCCATGATACCAGTGTTCTCAGAGGAGCATTGAAGATTTTACCGTCAACGTTTGTTCCTTCGAGAGTGATGGTACGGTTCTCATTGTTCTTGGTGTTGTTAAGTGTAATCTTAACATTGTTACCCTCTGATACAACTGCGATAGTTGTATTGCCAGGAAGCTTGAAGTTGAGGTTCTGATACTTGTTCTCCTCGATGATATCGATGAACAGTCTCATCTTCTCTCTGTCAAGGAATCCCTGTGGGAGATCTGCAGGTGATTTGTTCTCATAGAGGTTAGCACCTGTTGAAGGGTCTTTACCGCACTGCTGTCTGATAATGAATTTAGCTGAGATACCATATTGGTTTACCCAGATACCAACATCGAGACGACCGTCAGCCTGTTTGAGTTTACCAAAGCTGAAGTTGGTTCTCTGCTTTTCCTCTGATGAATTGTTTCCACCATTGTTGAAGCTGTTATAGCTTCCATTGTTGCTGTTAAGCATTTAAATCACTCCTTTAAATATTCGATGCGAAGTATATAATAGTTCCAGCATCGTTGTAATTATATAAATATCTATTATTCATTTTCATCATGTGATTCACGAATAGAATCCACGTTGTAATACATATTCGCAATATCCGATGATACTATTTCAAATAGATAAGTATAAGCATAATCGTTGGATGCATTCAGTCTATCAAATAACTGATCATTCACAATCGATTCAAGTGAATTGTATTTGAACAAGTCACACAATTCACAGAGTAAAGTTACTGCATTATCAAGAACACCCATGGAGTTGAAATCAATACGTTTGATATTCATCTTATCCATGATTCCGTTGATGATATCAGTAACACCATGAAGAACTGTTGCAACGAACATACGCTTGAGTTCATCATATCTTGGAAGGTCATCAGGTATCTGGTCACGATATTCTTCGATTGCAGTTATACACTGAGACAGTTCATGTTTGATTTGCTGATAGTCGATCTGGAACTCCTCAGGTTCTAAGAAGATAACATCATCTCTCATTGCTACGAGTTCCTGGTTGAAGTCGTACGAGACACCCGTACGACTTTCAATCCAACTATAAATTTCTGACAGCATTTAGATCATTCCTTTCGTTATGTAAATAGCATCTTGGTGCATTTGAATGAACCTTTATTCTCTGGAAGATATACGCCGAATACTTTTAACAGCTGTTTGAATGGTGCTAAGAGTTTGTCAATGTTATGCTCTGAATCAATTCCTTCTGATATCCAATCTGGAATTCTGTCATATGATTCCGGTATACAAATACATGCATCATCTGGTGAATATCTACGACACATTTCCAACAAACGACGAGTACGTGGATTTGAAGATCGTTCCAATAAGTCATAAGATAACCATACAATGTATACTCTGTCAAGTGGCATTATTTCCTGAGTGGACATGATTTCATTCCATATCTGAGTACCACGCATCTGTATCGGAAGTTTCTTAGTTTGGTCATAAGTATTAACATCCTTAACACTCTGCTTTGTATACAGTCTGACATCAGTCTTAACCTTACGCTGATATTCATCATGTATGCTAAGATATCCATTAATGATATGGTCAAGAGAAATATCATCAGTCGATACGACATATTTATCACACAATCCAAGTATCAGTGGTTCCAAGAAGTCTGCAGTATCACGTTTCTTGAATGACACACCTTTAGCTTCAATCTCGTGAATGTTTCTTGGAGAGCCTTCTTGAACGAACTGTGAATCAAGATACATCTTCTTCTGGAATAACAGCATCATTGCATAAGCAAATTCATTCTTGAATACAAGCTTATCTCGATAATGCTTATCTTCAATACCACAGTTGATTGCAAAGTATTCTACAAACTTTGGTACAACGAAATCTGCAAATAAACGTGTGCCGAATCCAGCAGCACATATACATGACATCTTGAAGTTTCCTGTATCAGTCTGGAATTCCTTGATGAGTTTTGGATAATGTAACATTAATGAATCGGTATCAACAACACATACTAAATCGCGCTGAGCATTTTCAGCACGAACCTCAACATCATTCGGTATGAATGGATATACGCAAGTTGATACTATTATATTTGATACCTTTGTAGATATTTCAGCGATTGCTTCTGGAGGAGTTACTCCAAATCCAGATATCTGTAATGATTCCTTTGTACATGTTTCAAAATCAACCATGTGAGACATTAAGTATTTACCAATCACACTCATATCATCATACAGGAAATGATTAAGAACGAGTCTTGGATTATATGCAAGCATTAACTTACTACGGTCATCATCACTCAATGATTCAGCTATCTTTATCAGGTATATCAGATCAGCTTCACTCTTTCTACGTATCATGCTATACAACCGTTGACCCACTTCTTCTGGAGTAAACTTAGCTGTGATTCTGTAGAGCCTTTCATCTTTAGCTCTAAGAACATTAACCATGAAATCTGTCATCTCATTGATATCTTTCAATTGAATATACTGATCACAATTCGCAATGAATAATTCCAGTATACATATCAATGATGTGGTGAGATTCTTAGCAGAACCTGTTGTAGCTGGTGGGATGTAGATTGAATATGATGATGATAACTGGGTTCCGGATTCGCCATAATCAGCATTACAAATAACCTTCTGATTACCCTGTGCAGTATTGTAGTTGTTGTATTCGATTGTACCTTTGACATACTTGAACATCATCTTCTTAAGTTTCTTTCTCTTACCAAGCCATGTCTCAAGAACCTTAATCGAAGGGTCATTGTATTCAGAATGTTGTTTGAAGAATGAACCCGCTCCAGAGATAATAGGTTTTCTCAAAGACAACCAATTGAATGTATCAAGAACCGTTGTATCAATATATTCATGATATGTATCATTATGAAGTGTACATGGAATATCGATGACTTCTTCCTCCAATTTCTTAGCTATAACAGCTCTCACTTCATCAGGATTTGCATCAGGATACATTCGCATATAACCATCAACAACGATCTCGGTATACTCATCAACCAGTATATATTGACCCATATAACCATTCCTTTCTATCATAAATTAAAAACAGTACCATACCGTTTTCGAAATAATGATATAAATCTGAAATGATAATATAATAGTTCCCGTCCAGGGTGGGGTCCAAACTCGATATTAATAGTCCATGCCAGGGCTAAATAAGCTAAAGGATGTGTTTCTATGGATTACAAAGAGGATGTCACAAATAAACCATCGATCAATGGTGTCGAACTTGTAGACGATCTGGAGATCACTGATATAGGCATCGTCGAAATGCCCACAGAAATGATTTCCGATATCTTTTTAGAAACTTTTGGTTTCCTATTATAATAATGAAAGTGAGTGATTTAAATGCTTAAGTATGTTAGAGAGCAACTTGAAAAACAAGGTGCTTTCACAGAGTCAACTGTCGTTGAAAAAGATGAGCTTGATGATAATTTATTTACTGAAGCTGCACACGTTCTTGATGAGTTATCAGACCTTTCAACAGAAGGAACTGGAGAAGAAACTGAGACAAGAGATTTCTCAGCAGTATCAATTCCTGTTGAAGATGACTTTGAGATTGATACGGTTGAATTCTGTATGACTGATGGTCGTATGACCGACATTCCCGGTGATGCAACTCTTCAGGAATCATATTACAAGAGTCTCAAATCTAAAAATGATTTCTATCAGGAAGCTGTTAATTCGGTAAGACAACTTCCTAGAGAAAGTGAAGAAAACTACCTGAGCCGCGTAAGCATGAAGATGGATACTCTGTATAATGAATACATGGATGTCATTATTCAGGAAGGTTTATTCGGTTTTGGTGAAATCAAACTTTCTGATGAATCTCTTATCTGGACAATTCATATCAACTTCGGCAAACTCAAGAGAGATGGTTCCAGTGAATACAATGTTTCACTTCCTGTATTATATGATGCTCCTAAGAAAAAGATTCTCAAGAAGCAGCTTGACTGTGTAAAGTTCTGGGATTACTGCAGACTTACAAATGCATATGATGATCTTACTTCATATGCTAATGAGCATAATATCAAACTTCCTAAAGACGGTAATATCTGGGATGTATTCAAACCTGAGAAAGTTTGTATTCCTAGAGAACCTAAGGATGCATATAAGATGTTTGTTGTTATAAAGAATCTCACATCTGGTGAAGATATCTGGTTCAGTATCGAATCTAAGATCAAGAAAGAAAAGTCTAAATCCGCAGAATCTACAAACGATGAAAAGACTCTCGATCTTGAAGTTAAACATGCATCAGCTCCTAATGCTAATTTCGTTGATAAGAAGATGTTCGCTGAATCTGTTGCGATGCTTGAATCTGTTTCACGTTGGAATGATAATCTTTATCAGGAAGCTATCAACTTCGGTGGTGCTGGTGATCCACCTGAACTTGCTGGATCAACTCCACAACCTACTCAGCAACAAGCTACACCTCCAGCTCCAGCAACAGCTCCTGCACCTGATCAGGCTCAACCTGCTGCAAATGATGAACAACCTCCAGCTCCTGATGTAAATGTAAATATTCAGAATGATGACGGTAATCCCCCAGCTCCAGCCGATGGTGATACTCCTCCTGATGATAATCCTCCAAGTGATCCTCCTATTGCAGAGAATCCAAATGTAAATGATGTATCTGACAGAATCGCTGACGGTGTTAATGAGGAACTCTCTAAGACATCAGTAGGTGACGATGTAGATCTTTCTGCAGATGTTAATGAAGAACCTAACTTTGATCCTATGGGTTCCGGTGATACAGGAACAGGTGATGAACTCAATGCAACTGCTCCAGATGTTGACATGAATTCTGCTGGTCCTGATGGAATGGATGAAATGAATACAATGGATGATGCTGAATCTCAAGCTGATATGGATTTTGAGAAGATGACTCTCAACCAACTTATCGAACAAGCTCAAGAAAAAGCTAAGGATATGACAATCGATCAGCTCAAAGCATTTTTGATGGATAATCAGATGCCTGATGGTCAGACAGTTGGTGATACCGGTGATGCTGATATGGCACCTGAAGAAGATATTCAAGAAGGTTTCTTCAACTATTCAAGAAGTAACATAAATGGAACTCTTGATACACTGCTCAGAAAAGCTCTTGGAATTCTTAATGATGATAAGATGGATCTTTCCACATTACTCAAAGAATTCAGAAAGAACGGCAAGAAGCTCAATAAAGCTCTGAACCAGGCTGTTAAGTATGAAACCATTTACAATGAACAAGAGAAGAAACAAATACAGCTTCTCAATAGATGTCTCTGTGATATCATGAGTATGGTAAAGGATAATTCAACACCTTCAAATACTCAGACTGCAAAGCGTCTCATTAAAGCATTCTGCTCACAGGCTAAAGCTGTTGGTGCTATAATCGATGCTCATAAGGGTAATAAACCTGTTGGTGAATCAGCTGAAATAGATATCGACGATGAAGAGATGTTCGAAGAAGGATTCATCACAGCATTGTTCAATGTTCGTGAAAATCTTGAAAGAAAAGCTCAGTTCGTTAGAGATGCTGTAACAGGTCCTATCAAACGTAAAGCTGATGCCGATAAACTCACAGTCGGTTTCATTAAATCTGAATTTGCTAAACGTAAAGAATCATATACAACAGGTTCAACAAGTCAGTACGGCAACACATACGGTATAACTCGTGAGATCGAAAGAGATAACTGGAGAACCGATAAGCTTTCTGCATTAAAGTCTCTCGGTACTAAGATTGAACGTAAAGACAGAAAACGTGCTAAGTTCAGTGCTGAAGAACTTGAGTGGCTTAATCGTACAACAGAACTTGCATCAGAGTTATATGATGATATAAATTCTGTATTGAAGCTTGATATTGATTCTGAAGCAGAAAAGCTTATGAATGCTATTGCTAAGGAAGCTTCAGAGCTTCACGAACTCTGTAAGAAATTCAAGAAATAAGGAGGTTGACATAAATGGCTGATATCAAAAATATGCTGGACGATATTATTGATAGAACCAATAAATCATATCCAGCATCTGCAGCAAATGTCAAAGATGGAAATCTTGGAGCTCTTCATAAGATAAATGCTCCAACCACTTTCGACAAAGGTGCTTTCAAAGAAAAGCTTGCAATGTATGTACTTAAAGATGTTATTCAGGCTATGATGGTTGATGATACATCTGATCTTGATAACACAATCGACACAGCTATACTCCGTCATATGAATGATGACTGTGGATGTGGCTGCTATAACTATCTCAAGAATGCAAAGGAAAGACTTAAGTCTGATCTCATCGGTGATATCATTCAGGAGATAGATGCTAAAACAGATGAAGTTGCAAAGAAGGTTTCTGATACAAAGGATCCTTCAGTAGCTAATGACGTTGATGTGAAGGATCTTCTGAAGAATGTCGATGACTACGAGGAGTTTACTAAACTTCTTACTGAGAAGACAACAAATCAGGTTGTTGATCAGATGAAAAAAGTAATCGTTGGTAGTAACCGTGGTCCTGTATGGAACGACAAAGAGGTTGAAGAAGGTATTGGTAACGGAGCCAAGAAACCTACAGCTGAGAATAATGCTGTAAAAGAATCTTCTATCATGAAGATATACTCAACTATCATCTACGAGTCATATGTTGATGGTAAACCTACTATCGACGAAGAGACTGGTATGGAGATGGCATTCATTGAGTATTGTCTTGATCAGCTGGATCATGCTTTTAAAGCAACTCCAAGACGTCCTATTATGGCTAGATATAACAGATAACAAGAAAAATGCACCCGGGTTAAACCCGGGTGCATTAATTCATTCATTGTAGAATACAACATTATCGACTGGACATTCGTACACTTTACCATCCTTTGTATACAATACATATTTATCTGTAATTGTACGTGAATAGCTATCGAGTTCTACTGTCGTTCCTTCTTTACCAGCGATTATGATAGCATGATTATAATCATGATATGAACCTTTACGTTCTTCTGATCCACTATCTTTAATTGCAAATACAATTCCTAAGATAATAACTCCGACAATCGCTCCTATCGGTAATGCATTAAAGATCTTGGTTAATATACTTTCTGAATTTTCATACTTTTTCATTATACTACCTCAATACTTTCCCTGTCCGAATTTGTTCAGCTTACGTTCTTCTTCAGTTATCTCACGAGGGTTTGATTTAACAACATCACGTGCAGGTGGTAAAGTTGATGGATAGTTATATCCGAACTTCTGTGGCTTTGGTCTATTGAGGAAATCAAAGTCAGCACTATGGATTCCGAATTTACCTTTGTTCCAATTGATATTCATTTCATTCACCTCCCTAGAAATACATAACCCAATCATTAGCACGTTTCATTGCTTCAGTGCGTGGTTCAATTACACATGTTATTATACCACCATATGAAGTGAATATGCGTGTGATGTTCTTGATAGATATTGGATCATCTGGATTGTTACGATGCTTAGGTATTAACTGTGCAATGTTATTGATGACACTAGCTTTATACTTCTCATTCATATTCTTACGAATACCGATTGATGTAACTTCACATGTGTCAACAACCCAATCGAATATGTGATTGTATGTTGATATTCCATCACCAATATCGAACACAACTTTCTTATCGTGGTATTTCAAGAAGATGAAACAAACCACATCCTGATGTTTACGTATAGCTGTCAGTGCATCAACTAACTTCTGAGCTGTAAGTGTTGATGTATCTGAATTGAGTATCTGTACAGTATTCTCATCAAGAGACGTTTTCTTTACAACATTTTCTGTTACAGATTTACACAATGCAGACATTACTATATCACAGTCTTTCTTTTCTATATTAATATCCCACGGACACACAACTTCATTGAGATGTTCGAGTGCTTCGGGAGACATCAGAGCTTTTGCTTCCTCAATAGTCATATAATCAAATCCTTTCATAAAATGGTTGATGGGGATTACCCCATCAACCTAAATCACTTAATATTGAATCAACGTCGAATGGACGAATCTTACCAGAGTTATCAACAGCTGGAGCAACGAGCTTCTCAAGCTCTTCCTTTGCAACTGTCATGAATGTTTTGAACAACTTCGGATTACTCTTGAATTCATCATGTACTTTCTTCCATGTGAACTTCTCTGAGATTGGTTGACCCTTGTCATCGAGTACATACCAACCAGCACGATTTCCCTTAAGTCTTCCCTTCTGGTCGAGAAGCTTTATGAGAGTTCTGATGTTATCACAACCAACATGCTCACCCTGTTTGTTAATGATAATCTTGAATCCAAGTCCAGTCTTCTCATTACCAGATATATTGGTTGATGACTTAATTGGTTCAAAGATAACTGTGTTTCCTTCGAATCCATCAGTATTGACATGGTAACGTGAATCTTCTTTAATCTCTGCAGTAAAGTTGGATACTGTTGATGCGTTGTACTCAACTGCTTTACCACCAGATATCTTAATAGATGCTGAACCATACTGGAACTGTTTCTTCGGAGGCTGGAACGCACTCATTGAAACATTATCACCCTGATGTGATATTACAATGAGAATGATGTTTGCTTCTTTAAGCATCGGAAGTATATCAGTAAGAACACCACGGAGAGTTTTAGCAGCCTGCATACCATATGTATTCGAACGAAGTTCTTCGACACCATCCATTACTTTCTTATTATTTGCATCATATTCCTTTGCAATGATATCTGTAAGCGAGTCTGCAAATACCAAAGTCGGAGGCATTAAGAATATAGGTTTGTTGTTTGCATCACGAACTCCAGTATCCTTCAACAGTAAATCTTTATGAGCCATCTTGTTCATATAGATTTCAGTGATGTCGTTCTGGAGAGTATCATATCCGATAGCTCCACCCTTGAGAACATAACGAGGATTCTCTCCTTCAAACCAATCATCTGGAAGCTTTGTAATCTGTTTGAGTCGTGCTACAACCAAACGATTCTCGATATCGTAATGAACTATATTACCACCATACTTGAATGCGATGTTGGCAATGATGAACTCTGCAAGTGTTGATTTGTATGATTGAGTTGGTCCTGTAACAACATTGAATGAACCTGCCTGGAGTCCAAGACACATGCGCTTACCAACAATTTCACCATTCTCTTTGATGATGATTTCATATCCATATGCATAGTCCATTACTACGATTCCTGTAGAATATGAGAAGTCTACAAGACTATTCACAGTGAATACTTTAGTACCATTCGCTGACAATATCTCCATCAGCGAAGCACCTGAAAGTTCTCCAGTGATTATTTCCTTCTTCTTAACTGCCATGATTATACTCCTTCTGGTAAATTAGGATCTACATCCTTAAACATGTCTTCAAGCATCATATTAAATACTGACCTGAATTTATCGGGTTTTCCATAATATCTCCATGACATCGTCTCACAACATGGACAATATGCTTGAAGCTCGATTTGATCAACTCCTCTGTCTCGAACCCATTTGACTGATATCTGATCAGCCTTTGCTGTGAAACAGGTTATCGAACAATCCGGATTGTTACAATCAAATCCGTAAGTCTTTGGAAAATCCATAATCATTCCTCCTCTTTTTTAGTTATCTCTGATACATACTCATTGATCTTCTTTTCAACATCTACATTCGATTCCTGTTTAATATACGATATCAATTCAGGTATCGGATTTGCGATTGTTGTACGTTTATCAATATGGATTGTATCTGTGGTATTAGCTTGTTCTTCAGAATCGGTATTTTTACTTTCGACTTTGTATGTGATGTTTTTATTATTCTTATTTACTGCCATGATTGCTAAGTATTCTTCACGATTCTCTGAATGTTCTTCATTTGGAATGATGAATCTGCATGGAGTTTTGATATCTGTTGCGATTAATTCTCGTAGATGATCAGGACTGTCGATCCTTATAGTCTTAAACTCCATAGCATATGGATTCGGAATTGTGTATGTTTCATAGTTATCTTTACAGAATAAGAACTGTTTTGGAGTATCCTCATTGTATTTGGTTCGTAACATCGACCCAGCATAGAAAACATTATCACCGAAGTCAGTATATTCATGGTAGTGACCAAACACACAAATGTTCGACGCTTTTGCTAATTGATCACTCTTGAATACATAGTCTCCAGTCTTGGTTTGACACGGAGCTAATGTATATGATGTAACAACTCCATGTCCAATAATAATATCGTATTTTCTACTGAGCCATTTGGAATAATCCTTATTGTATTCCTGTGGTAGTAACAATACTCGATGTCCAGATTCCAATACCATCTCACAAGCTTCATTTGTATAATATATATAGACATTTTCTATTTTACTTAGATTCGGAAGGAATATATCATACTGGTCCAAGTCATGTGAGAATGTACCATGAATGAAATAACACGGAATGTGAGTTCTTGTCTTACCACAATAATTACATGTGATTCGTTGTAACCATTCAGCTGCAAGTTTAGATTCATCAACATCTAATCTGTGATCGAATACATCACCAAGAATGAATATCGCATTACATTCTTCTTCGGATTCTTTGATATGTTTTAAGAATACAGCTAATGAATTCAAATAGTCTGATGGTTTTAATTTACTTGATATATGTACATCTGCAATGAATGCGAACATGGCTATTCTCCTTAATCGTCATATGGATCTTCAGTCAAATATTCATCTACAGTTTGACGATATTCAAATAATGTATATGATTCGTTGAAGTGTGATGAATCTTCTGATGCTATTTTCTTATACTTGTTGAATGTTGTTGGATTTGCGATATCGTATAATTTGATTGGTTTAACTCTACCACCAAAATATGCAACATCCATCTGATTTGTAAAAGGTATCCAATATACTGGATGACGTACATCTGTTGAATGTAAATGTCCGTGGATGTTGTAAAGCCCGTTATTCTTGATAGGATAATGTGAGAAAACCATCCGTTTGTATTCGAATGCGTGTAGTACATAACGGAAGCCCATCTCTCGGTAAGTATTATACTGATACAGATCATTGTTTCCAAGACAAATGATACGATTACATTTAACATTCTTGAAGAACCTCTTTACTTCATTGAAGTCTGTGCATTCTCCGTCAACCAGATCTCCTAAGTATATTAGGAGATCGGTTTCAGGAATCTTCTCAACAGCAGATTTTATTCTGTCGAAGTCTGAACGTTTGTGGCATGCAACGCCACCTTTCTTGTCACGTTTGTACAAGTGCCAGTCGGTCATGACCCAGATATCATGACCGTTCTTCTCGAAGTTATTTATGTATGCATTCAATGATTCATCCTTGATAGGTTGAGATGCTTTCGCGAATGCATTCATTACATCTTCTTTACAACGTTGCTTCTCAAGTTTATCCATTTTCATTCATTCCTTTCATACCCAACATGTCATATGTTTCTTCAATTGTACGTATTGGAATATTGTGTTTCTTTGCAAGTTCAGTTTTATGTGACGTGAATGATGGATTAGGAATTACAAGCAGATTCACTTTAGTGCTGAAATCCGTTACTAACCATCCATGTTGTGTAAGTGCTGCGGTTATTCCCTGATCACGAGTTCCAGTAAGTGCTACAGTTCCTTTGATGTTATCCATATTGGGTGTTACTTTAAATTTTATATATGGAAATGTTTTGCATATCAAATCCCAATTCTGATAAATACCCTGAACAATTGATCTGAGTTTTGCGGATCCGATATTCGGGAACTTGTTTCCATATATAATCAAAGTATCAAGTAATGGTTCTTTATCATGATCCTTAACCCAATCAGCCATATTACTCAATGCTACATTCATATCACGCTGGAATATTGTATCAAAGATTATCTTCCAAGTCTTATCAGAAATATCATTGATTGGCATTGCACCAAACCATTTATGAAGTTCAACATCTTCAGACGCTTTCCATATCGAGTTGATTATATTAGCTTCAGCTTTATCACCATAACCATCAAGATATGCTATCTGTCCAGTGTTGATTCCATATAAATCAGGAATACTTTCAACCAGATGACAATCATACAGATCACGAATGATTCCATCTGATATTCCCATCATCTTCATCTTCTCACAGTATCTAACAATACCACCAATGATTACAGATGGACAATTGGGATTCAAACAACGAACTGTTTTCATCAATGTATTGAGTGGTTGACCACATGTTGGACAGTTCTTTGGTATCGGTATATTGAGAGAACCATCATGATGTGAACCAACAAAATATGGTACGATGTTATACATGATATCAACTGTATCATCATAACGAAGATCCATCTGCATAACACGATCAAATGTAGATAATGTAACATGATCAACTGTTATATTATCGAACTTGACTGGCTGTAAACGTGCAACTGGAGTAATCTTTCCAGTCTTACCAATCTGCCATATGATATCACGAAGCTTGGTCTGTTTAACATCTTTGAGAATCTTAACTGCAACTTCGTTATCATTATTGATGAAACATTCTTCACCGGGTTCTTCTTCGCATACGGATATAACAACACCATCGATTTTATAATCTTCATCAACATCGATTTCATGATCAAATGTCATTGTGTATGTTGCATTATGATTTAAACAATCTTTGATGAATGTCTCCAGACGTTCATAATTTCCTGCGGTAGTTTGAACACTTGCATTCCACAATGATGCTGGAATATATTCTCTACCATCAGATGTTAATCCACGTAAATCAATCAATGAAATCCGTTGACACATTTCAACATCACGTGATGTCATTGCGGCGGCAACATAATCACGTGGACGTTTGTATTGTGAATCTGGATGTGTTCTATTATAATGATCATATGAGTCAACGTCCAGAATCGCTTCAAACTTTAAACCGACCGTAGTATATGGCCACGGACGATCATTGTTTTCTCTCCATCTGTCAAGCCAATCAATTCTATCAGCAAACAATTCAGTTACATCAACAGATTCACCATTCTCATAATCTCCACGTGTGAAGAATCTACGAGTATTGAAATCATATGCAACTGAACAACCATCAAATTTTGGTTGTGCAAGAATTCTCTGGTTGGGATTGATCTTTTTGGTATTGATCCACTGCTCATAGGTTTTCTGTCCTTCACGCATTGATGTTCTGATACCATATGTTTTTGGTAATGTACACACAAGGTTGTTTACAGCATCGGTCTGTTTGTTACGTGTATATGGTCTGATAGATTCACCACCGTGAGCTGTCATATATTCCTCAAGAAGTCTATCATATTCTTCATCGGAATATCCTGTATCCTCTCCTCGGTTGTATTTGTCAATGATGGTTTTTAATTCTTCGGGTGTCCACATATATTATCCTCCTCAACGTATCAAATGTTTATTTTCATCGAAATGTTTCTTATAAAATTTCAATGGATCTTCATACATAGTCTTGATTTCGAAATATTTTAACCATACGATTGTTTTATGCATCGTTTTCACAGTTTGACCATTGAATGGACGATAAACCGTTAACATTATATCCGGTTCTGATGAAACTGGTTCCTTTTCCAATTCATATGTTGTTACAGTATATCCATAATAACAATCGTCATCCATATGGTGTGGTTCCAACGGTAACGGTTCAAATATTATGAGATGATTTGTCTCGTCGTCTTTTATTGTTTCTGAGTATAATTTAACCATAATATCCTCCTATTACACCCATGGTGGTGTATTCTGGTTTCTTGCAAATGGTGAAGCCATACCATTTGTCATATTATTATCTTCTTCATCGTCGATTGGAAAGTTAACATCAAACATCACTCCAACATTAGACAACAGCTTATCAGCTTCAATGTCCTCTAAGATCTTCGCCATATCTCTTACAGTCATGAACTGATATGCATGGAATGGGGTTTTGAATGATTTCTCTCTCATATTCTTGAATACTCTCATATTCAATTCCTCCTTTAGATATAGAAGTACAAGAATGTTCTTCTTGCCTGGCACCTTAATTATATAAATATGAAAAAATATATTCCCGGGCATATGCCCGGGAATACCGCTTTAGTTCCATCTAGCTGGAGGTGTTTTAGGAGGTTTAGAAGATTTCTTTGTTTGTTGTGGTTTTGGAGCTGATCCAAACATGGTAACACCAGTTGTATCTACAGGAGCTCCACCTGCAGCCTGCTGACGAGCATCAAAATCATTTGTTGCGTCGAGAATAGCTGTATCGATTTTCAGCATAGTGTTTATGTCATGATTGATTGCAGCAAGGATCTTTGTGAATCCTTTAGTAACAACACCGAGTTGTTTAATTGAACGCATCCAGAGATCATGGTTTGTCTGATAGAGTCCTGGTCTACCTTCAAGATCTTTAAGATGCTCAGCAAGTTGTTCAGTCCATTCTGCAGCTTGTTGTGTTGCAGTCAGACATTGTTCTGTCATATTGTAGAAGTTTGCAGAAACCTTTTCATTATGTCCAACCCAATTACCAGCATCATCCTGATTAAATCCAAGCTTATCAACTTTATGATTGGGCGTTGCACCGAATAATATCGACTTGATATAGTCTTCATTTGAATCATTTATGATAACTTTTGTTTTCAAAAGTTGCATACCATTAATTGCACGGAGACCTTGTTCGATGTTGGATATTCTAACACCATTGGTATCAATAAGAAGAGGGCTACCCTGACGATGATATCCGCAAGCAGCTGCAATAAACTCTGTTGTCTTATATGCAGTACCAGCAAACAACATAAGGTCCTGATAGTCAAATCCTTTCTTGAGATCATACATGTAGAATGAATATCCTTTAGAGAATATACCAGATAATCTGTTGTATTTCAACCACTCTCTGATCTGATTACGTTTTACACGACTACGTCTCATATGTTCTTTTACAAGACTTCCAAGTTTTATAAAGAACTTTACGATCTTCTTGATCTGAGATATAATCCAACCAAGAGGACTCTGTCCTTCAGTAACACTCTTAGGTTGAGTATTTACATTCAAAACAGCTTCAGTGTAGAACTCGGAATAGTTCTCAACACGTGAACAGTATTCATTTACAAGTGATGAATAAGTTGATTCTTCCATCATATCAAGTAATACTTGCGACTGGAGAATGAAACTTTCCTGTTGAGCAATCTCTTCTTTGGTTTCATCAAACTCTTCATCACTCATAGGTCCGCCGGATACAGATATCTTGTCAATTGTAGTAACAATTGCAGTATCTTCATCCATACCCTGACCGATGAGTTCCTCGTATTCTTTCTTTACTTCTGGATCCTTTGGTTCATATTTTTCACCAGTAATCAGCGACTTAGCATACATCAGCTGTTCAAGATGAAATCTCTCTTCACGACCAATGTCACCGTATAAACGTGAAAGGTTTGTATCAACTGTATTGGTTGTTGCATCGAAGTAGTCGTTGATAGCATCAGATTCTGAAGAAATAAGTTTGTTGAGTATTTCAACATCTTTTTCATTGTACTGATTGTTTGGTACATCAGGACCACCATGTTTACCGAAGTCCTTGAGATCATAGTCATCAGGACCTTCAGTGGGTTTCGGTTCATCATCTTTTGGTTCAGTATCAGGTTCTTCATCATCAAGTGATGGCATGTCACCTGGTTCAGAATCATCTTCATCTTCATCTTCAGTTTCATCATCAGATGATTCTACCTGTTTTTCATCAACAGTTTCATCTTCGAGATCTGAATGAAGGTTGTCTGGATCTTCTTCGAGATCTTCAGTCTCTTCTATCTCAGGTTCCTCAGCTTTATCAGCTTCAAGAATAATGAATCCTTTGTTGTCTGTAAACATTATATCACTTCCTTATATTACATATTCTTTGTATGATTTAATTACATCAGGGTCGATCTTATTAATTGCATTTGATAAGTTTGTTATGTACATATTATGATACTCAAGGAGTTTCTTAATTTTAGCAGCATACTCCGCAAATATCTGTGGAATAGCACTATTAATTTCCAAGAGTTTCTGAATGTCTTCCTTGGTTGGTATTCTGCCAATCTCGACAAGATTTCCATCTATAGTAAAACCACACTTTGGTGTCACTCCGACAACCGGAGGTTTAACATCACCGAGATTATTTTTAATATCCTTTTCAAGTCCGATACCATTGTTAATGCTTTTACATACATTACTTACATTTACTTCAAATGAAAATTCTTTAGATTTCATAATTGATAACATCTGACCGTTGAGTGCATCTTTTGTCTCAGCATTATCAACTTCTTTACAGAATATCGAAAAATCTGATTCCTTTTTCGAGAAGTATGGAAAGAATAGTGCTGTTATACGTGTTTTCATATCAGCATCGCTTCCATAGCCAATTGGAATATCATCAGTACCTTCCAAAATCCGTGTAATTCCTTTAGCTAAACGTCTGGAAATCGTATCAGTGTTCAGATCATTAACCCAAGCTAATAAGTGGTTGTTAATACGGTTATACAACTTCTGAGGTTTTTCAACAATATAAACCTTAGCATTTGCATTTTTACCTTTGAAATGTCTGGGTTCAATGTATCTGAGATTCTTCACAACAGTTGGGATGAATTTGAATATAGCAGTGACGATTTTCTTGATTATTGCAAGAACACGTTTAATGATAGATTCTTTCTTCTGAGGTGTTTCACCATCTTCATCATCCCAATCATCATAGGAGTTATCTTCAGATTTACTGAAACCGAGATCGTTCTTAACATTATCCCAGAATCGTGTCAATCTTCCCTCCTGATAGAACGGGTCTTCTGATCTTGTTGCTTCTACTGATTCCATGAATGTTTCAAATGGAACCAGTTTGATTGAATTAGTATCCATATTCTATTACTCCTTCACTTTTAAAATATGATTGTAAACCATACGAATCATTCAATGCATCAGCGTCTGTTCTGGCTACATGGAAATTCGAACGGTGTTGACGGTTAAGCTCTCTACCGACTAATGAATGTTTGAGAATATATTCAATTGCACGAATCTGACGATCTACAAGAAGTTGACAAGAATCTTTCAACTTTGATGTTGCATTATACAACATCTGATATGCTGTGATTATATACTCAACATTGAGTACCGGATTGAATAAATAATCGTAATTGTAACTTTTCATAGTGTCAGATGCTTTTGTGCAGTATTTCTGAATCTTAACAAAATTAACTCTGATGTCATCTACATAATTCAGAGCAGCCTTTGTTTTCATCTTTTTCATATTGGTTTTTGTAAAGAACTTCTGATCAGTTGTATCAATTGGTGTATGACCCAACATCTGGAAGTCAACCGCTTTAACATTCTCAACAAGCTGTTCAAGTTTGGTTATATAAGTTATTGCAAACTTTTCAACTTTATGAGCTTCATGTTGAATCTCTCCGGGTTTAACTTTTGCAGTTTTCATCCATTCAATATATCGAGGATCCGATTGATCGAATTTACTATATACGAACTGTTGATCTTCATATGGTAAGTCTGGAGATATCTGTTTACCATCTTTATCAGTCAATTTAGAATATAAAACTTTAGAGTCTTTTATTCCCTGAACGATTGTCTCATTGAGTCTATTGAAATATCTTGTTGCATCAACCATGTCACGACAGAAGTTTCCAGCAACGATTGTGAGTTGGTTTGAAAATTCGAATAACTTTTCAAACATTGTGACATCGAATGATTCATTCTCTGATTCATTCGTATCATCCCACGGTCTAGCAGCTTCGGAAACATTATCAGGACTCTCGCACCATCTACGAATGGCATCAAGTTTATTCTTGATACCTTTCTCGCGTAGTGCATAACTGAGCATCTTTACGATAGCAATTATAAGTCTTGGTAAGAACTTAATGATTTTAATTACAATCTTTTCATTCTTACCTTTACCGATTGCTTCATTGATAAGACGACCCTCTTGAATAACATAATCAAGTTCTTTGACATATTCAGTGTATAGATCAGTGTCAGTATATTCACAGAGTTCTTCCTCATATGATTCCATGAATTCTTCAAATGGAACCAACTTAGTGGAAGTATCCATGTCAAAAGGTTTGAGTTTCATCCACTACACCTCATTTCATATAATCGTCACTAGATTTACCAAGTTTACGAGGATTGAATGTCGAATCAGTTCCAGAATCTTTAAAAAACCAATTTATCTTATCTCTGATACTATTGACTCTCCTGAAATAATCAATAAGTAAATCTTTTATTATTTTAACTTGTGAATCAGACAATGGTTCATAACCAAACTGTTGTTCAGTCTCTTCTTTACCTTCAGCAAGTTTTTGTAATTTTTCGGTAAGTGTATCGTTATTCTGATCTATACGTTTAACAATATCCTCATATCTTTTATGTAATTTTATGATCCGATAAGCATAGTCGTAAAAATTCATTATTGATGTCGGATTATGTTCATCTTTTAGTTGAGCAGCCTTTTTGGTTAACATTGAGATTTCGGTAAACTCTTCGACACCTGATAAGAAGTGATCAAATATTTCTTTTATATCATCTCTAGTCTTCGCTTCATGGATTGACACCTGTTCCACAATCTTTTCAACATAAAAATCAAATCGATTAGCATCTCTCTCAAGATCTTTAAGATCTTCACGAAGTTCATTATATACATTCATATCATATTTCAACTTAATATTTTCCATCGATTTGGTTAGATCTACTCTAATCTGATTATCTGCAGATGAATATTGCTTCCGGAGTTTGTCAGCTCGTTCGAATTTACTCTTGTAGTCATCGCGCTCTAATTCAGCTTTATTAGATCTTGAAAGCAGGTCTTTCGTAATAGCTTTTTCATTTTCTAAGTCATCTTTCAATTCTGCGTTATCTTCTTTAAGCTTCACATTGGCTTTCTTCAGCTCTTCAAGAGCGTTCTCAAGTTCTTTGATTTTGATCTTATTTTTGTTTATCTTGTTGAGAAGAGCTCTTACTAATGCTTTCACAAGTCTTGGGATAAACTTGATAACTTTCACCCAAGTCTTCTCATTCTCGCCCTTACCAGTAGCAGCATCAAGTATCTTACCCTCTTGAATGATTTCGGACATTTCCATGTAAGAATCTGTCATCTCAGCAAACAGTTCAAGTTCATCAGGTTCACAACCATCATCAATAGAATTCATGAATTCTTCAAAAGGAGTAAGTTTAAATTCAATAGTTTCATTCATTATATTTCATCCCCTTTCATTTCATATAATAGTCGATGTTCTTATCGATCTTATCATCACCTATATTCTTAAGGCTGTTTACATCATTGATCAATTTCATCTGGAAATCCTTGAGATAATTTATATAGTCAACAATGTGACATGTGTAGTTACTGATTATCTTTTCATAGCGTTGTTTAATAAATTTTTTAGTGAAAGAATATTGTCCTTCATAAACCACTTTACCATTGATAGTGACTTTACATTCACCAACAGCGCACCATTCATCATATTTTTTATCAGCTCTAGGATTAACTGGTTCTACACGAATATCAAATCCTTTATCAATCTTTTTGATAAGACTGTCAATTGTGTCAGATGTATAATCCAGAATCGTATTCAACTCACCAATTGTCATTGGTTTACCTTGTTTAGACGATGATACAAGAATGGTTTCAACTTTTCTATTTCTTTTAATTTCTGAAAGTTTATCCTTATCAGGATCTTCGAACCAGAACTCATTATTTTCAGATGCGTAACGTAATACAGCTCCAATAACAAGTTCTTCGAAATTATCAGTAATCTTTTTCAACTGTTTTCTCGTCTCATTACAGTATTCTAATTCGTCTTTATTGACAAAAACTGTACCATACTTTGAGAGTTTAGATGGTCTTCTATAACCTATATTACGAATGAAACCAGCTATCACACCTATGATAGTTTTGATGATAAGTTTGATGGTTTGAAGAGCGGTACGCCTTTTAGGATCATCCATTTCATCTTGAAGTTTCCTAATTTTGGGATCGAAATCGAGAGAATCAAAAACAGGTTGAAACTTTTTACTGAGTTTGTCGAACAGTTCACCTTCTTGGAAAACATCATCTATCCCAAAGTCATCCAGTTCAACATTTGCAGACTCCATCATCTGCTCAAATGGTGTGAGGTTAAATTCAATACATTCTTTCATTATAATCAATTCCTTTCATATAAGATACATGTCGAAACATTACAGATTTGTCCCCGGAATATTCCGGGGACATTAGATCATCTGTTTCTGAAATGGGTAACGAACTCTCTGATTGGTTGAGATTTTCCAGGTTTAAGACAATTAGATTCGAATATAGGTTCACCCTTGGAGTAATACTCGATACATTGTTTTATATTAGAGCCATACTTCGGATGTCCAGTGAATTCCCATACGTAGTATTTGAATTCATTGGTTTTGTTGATGTTATCATTAATCTTCCAATATCCATTAGCAACAATCTTGAATGCTTCTTCAATGGATTTAACTTCGTAAGTTCCAGCAACCTTTTCGAATGATGATTCAGGATATACAAATCCACCTTTACCATCTTCAACAAGTACGAATGTATGGGTGTCATGTCCAGGAAGATCAGTTGACATGAAGTATTTCTTACACTTAATACCGTATGCATCCAAATATCCTTCTTCGAATTCTACGAAATCATAGCATATACCGCCACCATTCTTTTCGAATTCTTCTGGAGATTGGAGTTTCCATTTGGTATCGTAATCGTGTTCACTGCCACCGACAATTCTACCATTCTCAGGAATACCGTATTTGTATCTTTCAAGATCAGCAACCATATCCTTACATACTTCCAATGGTGAATAATCATATGGAACATCTTTGAGTACCTTGGGTTTGACCAACCAGTGCCATTTGAAATCATAAACATTACGTTTCTTTGATTCTCCCAATGTTGTTGGTACAGCTTTCTTACGACTCTTATCTGTTACGGAATCGATACGAATGATTCCATACTGTTTTAAACGCACGGGTTCTTCGATCCAAATCTCTTTTGTGATATTGGCATCATAGACTTTCTTTTCATCAACGAGTTGTTTGGTAGTTCTGTATTTGTATTCACTAAGAGGTTTCTCAGGAATATATACATACCAATCACGAAGTTTGTTTGCAGTCTTCCAACGACCAATGTTCACAATGATTGCATTGAGACAACCTTCGATTGATGGTGAGAAACATACACGTGGTGTTTCAACATCTTCAAACTCAGTCTTTGATGGATCGTATTTATCCAAGTATTCAGGAACTCGCGGTTTGAATATCTGACCATCGAGATGTCCCTCTGGCGATATATGATATACGAGATTCTTTTCGAATGGTGATACTTTGTTTTTGATATTCTGGATTACTCCTTCTTGAACTGGTTTGGATTTATCAAGTGTCATAATCCAACTAAACTTCTCATCTTTAGATATTGTGAATCCAAGAGATCTATACAATTTAATTGCTTTCTGATTATCCTTGGCAACACGAAGAATCAATCTATCATGTCTCTTTATTTCCTGTTTGAGTATTGATGTACCGATACCTTTTCCACGATGAGCTTCGTCGATGTATATCTCTCCGATATACCACCATTCACCATCATCAATGTAGTAAGCTTCAAGTATTCCAATAACATCTTTGCCATCAAGAATCATCTTGGTGTTCTTAAGATTATCATAACAATCTTTTTCGATGAACTTGAGAACATTGGGTTTATTACGAACTGATTGATTTATGGATTCCAGTTTCCATTTTCTGATATTCGGAATGTCAGATTCTGTTGCTGGACGGAAACGTATTCTTTTTGGTAATGCAGATTCCTGAACAGGATTGTTTTTGAGTTCTCGTTTGAGTTCTGAAGTAAAACGTTCAGTTGAAGATTTTCTGAGTTCCTTTTCAGCTTCTTCTTTAGTAATCATTCCTTCTTTTAGCATATAAGGAATATCCTTGTCAGGATCCCATCGAAGTACAGTCGATTCATCATTCCATTTATCAAAGAGATTACGATTGAACTTCTTACCACTCAGCTGTACAATGTATGAGTTATCATAATTGATATCTGATACATAATTATGGGATTTTGTAAGTGGTTCTATCTTACCCTGTTGAGGATCAACCACATAATTCTTACCACCAATTCTCATAAGGATAAATTCGTGTCCACCCTTAGAATCTTTCCAATTGACATGACAATAGAATCTACAACCATCGCCAGCTTTAGTAAGCTCTGATGCAAGATCTGTGTAGTTTTTGAGTTTGATTTGACGTGAACTGAATACTATTTGATTACCAGGAATATCCAATACATCATCACGAGGAGAATATACTGGTCTAGGAAGTACATCAAGTCCACGCATTCTTGCTTCGAAACACCATGTACACAGCAAGCAATTCTGATTACCGATTGGATCTTTCTGATCCTTCTTATATTTATCATGAATCAATTTGATTGCATGTTTTACAAATGATTCCAATGCATCTTGTCGTGGTCCGAGTTTATCATATCCAAGTTTACCGGATACATGATAAGTGATTTCACATTTAGTCACATCATCAAATTCCACATTACCATTATCATTCACAATCAACCATTCTTTGGAAGCATCCATCCATGGATAACGATAATAGTTGTCATTCCAATTATGTGTAAGAATCTGATGAACATAACCAGTTTGTTTTATCTCATATGGTTCGAGATCTGGATATCCTTCAATGTATACATGTACATCTTTCAAACATCTACCTGATTCTTTCTTATTGAATTTCAACCATTCTTCATACTGACAGTTGTATGATCCTCTAGGAATTCTATTTTGCAATTCCATATCACGCGATATGAATATAGATGCTATTGATTTGTATGGAGTTACAAACAATGGTCGATCCAGTTTCATTTCCGGCATGTAGTTCTCTGGTGATGCAAAGTATACGTATTTGGAATCCGGTGCTGGAACTTTCATCATCTTTCCAGGTTTCACATCTTCAGTAAACGACAACGTGATTTCACGCATTTCATCCATTGTATATGCATGATCAATTGGGATTTCTTCACCTGTGATAGCATCATACGCTTCGGTGTAACAATCATCAGGTTCGTATGAATCATTTTCATCAAACTCTGATGTTCCAGATGTTTCATCATCCAACGGTCCGACAGATTCTTTGGTAGGTTTATCATTCTTTTTATTGATCTTCCAATTTGAAGTATCAATACCATGAGCTTTGGCAGCTCGAAGAATTCGTTTAGCTAAAGCATCTTTATACCTGTCATCAGCATGAGGAAACATTCTCATCGCTTGTGTTATATGTGTCTTAGTATCTTCTTCATTTTTACCTTTCAATGGGAATGATCGAGTCTCAGGTATACCGAAATCGGAATCATCCATTTCGTTTCTATCATCAGCTGACAACTTTTCTTCCATTATAAATTCATTAAGTGTCTTCATATCTAGTCTCCTATCGGATCATAATATTTTTTGTCACCATAACCTTTAATATCATTTCTTAATGATTCAATAGCAGCAACATCACCGTTGTTGTCTTTAAGTATATCCACTAAACTGCCAGTTATGTAACCACAACAAAGATATGTTTCACGTAATTCATGTCTAAAACAATACTGCATATTGTTGTATACACCCCAACCAAGGTCATAATATAAATTAAAATCTTTATAACCATCAGATGCAGCAGCTTCTCTTTTAGAATAATAGGTTTTAATCAAATCATTAACAAATTCTTCATTGAAGGATTCCTCATAGATTTTCATAACTCGTTTAACGATATCAGTTGCAATTGCGATAGCTTTTGTTTGTGAGATGATTTGTCCTTTTTTATTTACGGTTGTATCAGAATAAACACGACCAAACAGACGATATCCTTTTTGATGTTCAGGAAAATCAATATATGTATTCAATTCAAAAACATGTTTTTGAATTTTCTTTCCAGCAATGATATCATCACAATATCTCTGTAGTGCTGGTTTGATCTCTTTACTTATCTCATCCCATCTATCAAGATATTTAATAATAGAATCATATACCTCAGTATTGATATAAACACCTTTACCAGATTTTGCAATAAGTTTCTGAACGATCTTGAGTTTTGATATGATATCACCAAGCTTTTTGATTACAGCTCGTATCAATCGTGGAATGAATTTGGCTACTTTCTTCCAAGTAGCCTCATCGTTACCTTTACCAAGAGCTTCATCAAGTATCTTTCCTTCCTGAATGATTTCAGTGAATTCGTCAACACATTCAACATCGACATCAACAGAATTCATGAATTCTTCAAAAGGAGTAAGTTTAAATTCAATACATTCCTTCATTATAATCAATTCCTTTCATATAAGATATTCATCGACAGCTGATTCTTGGAACATGTCTTCATCTATTATAGATTGGATTGTATCCCATGGATCACACATCTCCTGAATAACATCCATGATATCATCAATATCGACATATGATTCTTTTATCATGTTCTGTACAAACTGTTTTCTGATCACAGCTCCTTCATCAAGCTTTTTATAAATGTCTTCAAGAGTGATTTTCATAATACGTTTCTGAGTTTCATTGGTTACACGTGCAGCGTTTTCATAATCAAGTTTGTCAATGTCATTCAAGCATTTCTTATAAATCTCATATTGTTGTCTGGCAGCATCAAGCATTTTAGAGTTACCCTTTCCAGCTTTAACAAAATCTCCAAGAGTTTCAACAGTAGAGTCAAGAAGATCTTTGAGGTCTTCGATATTGTCAACGTATGATGTCAATCTCGGACTACCATTGATCTGTTTTCTCAACTTATTACGAATAAGCTTTTCTTTTGAATTCAATACATTGAACATTCTCATTGCATGTTTCTGATATTTATTATGTTTAACTGAATACAAGTCAGCCCAGTTTTCTTCAGGATCCTTGTCGTGATCATCAAGATATCGATTGGTGTGATTTATAAGTTTACGAGCAGTTCTTTCAACTTTACCAGTATGACTATGGTCGTAGTCATCAGCTTTCGTGTGTAACCATTTATCGATATGACCTTCTTCATGTTTACGAAGTCCTTGAGCTATACCCGGATGACGTTTCAGCCATTCCTTATTCATATGGATTGATGGTTTGTCGTCCTTAAAAGCATCATCAACATATTTCTTTGAATCATCGTCAAGTAAGCCCAGTTGTTTAAATGTTTTTAATGTATCCTCTTTACGTCTTTCTGGTGCCATCATAAGAGCTGGTTCATCAGGTGATGCCCCTCCAAGACCCTTGGTTGTGAAGTTGATACGAACCGGTTTACCATTCTTATCAACGATATCACTGTCGATGGTTCCAGTCTTAGGATCATAGTCAGAATCTTTAAGAAACTTCTTTATACGATTTCTCTGTTTAGCAGTCATGTTTTTAAGATCTTTCTCAGTGTAGTTATCGTTGAGAAATTGATCTAACGTTCTACGAAGTTTCTTAGATGCTTCATTAGCTTCCTGGAATACAGAATCAATGTAATTGTCTACATCCGTTTTCTCAATACTAATTTCAATAAAATCTTTCATTATTAATCAATTCCTTTCATATTTATTATATATATAATAAAATTACAGATTTGTCCCCGGGATATCCCCGGGGACTTTAAAGATTAAAGCATTGCATCATCAACAGCTGAATTTCGTTTGTTGAATTTCTTTACAAACTTAGCGATTCGATCGGGTTCTTTACCAGACTTTTGTTTCTTCTTAGATTTACCACTAGGCTGCGACTGTTTAGGTTTCTGTGGTTCATTTGAAGATTCACTAGGTTGAGATTTTAGTTTACCATACTTGGCTTCCAAATCAGAAAGGAGTTCTTCATCCGATTTTAGTTTACCATACTTGGCTTCCAAATCAGCTATGAGTTTCTCACGCTGTTCTGAAGATTTACTAGTACCCATGTTTATAGGTTTATCTCCTTTAGGAAGAGTCTGACCATTCATAGCAAGCTGACGTTTAGCTTCTTTAGCTTGACGCTTTGCAACAGCTGCATTAGCAGGTGTAACGTAAGTCTTATTGAAATAATCAATAAACTGAGTTGAAGCTTTTTCAACTTGATTTGTTAAAGCAGCACCAACATTTATCAGATGATCGATCAGTTTAAATACGTATGTTTTAACAAACTTTTCAAGTTCAGAAGGTCTCATGAAATTACCTGGGTTTTCTGGAGCTCTTCCAAGACTACGCACACGATCTGCATTTTTGTTATCAGACGCTGCATCAGCATAAGCTTGTTCGTATTGGTCTTTGAATCCAGTGTTGATCCATTTTTCTAAAGCTTTTTGTGATTTAACAACGTCATTAGCTTTATCTAAAAGGATCTTACGATATCTGATAAGTTTCTTACCGATATATGTGACCTTAGTGCCTTTATCAGGATTATCAAACATACCATTCTTTGGTACTGAAATAGATTCAAGCTCATCGATTTGTTGATTATATTCTTCAATGATATCATCAACACGGCTGTTATTAAATATCATCTGATATAAATCACTGTGAAGAATATCAACTTCAGAATCTATGCAGTTACTGAATATATTCATAGCTTCTCTGATACTATAAAACCAATCTGAATTAACTTTGATTGTCATCTCAGTGAGTTTCTGTCCAGGAACTTGTCTTCTAGTAGTCCAAGTACCATCAGGAGCTGTTGAATGTTTCCCTTTGAAAGCTGAAACGCCATTCTTTTTGATGTAATCTCTGGCATCATTCGGGATATCATGACCATCGTATGCGTAACTTCTGTTTGGATCTTTCTGATTACGTATTTTTGGTATACGATATTTATGCTTATCTCGATTAAGATTATACTTCTTACGTTCGACAGCTTCAGGAGTTCCGATATCATCGGTTATATTTCCGACTGAACTATCCCTCGAATCAATAACATCATCATCGGTGTCGTCCTTATCCCAAATATATGTGTCATCTTTATCACCATCTTCAAACGATAATGGTTCAGTTCCAAGATTTTCAGCTTCAACTGTCGGGATATTACCATCAGCAATATCCTGGAGTTTGTCATCAATCTTTTTAGCCTTTTTGGATCGTCTCCAGTCACCAATGGCTCTGGCTAAAGCCATTAATAATCTTGGAATGAACTTGAGAATCTTGATGATCATGGCTTCGTCTTTACCTTTACCTGTTGCGTCATCAAGAATTCCTTTGAGGACTCCAGCTTCTTGATAGAGTTCAAGCTCCATCATATGAGCTTTGTACATCTCAAGGAATATATCAGTATAGTCGGTATAGTAATCAGAAACCGATTCACATGAAAATGAATCGGTTTCATCATCGAGCATGACTGAATTAGTGAACTCTATGAAGTCTTTCATATATTACACCATCCATTCAGTGATAGCATTAGCTGCACCAGTTCTGAGCTGCATATTTTTGCTTACACCAGCAGCATCAAGTTCCTCATCTCTCTTCTTGAGAAGCTTAAGAACTTTCTCACTCTGTTCAACAAACTCTTTGAGTCTTGCTGGAACACGAAATGCGTCTGACATCTTCTTATTCTTTCTGAGTATTGAAGTTCCGTAAGCTCCGCCATGTACTATGTTATTAGTAATTCTTGCAAGTTCTCTGAGTTCTTTTCTCTCATTAACTGTCCAGGTTGCAGTTCCTGCATATGGACCAGTGAGATAGTTCAGATCCTTACTAACAGCCTTCAGAGCTTTCTTCAGAGCCTTCTTATTCTCAGAAGCTTCGAAGTTCTCAGACTTGATGATTTCGAAAACTCTCATCAAGTCCTTAGGGAATCTACCAAACTTCTTAAGATCGAGGAATGGTTTGATCATAGCGATACATCCACCGATGATAGCACCTACACCCATAAGTTCTACTAAAGTAAATTCCTGGTAGAACTGAATGCAGTTGTTACTTGCATTGATAAGTGGACTGTTGTCGGGTTCGTAAGACTCATCAAAGAACTCAGCGTCGGTAAGAAGTTCCTCAGTATCAGACTCAAATACAAAATCATTTGTATTTACAAATTCACATTTGTAGTCTTCATATTCAGTTTCTTCCTGAACCATCTGATCTCTAAGGGCTTTTGCGTTGTTGAGATTGTCTGTCATTGATTCGATGTATGCATCAACATCATCGACTGTAATGTCATCAGTCTCATAAGATTCATAATTACTCATAATATCAACTCCTTCATTGTATAGATCATTCTCATCAGTCTTGTTGCGAATAAATGCTGCGAGATCAACCCATTGTTTTATGAAATCAGAAACCGCGATCATAACAGTTTCTACATCTGGATCAAAGTCAATTGAGTTTGATTCCCAATCATCATCGTTAAATTTCTTAGCCTCTTTTTCGAATGCCTCAGTTAACTTGGAAAGTTCAGCTGCAAGTTGTATCAGATGTGAAGCTGTATCAGTTTTCTCATCTGTAGATGATTCAACTTTTCCGATATATTCTTTAGCCTTAGTATTAAAATTATTGAGTTTATCAATTAATGCTGTTCCAAAGTATTGATCTTTAAACAATGCATTGTTAATTTCACCCATCAATGCTACAGCCGTGCGAACTAGCTCGATGAATTCATCATCAATAAGATATTTGCCGGAAATTTGTTGTTTTGGATCCTTCGCAATTTTCTTTTCAAGCTTACGAAGATCTCTCTTATTTTTCCACATTTTGTATTTATTTATCCACTTTTGGATTAAAGCTTTGATCTTATTGATGATAGTCTTTATGATTCCTTGCTTTTCACCACCAGATGCTTCCATGTACATGTCATCGATATAATCATCTACATTGAATTCTTCAACGGTATCATCCTTTGGGGGTTCTGCATCTGATATAAGCCTTCTGAATTCAAATGGATCAAGAGAAAGTTGAGCATTTACAGAATTGATAATTTTCTGATTACCAACCATCAATTCTTCAATGAACTTGAATATCGTATTGGATAACTTACAAGCTTTATCCACTATATGTTCGTCATAATATGCGTCGTAGTTTATATCGACGATATCCCAGTCCATGTCATCAAGGTTTGTCATAAGAACACCGAGACTGTTGTATTCTTCAACACACCATCTACAGAACTGATATAATGATATAGGTTGATCACTGTACTCATATTTGATATCTTTTATTGATTCAAAGCTTTTGATGATTTCATCATATATTTGATCAACGACATCAGCAGATTGATTGTGAGACATGGCTTTACCCCATGACTTAACTATGATGTCACATCGAGAAAGAACTGCCATAATTATATCATGATTCCAAGATTTCTTAGACATCTTCTTCTTAGCTTTTTCAGCTTTCTTGGTATCATGTATAATATTCTTCATCTTGTCGATATATGCAACAGTTCGTTTAGCTCTGAATGTTTTTATCATAGATTTGATTTTAGCAATCAAAGCTTGAATAGCCATTTTGATCTTACTGCCAATACCGTCTTTCTTATCATCAGCATTAGATTCCTGATAGAGATCGACCTGCATCATCTCAAGGAATGGATCAGCCATATAGTAATCTTCGACAGAATATTCATTTGTTGGATCTTGTGGATCATAGTCATCAAGATCATCTAAATCACCAGGATCATCAAAGTCATCGATGTTAAAGTTATCGGGAGGAGTAAGATCAGGCACATCCTCTAATTCAGATGAGTTATTGACTGAATTATTAGGTTTATCAACTACCCAATCTGGATTCTGAGAATTGAAATATGTTACTGAATATCTGATGTTCTTTTGAACCATATCAGTGATCATCCATATTCTATTTAAGAATGTAAGGATTCTTTGTCCGGCATATTCACCGAACTTATCAATCACAGAGTCTTTATTGTCTTTAGTTGGCTCCAAATATTCTCCACAGAATTTCTGACCCATAGCAATCATCATATGATTAAGAAATGGAGTTACCTCTTTTGCAAGCTCATATTGATGAAGGACTGTATCTGTTTTCTTTGTAACTTTCCAGGTATTTTCATAATATTTTAAGAATCTCGCGGAAAAGTCATCAAGTTTATCTGCATATGCGTCAACATTCTGATGATTATCATATAATCCATCAAGAAGATTATGAGCTTCCTTGATATAATTCACTGTCGTATCATCAAGAATATATTTACCAGAGATTTTCTTCTTTGAAAGCTTTTCTCTCATCTGTGGATCTTTGAGAGATTTCTCAATCTTCTCAGTATATTTCTTACCTCTCCACATCTTGTAGCGTTGTATCAAACGTTGAACGAAAGCTCTTATCTTATTGATGATAGTCTTTATGATTCCCTGCTTTTCACCATCAGCAGTACCATTGTCAGACTCATAATAGATATCCAAGAAATCAAAATCGGTATCACCGAAGTATTCCATCTTATAGCGTTTTCCAAAACTACCATCAGAAGCTTTGATACTTTTCAATCTCTTCAGCTGACCTTTGTGTGCATCAGAAAGATTATCGACTATGAAGTTATCAAGATCTGTGAGATCCTTATCACCTACAGTATGACCTTTCTTGTCGATACGTTCCTTAAGTTCATCAAGTTCTTTACGAGTACGCTTTGAAGCATCAACAAGTGACTCTTTTTCTTTGAGTCTAGCAGAAGGTGTCTTCCAGTAATCTGGAACCTGAAGACTCTTAGGAATAAATGATGGAGAATCATTAACAAGTCTCTTGTATTTATTCTTAACATTGCCTGAATCCAGTTCACGTTTGAAATCACGAAAATCTTTCATTGTTTCAATCGCGTCAGGATCGATGAACACAGTCTTGTTTGGGTTGGTCTTGTTATTCTCATAAGCTTCTTCAACACCATCTACAAGAGAATCAGTTTCAACATCAGCTTCTTCACGAATCATCTCGAGTGTCGACTCTATATAGAACTCAAGTTCATCAACAGTGAGATTCTCATATTCAAATGATTCTTTAATCATATAAGCATGAAGATTAACACAATCGATGAGATCTGTTATATCATAGGATTCAGTTTCAACTGTATCGTCTTCTTCCTGTTGATGTGCTTTGAATAATTTTATCTCTTCGACAATATCATTCATTTAAATCGAACTCCTTTCATATAGAATTAAATAGAATAACACGGTGGGGGACTTCCCCCACCGGTCATTCCAGGAGGATATACTTATGCAATCAAATTACATAAATCTACCAGGCTTAGGTGTAGTAGCCGGTGTAGGCTGTACATAGCCGATTGCGAGATCAGACTGTTCGATATCCATGTCGAACTGTCCACTCTTGAGACGATTGTTACCACCTGCAACGATTCCCTCAGGATCGAATGAATTGAATGCAGACTGGAAGAGATCCTTGAAATGTGATGAACCAGGATTGTATGCCTCCTGAACGGGCTCGTCGTCGAATCCGAAATCCAGATCCATTTCTTCAAACAGATTGTTCATATCGTTATTACCAGTAATGATTTATACAGTCGCTGCAGACTGTTCAAGTATGAGATTAGTATTACTGGATGACCCTCTTTCATAGTTATTAGCAGCTATTCTAATCCCATATTAGTATTAAGTTTATTTACCATACATATCGAGCAACCAGTTATTCACATATAACATGTTCACTGCCACGATCAACCTGTACGTATGAGTGTAGTGAGCATTTGTGAATATCAGTTTCTTGTTTTTCCAGTCCATGCAGTAGCCATCGTTGATAATTGTACGATTCTCTCTCAACTTAACAGACATGAACAGATCAACATCTATGTTATGTTCGATGTGGTAATCTATGATTTTAATCAATGCATCATCCAGACATGGTTTGATATCAATTTCTGTTTCACCCCAGTCCAACTGAATGATTGGTTTAGTTCGTATCTCCCATCCATATAGGAGTGGAAAGTCCTTATCATTGAATGAATCCGAGAATATCGGAATCACAACTGAATCACTTCTGGGAGCTAAGTAACGAACTGGTCCAGGGTTAGGAACGGATAAATCAAATAGTCCAATTGTATTGAACTCACATCTCATTGTGAATGTAATCGGACAGTCGGATTCAACAAGATTATTGCTTTTGGTAGCAGTGTTATATGAGAAATCATGTATTGAACACAAGATTGGACTCATATAATATGTGTAGAATGCATCCCGGTGTTTACCACTACTGAAGCGGTATGATACAGGAAATACACTATTCATATTTAGATAATCAACGAACCTTGCAACACTACCATTTTCATCATGTATTGGTATACCTGCATACCTAGCAGTCTCTGCAAGAAATCCATCAGGAATTGCCAACTCCAACGCAGTATCAATATCGAAGAAACAATTTTCCATTGGAATCTTGTTGATTAGATAGGATGCCCAGCGTAGCTGTTCTGCAACACTCTGGAATGACAAAACAAAGTCCAGGAATAATACGACTCTGTTTATTTTACCCCTCCATTCAATTCCCTTCCGTTTGTCAAAGAATAACTTTTCCATTTCGGAGCGATTCTGGAAACGATTGGAGATTGGTCCCCAGGTAGTAGTTCCAAAACTACCAGCTGCTAATCTATTATCTAAACCCGATAATGATACACGTGGATTGACAATGCACAATGGATATGCCTGTGTACGAATCTGCTTTGGAGTATGACGTAACTGGCGGTGTGCAATTGTCGTTGAAGGAAGTGCTGTTGCAAATGTGTTCGGTGGAAATTGATCCAGTATATACCGCATTGCGATTGCAGTAACATTACCCACAGCATGTACAATGTCAGTACCACTTTCACATGCCAATGAGATATCGAAGTTATGCTGTAAAGAAGGATCATGTTCATCCAACCCAGCATACAAATATCCCAGACGTGTGTCAACGATTCGACCGTCTACCAGACCCTGTCTGAAGTCATTGACATTAACCTTGTTCGGATGCATATCTGAATAACTCATACCAAGATAACCTGACAGACTTTATGTGTCGTATCACATTGAGAATGAACTAACATGTCAGGTCCTGCCTTCCTACTTATTTACGAAATAACTTTAGTTCATCCTTGACATTAGTACGCTCATGACAGATTGTAGCTTTTCAATATTGAAGTATCTGATATACTCAAAATCGAAAACATTAATCGATGGGCATCGATTCAATATCATCAAGGGTCTCCACATGTTCGTCATACCATAACGGTCGTACGCACATTTCTTTGGATTCCTAACGTACTTTTTATCAAACTTCTCCACCGTATACATATCAGGTATTCCCTCAATGATACGATAGAATTGTAGCGGTAACATGTCGATTACAGCATACCATGATTGTTCTGAATCAGGGTTTGTGAGTTTCACCGATGTTGTCACATTCTGAAATGTAAACAGATCTGAACGTTCCAACTTGATTAATTCTCTGACCAAAGTTTTCTCTTCAGAAGTCATTAGGCATCACCCATTTATATAGTCTCTCTAACGTAGAGATTGAATAAGTCATTGTCGGTACATATCAGAGTACCGATCATATCACCATGCTCATTATTAACGCCTTCCGATTTCGATGTACTAAACTTGACATCGAATGTTTCAGAAGTATTAATAGCTCCAGAAGAATAATCCACTGAAGAGAACAAAGGAGACGTGACAGAGATTATATCTCCATCACGTAATATGCCCTTTGTCTTTATTATGCACGATGACGAGATTGGTACCTGAGGTCCCGAATCTCTATACGATAATATCATAACCGCTGATATTATTCTTCGTCGTCTGATGTATCATCTGAAGATCCCTTTGACTTAGAATCTGACTTCATTGTCTTGAGAACCTTATTTGATACAGTACGAAGATCATGCAGTATGTCTGTGTTGATCTTAGTAAGATTAGATGCGATGTCTTTGAATTTCTTGAAATCATCCTCAACTGGATTGAATTTCTTAGTTACAGCCTTGAAATTCTTCTTGTCTTCTGACTTCATTTCTTTATCGCATTCATCGATAGCTTCACGAAGTTTCTTAATTGAATCTTTAATATGTGATTTAAAATCAGCTCTGGTGAAACTTTTCAGAACCTTTGCAAGTTCAGTTGCAGTCAATTCTCTTGTATCAGAGCTGTCATCATAATCAGAGATCTCTGGGAATTTGAAATCAGTCCATTTAGCTGAAGTCTTACTTTTAACAGAGTCGATGTACGATGCTACAGCTGTAGCAAAAACACCGAAATCTGTAACGAAATTAGCAACATTTCTGATCAGTCTGCTTGGAACTGAATACTTCTTTCCAGATTCATCAGCTTCAAGCTTCTTGATACACTTATTCAGACTCTTCTCTGTAATGAATCTCCAGAGATTAGTTGCAGCTGTAGCTACAGCTGATGCAGCAGCTTTAATAAGTGACCAGAACTTACCAGGACCGGACAACATTGTTTTACCGAACTTTCTGAGTTTTCCATTCCAGTTCGGACTCTTGTCCTGACCATCGAAGGAATCATCAGACATGTTTTCATCGATTTCCATCTCTTCGAAGAAACCTTCCTGATAGATGTCGACGCCGTTCATTTCAGCCATGTACTCAACATATGCAACATCCTTAGCATAGGATGCTACGAGTGAGTATGCAACATTGAGTTGAGCGAGTGCCTGCTCGACGTAAATATCACCAACGGATACACCCTCAGACACTGACTCTGAGATATAGTTATCGAGCATTACTCGTCACCTCCTCCGTTTCCATCACCGTCGCCTTCATCCTTCTTAGGAGGTTCAGGTTTTCCGCCGCCGGAATTCTTGTTGTTCTTCTTTACATCCTTGAGAACCTGATTTGAAATATGTTTCAGATCCTTGAGAAAAGCGGTATATGCATCGGTGATAACCTTTGCAGCATCACAGCATTTCTTATAAACCTCAGCATTGATATACTTGTTGGTTTTATAGTATGAACCCTTTTCCAAGTTCTTGAATTGTTCCTTATCAAGTTTATTCACATTGTCAATAGAATCTTTGAGATTCTTGATAATGCGTTTGAGTCTCTCTTTGGTATCAGCCTTGATGGCTTTATCTATGAGAACTGCCAATTGAGGTCCTGTCATTTGCTTAGCTCTCAAATCGGAAGCGCTGAATTTGAAGGTTTCAGCAGATATTGTAACTTCACCGTATTCTGTACCTTGACTGAGTGATGATATTATAGAATCAATCTGATTAGCAAACTTATCAGTGATATCGATAATATTACCAAGTGATGATTCGAAGAGTGACGAAACTGTATATGTTTTATTAGATGTATCAGCTCTAAGTTTTTCAGCACATTTAGCCAGATTCTTCTCTGTAATAAATCTCCAGAGATTAGTTGCAGCTGTTGCTACAGCTGTTGCAGCTGCTTTGATGAATGACCATATTTTACGAGGACCAGATAAAATAGACTTACCAAACTTCTTAAGTTTGCCAGGTTCTTTCTTACCCTTATCACCCTCATCAGAACCGTCGTCACCTTTATCACTTTCAGTGAAGAAACCTTCCTGATAGATGTCGACGCCGTTCATTTCAGCCATGTACTCAACATATGCAACATCCTTAGCATAGGATGCTACGAGTGAGTATGCAACGTTTAACTGTGCCAGAGCTTGTTCAACATAGATATCACCGACAGATACATCTTCAGATACTGACTCTGCGATATAATTATCAAGTGTTGACATATGAACAACCCCCTTTCTTAGTTAGTACCAACTTCGTTTATTGCATAAACGGAATCGCCGAATGCTGTTGTGATTGAATCAACAACTGAAGAAAGGTTTGAAGTCCACTTCTTGATGTCGTCGTTGATACCTTCGCAAGAACGTGTAACTCTCTTAGCCTTAAGAGTGTCATTGTCCATGCACTTGTGCATATTTGCGATTGCAGCCTTCTTGCTCTTGCTGGTTGTTGAAGCAACATCCTTTGAGATGTTGAGAATTGTGTAAAGAGCTATTGCCATCTGGACAAAATCCTTTGACTTAGGAGAATCTGTGTAGTGTGATCCTCTTGAAGTGATCTTGTCTGTTGCAAGAGCTTTACCGCCGTCTGTGATCTTGCTTTCGATACATCTTACAGTTGAAACCTCTGAAGCTTTACTAGCTTTACCAACGATACCAGAAATGATATTGTCTGTTGTCTCAACAGAGAGACCGTATGCAGCCATAAGATTGATCATACCCTTGCAGTATGACTCAGCAAGCTTTACAGCGTACTTACCCTTGATGAATTTCTTATCTGAGAACTTAGCACCGGAAATCTTTGAAGCGAGGTTGTTAACGAACTCCTCAAAGTTACCACCGAGTGCAATGCCGTTCTTCTTACCGAATGCGATCAGGAGCTTCATGTCCTTGTCACATGCAGTCTGTACTTTCTTAGCAGTATTATTAATAAGATCATAGAATGCAATGAGCTGTTGTTTTACAGCTTCGCATGAAACGCCTGTTGCTCCTTCTTTGTCTGTAGGAAGACCAGCTTCTGCAGCTTCCTGAATACACATAGAATCGCACTCATCGTTTACAATGCTGCATTCGAGTGCAAATATAGCATTTGAAACATTGATTTTACCCTTAGCTTCTTCGATGTATGCATCGATGTCTGAAGCATCTCCACATGCAACGTCAAGCATCAGTTCAGAATACTTATTCATGTCTAGTTTTTCCTTTCAAACTATATTTTTACAGTAACGCCAATTACACGAGCCCCATCGTATAACGGAGAAATCCGTAAATTTACATACCAGTTGGATTATAGGGTTATCTTGTCATCCTTATTATCATTCTTATATTGATTGATAAGCTGGATAGCTTGATCCTTATAATTATTAATTATCTCAGCTTTGAGTGAACGTTTGGAAATTCCAGTTTTCACCAAAGTTGAATACCTTGGATCTCTAGCTTGCTTACAAAGCAACAATGAGATTACTGATACAAGATACTTATCTACTGAGTCCTTTGTGAGTCTGATGGTGTTCTTTACATCAAGACCATTTTCGGTTGCAAGCTTCTGAAGTTCTCTTTCCTTATTTAAATAGGTGAGAACATCTTCGATCTTCTTATAAGCAACTTCATTCTCCATGTGATTACCTCCTTTATATTATAATAGTATAATCATTGTAGATTACGAAGTCGTTCAAAACAAAAAAAGAAACCAAGAAAAAAGCTCCCGGTTAAGGGAGCTTTTTATTCGTTTGAACATTTTATTTGAGACCATTATAGAGGTGGTCCCTGTAGTAATTGCGGATGTACTGAACTTCTTCGTCATTGAATTCGATTTCGTCCAGCGGTATGTCTGGACAGAATCTGTCGATGATGTCATAATATACAGAGTCATAGTGCAATTCTAAGAACTCATGATAATCGGCGTCGCTGATTATTAAGTTGATTAAAGTATCGAGTGTCATGATTCCTCTTTCTCCTACCTTCGCATATCGCTGGGCTAGTAGGTTGCCCTAGTTTAAAAGTATACTGCCCGATATTATAATCCTCCCTCGGGCAGGGGTCTTTGAACTACATCGTCTGGACATTAACAGTATTATTTTTATATCCCCCTGTTGATATGGGGATATCCGATTACATCAGATAATAATCTGTCATTACTGTGACAAACCAGAACTTAATTGTGGCTCCCTCGGGGAGTGTGGTTGCTCCCTCCGGAAGACGTGGGCCTGTGTACTGGGCCACAAGTAAAGCTTCGTCGACATCGATCGATACAGATGTTCTGTTTGCCTCTAAAGCCATGCCAAGCATGTCGCCAACAACGACAGCTGTATCGACATGGCCAATGGCACATTCGAATTCTTCAGCTTCATTTACGAGTTCCTTAGCCTTGTCAATTGTCACTTCCTTAAAGTCGATAGCTATATCGCGATTTATCATGTTTATCGAGAACGCATTTACAAGTGTGAGCTTTTTCATATGATTTACCTCTTTGGACCATGATACTCATGGCGGATGACTAGTCCGTTACCCCATTTAAAATGATTATTTGATAGAGTAAGTATTTCTACTTCTCCACATTAATAATATATATATGGAATGTAAGAATACTAGATATATAATGAGAAGAACCTCCAAATATTAAAAATGTGAAAGACTCTTACAGATAATATGTACATGTAGAGTATTGAGAATGTGTCATCAAGCGTTCTCTAATGAATACTTATCAAGGCGCATGTACAACCGGCGTTATATTATCTTACAGAAGCTCCAATCTCTTTCACATATGAGGCAAGCTTTAATCTTCTCATTCCCAATTGTAGAGTTA